ACTTTACTTGGCGGTTCATCTGGTAAGGCTTCTAAAAATGAATTGATTGCAAGATTAGCCCCTACAACCTATTATTATACAACATTTGGCCCTGCCGGTAAGAATAAAAGTACGTGCGATTTCTTATACTTAATGTACACAAAGGGGGATTTGATTTCACGCAGAATTTCATCAACCGATTATTTTAGATGGGATATTGACAGTAATGTATTTTTATCGCAAGGCGGGGCATCTGGATTTCCGGTTTATACGCTTGGCGCAGGTAAAGGAATTATTACAGTATCTAATAACAACTCTAACAATACGTGGGCTATTGTAACTGCATGGCAAACTTATGGAAATACTACCCTATCCGGTGCTTGTCCTAAATTTGTGTTCAATAATATAGTATCATACGTTGGAACAGGTGGTGAGTTTAATATTTCTGTATGTAATTTTTCGGGAACATGCCCGAATTTTAGTTTGCTGAAAACAACACGCTTTAAAATTGAAACCAACAATTTTGTTGGCAATTTACCACCGTTTAATTTTCCTGAATTAATTAATTCTTTTAGTATAGACGCTAATAGTTTTTCGGGTGATTTTCCTTGTATAAATTTTTATAAAGCAACAAGTTCTACGGCCATAAGTTTTCTTTCTACCTATTTTTCATCGTTTGATGCCTTTTTAATCAATATGTATAATAATAGGTTAAGCTACATTGGTGCTTCATCCCCGATTATTTCTATTACCGATGCTAATTTTGCCGAACCTACCCCAGTTGGTACATCTCCATCATTAGCATATTCGGCAGGAGTTGTAAATGCAAAATATGCAATCCATATATTAACAGTTAATCCATTAACTGAAACATTTAATAAAATAGACATTAGATGGAATATTGAAATACATGAAAAAACGGTAATATTCACATCTGATAGTTATGGTATTGATCTTATTACGAAGGCTCAACCTGTGTTTGATAATAACAATGTGTTGTTTACAGATTTTATAGCTACATCTTTTATCAATGCTACTGATTATCTTACAACTGCTCAAATTGTCAGCTTATATAATGATGGTTTTGGTACAGAGTGCCATAGCAATACACACGCTACATTGACAAGCCTAAATGAGGCGCAAATACTTGCAGAATATGATGCTGTAAATTTATGGTTTACTAATGCAGGCTTACCCATCCCAAAATATACTGCATATCCAGGAGGTTGGCACAATAATGTTGTCATGGAAGCAACAAGAAAGAGAAGAAAAATAGGGCGAGGTGTAGCGGGCAGTGTTTACAGGAAAATCACGAACACAATGGATGTATTAGCCTACTCATTGGATGGGATAACATCCGGAAATGTAAATGCACAAAAAACCATAATTGATAATGTAAAAACTACAGATGGGCTAATAATATTTTATTTCCACGAGGTTTATATTAGCAGCAGTTCAGAGTGCTTAACTCCAGCTTATTCCTGTCAGGTAAGCGCAATTAATGAACTGATACTTTATTGTAAATCAAATGGAATCAATGTCAAATCAATGGGTGAGTTTTTTGACACTAAAATTTAGTTCAAATAGGGAACTTTTTGTGCAAAACCTTGTTTTTTAAACTATATTTTATTAATATATAGTTTAAAAAACAAGGTTTTATGTTAGAAACATCAGCAACAACGGAATTGATTATAGTACCAACAAAATTTGAAATTTTAGGTAAAAAAGATTATATTAATAATATAAGATTAAATGAACCTAAAATAGGAGTGTTATTTTCAGATTTTATTGTGAATACAGTTACAAGGAAATCTAAGAGAATGGGTGATAAATACATTGCTAGTTATAGAACACTTGTATTTCATATTAATAATTTTTCAAAGTTATATAATGTAAATATTTTCACAAATAGCATAAATGAGGAATTTCTAGACGATTTTATTGTTTATCTTGAAGAGAGAGATTTAAAACAAAACTATATTAAAAGTTTAATTACTCTCACAAAAACTATGGTAAAAAAGGCTGGTTCTTATGGATATGCTGTAGATGTAACATATGATGATATTGTTTTAGATGATGAAGAAATTTTCTCTGTATATTTATCAATGAATGAAATCACAAGAATTTATTATTACAAAGGTTTATCAAAAAAACAACAACACATAAGAGATTTATTTGTTGTTGGTTGTTTAACTGCTTTAAGATATTCAGATTACTCAACTTTGACAAAAATTAATTTTGGTGATGATTATATTACAAAAATAACTAAAAAGACTAACAAAAAAGTTATAATTCCAATTCACGATTATATAAAAGAGATTTATAAAAGATATGATGGTGATGTGAGTCCTAATGTGTGTTTACAACATTTTAATAGATACGTAAAAAAAATATGTAAAAAAGTAGGAATAAATGATACTATAACATTCAGTTATACTAGAGGAGGAAAATTAATTACAGAAACAAAAGAAAAATGGGAACTAATTTCTTCACATACCGCAAGACGTAGTGCAGCTACAAATATGTATCTTACCGGCAGAATGAAAACATATGAAATAATGTCCATAACTGGTCATACAACAGAGAAAAGTTTTTTTAGATATATTAAGGTAACAGGAGAGAATATCTCAAAACAATTATCAGGTGATTCATTTTTTAGAAAATAGATAAAACTTATTAAAAAATAATACTATATAGAGTATAGTTCTTTGATATATGGGGGTGGATTGATTTGACAGTATTTGTATAATCAGGATATCAGCAAGCAACGCATTTTCTAATAAGCGTTTAATAAATTAGTAGGAACAAACAATAAATGGCGAAGCACACATGCATATCGTAAACTCAAATTCAACAATGTCAGTTTCTGGAACTGTTGTTGAACGTGGAGTTCTCGTAGCCTAACAGAGAAAACCAGAAAATCTTTTTATTAAACTATTCTGAGATATAATCGGAAATGTTTACCAGACTTAGTAATTACTTGCCAAAAATTACATATTTTTGTTCATTTTAGAAAAAATGTACTAAGCTTGTAGATGATACCGAAAGGCATTATTGAACTCGGGGTCGCACTCCGACACCTCCACAATGTACTCAAAAGCATATCATAAGAACTGCTCAGAGTCAACCAAAAAGCCGATAAAAAATATTTTTATCGGCTTTTTTTATTTTATATATAATTTGAATTACAAAAATTTATATATAAAAGAAAAATATTTAAGCTATGGCTTTAGAATTACAGAGAATAGATCCTTGGGATGGAGATTCCAACACAGGCACAACATATTATGGATATGCAAGGGCTGGTGCTCAAGACACAGAAGAATTATGGTCATTATGTAAAAAGGTGGTTATTAATAATGTTTTAGTTTATCAATATCCATATATCACAGGAACAACAATGGCAAATACATATCCAGCAATAGATGTAAATAATGTAACTTATTTACAATTGTCAGGTTTAAGATGGGATATGAGAACTGGTTATACATACAAATAAAAATAAAAATAAAAAACTATGAAAAAATTCACAACTTTAAATGAAGAAGTAAAACCAAAATATGAAATAAGAGATTCATTGAGAAATGAAATTTATTCATTAATAGAAAATTCTTTATCCATTAAGATAACTAATGAAGAACTTTTAGATAAGGATATTAATATCAACGGTAAAGAAGAATTAGTAGAAAAAATTAAAAGTTTAATTGATGATGTTAGAATCAAAGAAAGAACATTTACTTTAGAAACAGTTAAAACAAATGTATATCGCAATTTTGATATGAAATGGTTGAATGAGCAAATTGCAGGTCTTAATAAAATAAAAATTGGAAAAGATTTTGTGTTAGCTGAAAACATACAAGATTCAAATCCTGTAACTGAGGATAAAGCAAAATTACTTCAGTACTTTGTTAAGAGATTACACGAATTAAAACATATTGGAGGATATGAATTTAGTTATGAACCATCAGAAGGTATGTTTAAATTCACGAGTCCAGAAGATGGTGTAGTGGTTGTAGCAACACCTTTTTATAATGATGCTAATGGTGTTCCAATTGAAGTTTTTAGTGAAGATGATCTTACAAAACATGTTATAATGAAACAAGTAAACTTTAAAATGGAAGAAGTATTATTTGATAGATATGAGCAAATTATGGAACAATTTTTAGAAGTTGATTATGATGAATGGATTGATAAAGTTGCAAAAGATGTGACAGAAGATGAGAAAGAAGTTGATCCATTATCAAAAAAAGATTGGAAAGAAGCCGAATGGAGAGGAAATCCTAATAATTTTCCATCAGGATCGTTAAAATAAAAAAAGAGCCTCACGGCTCTTTTTTTATTTAATGGAAATTTTAATATTTTCAGTTTTTTCTTCTTTTAATTTAGGAATAGATACAATTAAAATTCCATTTTCCATTTGTGCAGATATTTCATTTTTATTTGCAATTTTAGGTAGTGTGAAATTTCTTTCAAAACTTGATTTGTAAAATTCTCTTCTGTAATATCCATCATTTTTTTCCTCTTTTTGATCTTCAAAATTTGAAGAAATTTTCAAAACATCATTTTCTAACTCAATTTTGATATCTTCTTTTTTTAGACCAGGTGCAGATAATTCAATCTGATATTCATTTTCTTTTTCTAAAACATTTGACAATCCGTTATTCCTTCTTTCAAAAGCAGGAATATATTCAAATTCGTTGTCAAAAAACTTTTTTGCTAAATTCAAAAAAGGTGTGTCGGTTTTCATTAAATTATACATAATTTTTATTTATTTTTTGAGGTTTATAACCTTATTTATTATGATTATAAATAATCAATTTTTATACCAATACATTTTTCCTGTTAAAATGTCAGACATTTTTAATATGTTTTGTCAAAATGTCAGGTATAATTTTAAATAATTAAAAATAATATATAGTAAGATGATAACTAAATTTAAAATATTTGAAAAATGGGATATTTCACAAATTCCTTCTGGTTTGACAAGTCGCAGATTTGCTGATGAATTCCACAAATTAAGAAATGCTTCTGTAGATCAGAATATACCATCTATTCCCGGTAGATTTTATTGGAAAATACATAAAGATTCTTTAGGTATTATTGAAGCGTCTCTTGATAAGATTGGTGCACCAAAAAGTTTGTTTTATGAGATAAAAAGTGATATAAATTCTAATTCTCTTAGATCGTCTACTGATTTAGAAATTTGGTATACTAAAGACTGGAAAAAAACTGGTAAATATACTTGGCTACATAAAGAATGGAGTTGGAGAGAATGGGATCACGGAAAGAAACTTAAAGGTTATCATGATGATAGATATAAAGCAGGATATAAATATATGGGAGTTGTAATGTTATCTAAGGAAGAAAAAGAGTTTTATTCAATTTCCCATTTATACAATTTATAATTCATAAACTTTTATTCTCTTTGAACCGTTCACAAAATTTTTATGCCAAACTTTTCTAGTTTTATTATCTTTTTCATCATCAAAGGCTAACCAGCCTTTTTTCTTTATATATCCAACATCGTCTTGAGAAATGTCAGTATATTCATAACCTTTGGCTTTAATTTCTGAAACTCCACTTTCAGTCTTAACTATGTTAAAACTTGTGATAAGTACACGTGGATTATCTTTTAAGTCTTTAATAACTATTTTATAATCAACAGTTTTTATCTTACCCTTTTTAGAATTTTCAAATAATTCAAATTTTATTATCATAAGTTATATTTTAGTGCTTCTATTTTAATTTTAATTTCATCATAATATTTTTTTAGAATAACTGGATGAATATCATTATTATTTTTTAAATCTTGAGGATTTTCTTCTTCAATAAAAAATTTATAAAAACTATCAAAATCATTTTCTATTAAATCTTCTTGAAATTTATAAACAATTTCACTTGCAGCTTCAGGATATAATGCTATTCTTTTTTTCTGAATTTCTTCTAATTCTCTTTGTAATCTTTCTTCTTTATATTCGCAATCAATAAATTCTTTGTATATTTTTAATTGTTTTTCTTCTAAAAAATTTATTGTTTCATCTAAAAATGGTGACATAAGTAGATTTTTATATTCTTTATGATTAGTTGCTTTTGCTATATAACTAATCCATGTTTGAATATTATAATCAACACTACCATCTAAACTTTCAATAAAATCAAAAACTTTTTTTGGTAAATTTTTTGATCTTCTCCATTTTTCTTCATGGTAGGTAAATACTTCATTAAATCTTTCTATTTTCATAATTAAAAAGTATGAATATTGAGTTTATAATAACCGTCTTGTTCCATATTAGCCTCATTTGATTCACTTTTTACAGTTTCCCAAGTTTTATTTGCGGATCCTTTCAACACATTAGAAACATGTTTAGGACCATAAATAGTTATACTTGTAGCTAAATTATTTGCATCTAACATCATAATTCCAAAAACTTTTAATTTACCTGTTTCTGGATTTTGTTTTACGATATTTATAGCATCAGTTGCTAATTTAGAAAAGGTTTGTTCGTTTGCATTTTGACTTACAACTTCAAATCCATTTTTTTGTAATGTTGCTGTAATATCCTTTGCAAATTGATTTAAGGTTGAACTTGCATTTTTTGCTCTTATTTGTGATTGTTCAGTCACATCAGCACCTTCTTTTATAAATTTATCAAATTTAATTAAAGTTTTCATAGAAATATTTTATTTTTTATTCACCAGAATCACCATTATAAAACATATTTGGTAAATTATTATCTTTTGCATATTTTATGCCAATTTTTATAATATCAGATTGATTTTTTTTCTTAAAATTATACTCAACACCATTTTCATCACACCACATTTTATAATATTTGAAATATTTATGTAGTTGTGTATCAGGTATTTGATTAGTGTCTGCTTCGTTTAATTGGTTAAATCTTTTAATCTTCATAATCTTTATATATTAAAATTAAATTTTAATATTATTATAAAGAATTTGTTGATAACCTGATGGTAAGTATCTACCATCTAATCTTGTGAGTTTTCTGGACAATTTTATATTTTCTACGACTTTTTCTTTGAAATTAAATTCTTTATTTTTTCTATAAATAGATAAAATTGCGCATAAATTTTCAATAAATTCATCAGAATCAAAATCAATTTCATTAGGAAATTTTTGTTTGTACATGGAATAGACGGTATCAGCTCCAGCGGTTCCTATACCTCTTGTTGTCGGAGTAAATTTGACAACGCTTAAAATATTATCACCAGAATCACCAGACACAAGTTTTCTAAAATAAGATTCTTCTTTATTTACTTGTACAATTTTTGCTTTATTTGAAAGTTTATCAAAATAATTTATGAAATCAATATCATAATTCATATCAAAGATATCACCTTCAGTAGTATCTTCAATATGCTTTAAGAATATACTATAATTTTGTGGTACAAATAATCTTTCATCTTGAAATTTATGATTGTAAATTAAGTTAATATAATTATCTATTGTACTGAAATTTAATAATTGATGAAGGTCACCATCATTAGAAAGTATTAAATTTGAAGTACCTTCTTTATTTGTTTCATGAATTATATGTGCAATTATATCATCACCTTCAAAAGGATCAATTTGATATAAAAGACAATTATGTCTATGTTTTATATTTTCTTTAAATTTATCAAAAGTATCAAATACAAATTCCCAATCAATTTTTTCTTCTTTTTTCCTTTTACCTTTATATTCAGCATAATAAGCTTTTCTCCAACTTTTTTTGCTATCGGAAATGAAATAAATTAAATTAAAAGGGTATGCGTTTGTTATGTTGTTATAATCACTAAGTAATAGTGTTTCTAAATCACCATATAAAGTTTTTAGTCTATGTAAAATAAAGACTGATCTATAAAGCATGTAATTTCCATCTATAACTAAATTTAAATTTATCATATATAATTTTTGTTTAGATATTATATAAAGGAAAATTACATATGTTTATATTAAAATATTTATATATAAACTTAATTATAGATGGTAATTATAAAAATAATATTAATATGATATTAGATAATGAAAATAATAATATGGAATAATTATATATATAAGATATGAAACATATTAAAATATATGAAACCTTTAATATAACATCTACAACAGGAAATAAGGTTGTAGCATATTTTGAGACAGAACAAGGTTCAAAATATTTAATTACTGATAAGGGTGAAACTAAAAGATGGAAATCTGTTCATTCTAATACTGGTGAGGATGATAAAGGGTTAAAGGAGTGGTATCAAAAATCATTTTTTGTGGATAATAAGTTTCAATATGAAGCAAATTCTATTCAATTTCTTGTTGATAAAGGTTTTAAGTGCGCATTAAATATAGAAAATGAAAAATGTAAAATTTACATTTTAAAAAATGGTAAATGGGAAATTGGAAACATGAAAGATGCTTATCCAAAATCAAATATAGATAGACCTTTAATTTTTGATTGCACAGGTAAATTAACAATGAATTATAATTCAGTTGAATATATTTTAAATACTGATAATTTTTCAATAAAAAAATATCACTTTGGAAGTAAAGTTAGTAAAATTATTACAGCAGATAAAATAACAGATGAAGAATTAAAATATTTTAAAAAATAACAAATAGTATGAAATATATAAAAAATTATGAAAATTTTTCAATTTTTGATACCTTAAAAACAAGTGATAAAAATAGTTTTATTTTAATTTATAATTCATTATATGAATATCATTTAAGTTTAAATGAAAAAAATATGATAGAGTTAGAATATGGTTTATTAAATGAATCTTGGTTTACTGATCTAGTGGATAAAGGGAAAAGAGGTGTATTACAAATTAAATCTGATGCTGGTCAAATTTTGGTTGATTTAGCAACTAAAGCAAGAGATATTTTAGATTTTGCAAAGCAATTAGCAAATAAAATTGGAGAGTATATTAAGGCACAATTTAATAATTTATTAACTAAAGTTAAAAATAAGGCATTAAAGGATGCACCTTTTGTTAAAGAATTGGTTGATTTCATAGAGAAAAAAAATACAAGTTATTTAACAAAATATGTTAAAAGTGTTGGCTCCATTATAGAGTATATTACAAGTGGAAAATTAATTACTAGCTTAGTCACAAGATTATCAGAATTGTTTAGTAATGCTCTAAAATTAGGAACAAATGAAGGTTTAAGTTATTTAGAGAATGATTTTTTATTTGAAGAAGTTGAAGGAGAAGAAAAGAAAAATTTTTTACAAAGATTAGCAGATAAAATTAAATCTTATCCACCTTTTTCTTGGATTCCAAAAATAGAAGATTTACTTAAAAAGGGTATTATTTATGTTGGTGGTTTGGTTGATAAGTTTTTTGCTTGGCTTGAAGGTAAAGGCGCTAATGAAGCAATTAATCTTACAAAGCAACTCAGTGCGCATGGCGGTGAAAGTTCTTTTGGTAAAGGATTATATTTTCTATTTCAAATCTTGGAATTATATATTCAATATTTAATAATGGGACAAATAGATAAATTTAAAGGTTTTCTTAATAAAATTGTTACAGGAGCAGAAGATCCAATAAAAACTGCAACCGATCAAATTAAAGATCAATCATTAGAACAAATTTGGAAATTAATAGGAATAAACGGTGAAGAACTTATTAATAATGCTGTTAAAAAAATACCATATGTTGGTCAACTTTTGGCTGTTATGGATATGTTAGTAGTGGCAGTTGGTTCTTACTTAGCAGTAAAACCAAGTTTAGATAGGATAAAAAATCCAGAGCAAAAACCAACACAACCAGGTGAACAACCTAGTCAAGGTGAACAACCTAGTCAAGGTGAACAGCCAGTTGAGGTAAATAATACTGTTCAACAATCCTAAAAATAAATCAAAAAATTTAAACATTTTTTTGTTAATTAACAATATACTTCATGTGACCTGCATGTTGATTATTATCTGAACCAATATAAGTGTAATAAATTTCAACTGTTTCTAATTCGTTTGGTAATCTTTCAACTTTACCTGTAGTTTCATTAATTTTCATGTTTTGTTTATAGTTAAACTTTACTGCTGGTTCTTCACCTAGTATATTTTTTAGACCTCTTTTTATATCACTAGTTCCTGCGTGTGCTAAATTTATACTTTGTGAAATGTAATCATTAATTGCTTTTTCTTTAAACATTTTTATATCATCCATTCATTTTCAATTATTTTTTAATAGTTCATCTATATATTTAATTTTATCTTTCCTAAATAATTTATTTAGATTTTTGAGTTTTTCTTGTCTAATTTTTTGTTTTTGTTTTCTTCTAGTTTCAGGTGTATCATATTTAAAATCTATAAATCCAATACTAATTGATGGTGAAGAGCAAGGTTTAACTGCAACTAAATCTAATCCAATAGTTCTTGCTGCAACTTTCATTGCCATAGGTAATAAATTAAACGTATTTCCAATTGAATTTCCTGAATAATATGAATTTGATGTATTTCCTGATAATATAGATAACCATTGGTTAAAAGAACTCATTCATTTTCTCTCATTTTCTTAATTGTATCTTCATCATAAAAATGATAAATCAAATTTGCTAATGCTTGTCCAGTTTTTTCATTTTTTATTTCTGTTTGAATTTTTTCTCTTAAGTCTTGAAAACTTGTTACATCATATTTGTTTTCCGTGAGTAGAGAATGAAATTTACAAGGATATATTTTTTCATATGTGTAAATTACTTCAAAAGCTGGTATTCTATATCCATAAAATTCTGATTCATATTGTGTTTTTCTTTTTACTTTATCTGATTTTGGTACTGTTATAAAAAAACTAATTTTTGTGATTAGTATGTATGATTGTTCTATTGTAGGAACTATATCATAACTCAATAAATTATCGGTATCTTTTTCTAAGAGAATTCCATATTCTTCAAATATTCTTTGTGGAAGATTTTTTTCATATTCTTCAAAAGATCCAAGACTATCGTCCCAAAATTTCCATGTTTTATTTTCCATAATCTAAAAGTTTTGTTATTTTTACTAAATTGGTGTAGGCTAATATTTCTGATTTGTTATAATCTCCAGCGAGTTCACTACCATATGTTTCTACTAATGTTCTACACATTTTTTGCTGTATTTCATGTTCAATTTCAGCAAGTGTTATATGATTTAAAATTTCCTCTCTAAAGTTATTTGCTATAATTATCTTTAAGTCTTCTGATAGTTTTTTATAGATTTGACTTTTTGCACTTAATGAGGGTAAAATTGAAAACCATTTTTTTGCTACACTTTCTTCATAATCTTTTTCTGCTTGTATGTGATTATCATACGATTCTGAGTATAAGTTAAATATATCTTCATATATCATATTTTATTAATTATTTTTTATTTCTTTAATATTTCTTTAATGTCAGTTACATAAGATATTAAATGTATGATTGGATCTATTGTATCTGTATATTTTTCATTATAAGATTTTTGTATATTGATTAAGGTTGCGCCTTGTTTTATTAAATTTGGATTATCAATATTTATTAATCTGTTAAAAAGAGGTCTACCTAATGCTTTCATTAATTCCAATGGATTATCTTGAAAATTATTCATAACATAAGTATAATTTTCTTGAATATTATTTTTTCCATCCATCATAAAATCAAAAATATCATTGTAGCCAGAAGAACTAATATTTTTAAATTGTTCTTTATTATCGGTTATAAAAACTTCTTGTAATTTTTGTGTAGCACTTCTTAAATCTGGAAAACTTAATGCTATGATTTTTTTGATTTCTTCATCAGAAATTGTCATTTTTATTTTTGTGGCAATTGCTTTTAAGTATTTTAAATACATAGTTTGAAGATAATCAACTTCTTCCTTTGTTTTCGGATCAAAATCAACTCTAGTAAATCTGGATATTATTTTTGGATCAATTTTTTGAATGTAATTTGTTGTTAATATAAATCTTACATGTTGATATCTATCTGAAAAACCTTTCATTGCTTTTTGATATTCATCAGATACACCATCAAATTCATCAAGAAATATAGTTTTTTGAGCATCTTTGCCCATAAATGGATTTAGACTTTTACAATGTTTTTTTAATTGGTCTCTTAAGATATTGACACCAGTATCATCAGATGCATTATATTCTATGCTGTCTGTGTCTTTAATTAAAATTTTTCCTAATGTTGTTTTACCAGTACCCGCACTATCACTATAAAAAATCATATTTACCTTCAACCCATCTTTAATGAGTTCTCTGATTCTTGGTAAGAGTATGATTGTACCTAAACTTTTTGGTTGGTATTTATACCAAAACATATCATTTTTCATTGTAATATTTTTATTTCTTTAATATATTATTTATTATCTAATTTGTTTAGATTTGTTTAAAAAAGAAAAACACCATCCGTAGATGGTGTCTTCTTCTTAACAACTATGAATTGATTAAAGGACTTGTTAGCCCTATTATTATAGGTTATTTAACTTTAAAAGTTTCTTTTTTCTTTCTTTTTTTACAGATATTAAAAAGTTTATGTTTATCTTATTACCAGAGTTTTCTGGTAAATTTCTATCTAAAATCACAACATTATCATTTTCAAGTCCTACAACAGTAAAAATTTCAGTAGAATACCATTTTGGATAGACAGTTTTGATAATTGGTAAACTTTTTTGCCAATTAAATCTTGATTCTTTTTCATTTATTTTTACTTTATCTCCAATTTTGAATCTCATTTTGATAATTTTTTTAATTTTATTGCTCTTAGTGTTTGTTTATCAGTTATTTCTATTATTTCTAAAATATTAAAATGTAGAAATTGTTTTGTTGGATCTATATCATTTTTAATTCGTTGAATTGAATTTTCACAACTTTTTTTGTATCTCCAAAATTTTGCCTTTTTTTTGAATCTAGTTTTGGTATAATAGCAACCGATACTGTTTTGATATATTTCCTTGATATACCAAATATTTCCAAATTCATCTACTTTTATGATAAATTTTCTTTTACATTCCATTATATAAAAATAATCATTTTGGTATAAACTAAAAAATTATATATAGAAATAAATAAAAAAAGTTTTATGCATATAGATGATGATTATAATTATGACGATAATTTTGTGAGAATGGCTACAATAGGAATATGTAAAGTTTTCACAACTAAAGTAAGATGGATAAACCGTTGGAGTGATGGTAAAAAAACAAGAGTTTTAATTCCATTTTATACACCTTTTGCTGGTCAAGAAAGATTTGTATTAGATGCTTTTGTTGATGATACAGTTAGTACTAGAGTTGAATTAAATACTGATCAAAAACAAAGAGGAGTGATAACTTTTAAAGGTGGTTCTCAAAGAGATGATGAATTTGCTAATCCAAATCAATATCTATCAAAAGAAACTAAATTAAATAATGATTTTAGAGCAATTGTAAGTAGAACAAGAGCAGTTCCAATATCATTAAATTATGATGTTCAAATTAGATTAGATAATGAATGGGAAGCTGATACTTGTTATACAAAAGTATTAGATGTTTTTCATAATTATAGATTTTTTAGTATTAGTTATTTTGGGTTAAAAATAGATGCATTTTTCAAATTACCTACTGATACTGGTATAGAATTACCTAGAGAAATTAATTTAGGTTCTGATGGAACTATAAGCATGAAATTTTCATTAGAAATTAATACATACTATCCTATATTTGAAGTTAATACAGATGATTATGAAATTTGTGATAATGATGATCAAATTGATTGGACTTTCCTTGATGTTCCAAGACCTGATGGTGAAACAACACCACCAACTGAACTAAAGAGAGTTTGGTGGTATAATAATTTAATTGAGGGTAAATCTAAAGAACAAATGATACAAGCAAGACAGGATTATAGAAATGAAAATATTCAAAATTTAGAATAATTTTTTTCAAAAACTATTCAAAAAACTCATTTTGACAAAAAATGAGTTTTTTTTGTTAATATATAAACTCATAAATGAACTTTAAAATAAAAAAAACTGCAAGATATGGAAAGAATTAAAATGTTTGAAAATTATAATGATAACAAATGTGATGCAAATTTGTTAATTTTCCATAGAAAAACAGGAGAATATAGACTTATTGTAAAACTTACATCTTCATCTGGATCTGTATTTAATACAGATGGTACTACAATAGATGAATCTACCGCAAAAAAATTAATTAATGAATTTGGTGCAAAAGTTGAAGAACGATAATTAATTGCACTAAAAATAAAAAAACTGCAAGACACAGTACAAAAAATAAAAAAAGAATATGAAAAATTTGAAGTATGACCTATTTAATTTCAAAAAAGATTTACCTATTGAAGATTTTGAATTAAACGTAATTGTTGAAAGATTTATTAACAATTTTGATAAATTCTCAGAAAAAGAACTTGTTAGTTCACTTAAAGAAACTCTTACTCCATTTAGTTGGGATTTAAAAGTAAAGAGGTTAGTAGAAGGTTTAGAAGATGAAATTAAGAGCGAGCCTGTTAATTACAATTTAAAAGACTTGTACAAAAAAATTGAAAGAAAAAATTATGGACAAATGTATCGTCCAGCATTGAATTCAATTCTTAATATTATTAATATTCAAGATAATGATTCAAAAATGTCATCAATTCTTAATGAGTTGGTTATTCACGATTGGATTCCTGAAGTTAAATTATTTTTAACAGGATATATGAATAATCCAATTCAAAGACAAAATTTAGTTAATTCAGGTAAGGCTTCAAAGGTTTTCACTTTAGTTGAAAAAGTAGAAGAAGGTAATTTAGTTTTTATGAAAGATCGTTGGTTTTTAATTACTCCTGATGAAGTTAAACAAACACTTGTTGAGAATCATATTAAGGATGTTGAAAAGATCAGAGAATTTAGAATTTTAGAAAAAGTTATGACTATTGGTGATATTAAAGATGATATGATTTCATTTAGATTAGATGAAAATTTAGTTTTAAGTATATCAACCAAGAATGATAAAGAAGTATTCTTAAATGAAGAAAAATTAGACAAAGAAACTACATTAGAAAATTTATTTAATTCAAAGATTATTCCTTGGTTAAAGAAAGATTATTATGTTTTATCAACAACTGCCGCTCAAAATATTGATAAATTTGTAGATTTAGATATTGCTTTAAAGGTAGAAAATTCTTTACACCCAAATTTAGAAACTTATGTTATTAATTACAATGATAAAATGTATGTTTATAACAAAGATGCAAGAACAGGTACAGCTTTCTATGAATATAATTCAGCAAATGATTTAATTAACGATGTTCAAAGAGAATTAGATTATGATTTAACGAAATTCTTAGACAATAAACTTTCAAAGGAAATTAAACATTTAAGAACATTAGAAGATAAGGAAATGGAAATTAAAGAAGGAATCAAACAAATTGATGAAGGTTTAGCTTTATTAAAGGAGAATGAGGATTTAGTTAATGGAGATCCAAATTTGAAGAAAATTTTTAATGACTTATTAATTTCAAAACATGAACTTTATGAAAATTTAAAACAAATTAAAGAAGATAAAGTTAAGGCAAAAAGAATGATTATATAATTTTTGAGATACTAAAAGGGTCTCATGAAAGTGAGACCCTTTTTGCATTTTAAAATATTTTTTCTTAAAAGACCAATAAATATTATAAACTTTTAAATCCTAAGCATATATAACAATTATTGGCTATTTTTATTTAGTCTAAATAAAAATAAGATTTTTTCTTTTATTCATAGGCTTTCCAGAGGTTATCACAACAAATCACATATTTTATAGGCTTTTGAGATTTAAACTCCCAAAAAATAACAAATAAGTATGGCAAGATACGTAGATGATACCGATTTCTACTATGAAATAATCATTTCAAAAGGAAAAGGTAAATTAACTAAAAAATCCGAAAGGATGATGATTAAAATTGGCGAAGAAATGATTAAAAAATTTGAAAGAAAATATAAAACGCCTGATGATAAATATGATTGTATGCAACAAGGTATTTTAATGATGTTTCAAAATTGGCAAGGTTTTAATGAAAAAAAATATTCCTCAGCGTTTCCATATTTTTCGGAAATTTGTAAAAGAGGTATAGCAGGTGGATTAAATGTTATTTATCAGAAAAAAAATAATCAAGAATCACCAAAAATGATAAGTTTGAGTCACTCAAATGAAGGTAAAGGACTTCATAATATATAAACAACAGTTTTACTGTTGTTTTTTCATTTTAAAAAAATAATATATAAGTCATGGCTTTAAGAGATTGGGTTAGACATGAAGGTAATATTGAATCAACTCCTTCACCTTCACCACCACATACATATGGAAATGATGAAACTTTTATTATGTTAGTAAGAGATATTCAATTTCAGGATGTACATTCAGGAGCATATAATAGATTTCCAACCTTATATGATGTAGCTTCCGCAAATGCTGGTCGCAATTATATTCCAGTAACAGATAACACGAAATTGATTCAGGATCCACCAAATCCTGCTTTAATTAATTCTTTCAGAAAAAATAATTCTTAAGATATGTTATTAACACATGAGTTAAATCAAAAAATTGAATTTGCTAGAGAATTGTATAGTCTTAAATTTTTGAATGAAAAATTGGAAGATGAAGATGACAAAAAACTTAGAAAAGAAAAGTTAAATAAATTGCTAGGAGAAACTTCAGATGACAAAAAATCGTTCAAGACCAAATAGAAGATATAAGCAGGGTAAATATCTTCTTCAAAATTCAGAAAAATATTTAGGTAATCCTAGTGAAATTATTTATCGTAGTTCATGGGAACATGCTTTTTGTAGATTTTGTGATATAAATCAAAATGTTAGAAGATGGAGTGCAGAGGGTTTGGTAATTCCTTATCAAATTACAAATGATAAAAATCAAGTTGAAAATCATAGATATTATCCAGATTTTTATCTTGAGATGATTACTAATGGAGATTCAGAAAAATATGATAGAGTTGTTATAGAAATAAAACCTAAAGCTGAAACTAATCCACCAAAGGCACCTCAAAAGCAAACATTAAAAATGTTAGAAAATTATGAATATTCTTTGCGAACATATAAGAAGAATTTACATAAATGGGCATTCACAAAAGATTGGTGTGAAAAAAGAAATATAAAATTTATAATTATAACTGAGGATGATCTCAGAAAGAAAGGTTTGATTCCTTAATATATACATCATGAATTTTTTAGAAGAAGTAACCGCACTTTTTGGTCAATACAAGCAAAATATTAAAGTAATTAGAGATGAATCAACTTTAGAGTTGTTTACTTATATTTTAAAAGGACCTAGTACACAAGTTAGAAAAGTAGATCTAAAAGAAGTTCAAATAGGAAAATTTTATATTATTCAATATAATTATAATGGTAATAAATTATGGTGTCCAATATTAACTATACCACCAGTTCCAAATAAGAATGAGACTGGAATATTGGAAAGGCAATTAAAAATTGTAAATATTAAAAGTATTCTATATGCAGTTAATTTTGATTATCTACCAATAAAATATAAAGCATTTTTAATTGATGCTATTATTAAAAATAATAAGGATAAATATAGTAAAAATTCAGATAAAATATCAAGTGGTGGAAAATTAAGAGATGAATCTAATTTTAATGTAACTTGGATATACAATTTTTTAAAAGTAAATGCAAATAAAAATTATGCCATTACAGCATATGATATTTCTAAAATCTTAAATGTATTTGAGGTATCTTCAACTATATTACATAGATTTGTTTTTTTGGACACTTATTATATCAATAAGAGATTGATGTATGAAACTTTGGAGAATATTCAGAATGAAAAATTGAGAATGGATTTTTCAAAAAAAGTGAAAATTTACGATGAAATATTGAAAATTTACGAAAAAGATGTAGAGGCTTTCTATAAATCATTGAGAAATTTTGAGCAAAATCTTAAATTAATTGATGAATTATAAATTATATTTTAATGCAGCAAGTTTTGTTTTTAATTCATTTGCTTTTTCATCAGATGCGATATTTATTTGATCAGGTTTAGTATGTGCAAATACCACAAGTTGATTTTTTTCAATATGAGATATTTCTATTGGTTGAATATTTTTTGCTTTTGCTCTTATTGGATATCCTCGTCTATCATACGCTGTATAATAATACTTTATGTCAGTTATTAAAAACACATCATCACTAATATATTTATTCTTATCATTGAATTCAACAATATCATCTATTTCAAATTTAAAATTAGCATACTCCATTGGTTTAATTTCTTCAAAATTTCTTAAATATTTCATATTTTATATATTAAAAAATGGAACTGAATATTTTAATATATAATAAAAATTAAGTAATAAAATGGCAACATATAATAGATATCAACAACCTAATTCTATGTACGATTTCGGTAAAGGAAGCGTAGGTAGAAGCTACGGAAATAAATTATTGAGGAAACTTAGTAATTTTGGAATGGACGATCAAGAAATGGTTGTTAAAAATAGTCAAGCAATCGGTGCTTTTCAAGATACCACAAATTTATTGTATGAGCCAGGTACTAATATGTATGATTTATTTACAAAAAAAGTAATATCTAAAATATTAGAAAAAAAATCAATTGCATATTTAGATAGAAGATATTTGGATAAAAGAAAAATATTACATCAATATGCAATAAAAGAAGAAATTAAAGATTATGTTACAAGAATATCAGAAGAAGCAATTAATTATGATGATGATAATTATTTTGGACATGTAACTGATATTCCAGATAATTACGATCAATCAATAAGAGTAAAATATCAAGAAAATTTTAGAAAAATTTATAATTCTTTTGGCTTCAACGATGGATTAACTGCTTGGAATTATATGAAAACCTTTTTAATTGATGGTTTTTTGGCATTTGAAATAGTATATGACGATAATCAAAAAAATATTATAAGTCTTAATTTATTAGATCCTTTAACATTAATTGTTGCTGCTGAACCAGGTACTGGTACAGTTGTTTGGATTCAAAATCCAGATATACCACAATTAAGAAGAGTGCTTTTAGATGCAAATATTATTTATATTTCTTACTCAAATAATTTAGATTACGATGAAACAAGTTATGTTGAAGGACTTATAAAACCATATAATCAATTAAAATTATTAGAATTTACAAAATTAATGTACAATTTAAATCAAGCTTCAATTTATAAGAAGTTTGTTATTCCAGTTAATGGATTGACTCGTCAACAAGCAGAACAACAAATACAACAATTGATGAGTGAATATCATGAAGATATTGAATGGGATGATAGAACAGGTGTACCATATATTAATGGTTCAACTAAAATTCCACATTCAAAAGATTATTGGTTTCCATCATCAGAAACTGGTACTCCAGAAATGACAATTGAGCAACCACAACAAGCAGAATTAAATGAAGATGTTACACTTCAATGGTTTTATAAGAGTTTTAAGAGGGCATCAAAAATGCCATTCTCAAGATTAGATGAGGATCAAGGTGGTGGTAATTTCTATGATGATACCGCTTCAATTACAATGGATGAAATAAGATTCAAAAACTTTGTTAATCGTTTGAGAACTTTATTCAAAGAGATATTAGTTAAGCCTTTAAAAATCCAAATGGTTTTAGATTTTCCTGAATTAGAAGAAGATAGATTATTTGATAGTTTTATCAAAGTAGTTTTCAATTCAAATGACTTATTTGAAGAATGGAAATATTTAAATAATTTGGCAAAAAGAGCAGAAATAGCATCAACATTATCAAGTAACTTGCAAGATGCTGAAGGAAAACCATATCTTAGTATAGAATGGATAGTTAGAAATATCATGAAATTTACTGATAAAGATATTGAATCTAATAATAAATTTAAAATGATGAGTGGATTAGCATCTCCTGGTGGTGGAGGTGGATTTGGTGGTGGAGGTGGTGAAATGGGTGGCGGAGCATTACCTGGTGGTGATATGGGTGGTGGAATGCCTGGTGGTGACATGGGTGGTGAAATGGGTGGCGCACAAGGTGGTGAAATGGGTGCACAAATGGGTGGACAAGCACAAATGGGCGGTGGTCAAGCACAAGGTGGTGGTCAAGCACAAGGTGGTCAAGCACAAGGTGGAGCACAATTTTAAAAAATAAACAATAAGATGAGTTTAGATAGAAGAATTGTAACTATATTATTTCAAAACGGAATAGCAGATGTTACTAAAGTTGAAAAATTTCTCGGTGAGAAAGATAATTATTATGAAATAATAATTGATGGTGAACTTAAAAAACTTAGAATTCCAGGACATCAATATAAAGAAGTAAAAGAAATATTTACTGTTTTTGAAAAAGAAGAAGAAAAAGAAATAGAAAAAGAAATAGAAAAAGAACAGAAATATGAAGCGGATTTAGATACCTTTGAATCTAATGTAGAACCAATAAAAGAAAAACAAGTTTTTGAACAAAAATCATTTGAAGAAGAATTATTAGAGGCTGAAAAAGAAAGTAAAAAACTTGAACAATTATTTACAAAGACTGTTACTACAAAAGTCACAAAAACAAAAAAACCTAAGAAATTAGATGATGATATTGATGATTTTATCAATACAATTTAAATTAAAAAAGCCAGATTTTTATCTGGCTTTTTTATTTTCCCTGTGACAATTTCAAAAATAGAAAAAAGCCATATTTTTTAACTTATATATAAAAACAAAAACTTAAAAAGTATGAAACCAGTCCTTATTGTAGAACATTGCATGGACGGTCTGAAACCAATAAGCGAATCACAAAATACTAATAAAAAAGGTGATTATATCTTGGGCGGGACATTCACAGAATTTAATATCAAGAATAGAAATGATAGAATTTATACTGCTGAAAAATTTATCCCACACTTAAACGAATTATTATCTCGTAAAAGCCAACTAGGAGTTGTTTATGGTGAATTTGATCATCCAGATGTTTTTGACACATCATTATCAAGGGTTTCGCACACAATTGAAAAAGCCTTTTTCGTTAAAGAAAGTAACGTTGTAAAAGGTGAAATTAGATTGCTCAATACTCATTGGGGTAAAGAGGCGAAAGCGTTAGTTGATGATGGTTGTCCTATTTTTGTGTCATCCAGAGCTGCAGGTATTACAGAATCTGATGGTACTGTAACTGTAAAAAAGTTATTTACTTATGATGCCGTTGCTGATCCTGGCTTTAGTTCAGCAAGAATGGAAGTTAAATCTTTAAATGAAAGTTTAGGATTTAATGAAAGCGCCAACTTTAGGATATATGACGTATCCGATGAGTCAAAAATTAATGAATTATTTAAAATGAACGAAGATTTTGTAACCAAAAAACAAATGCTTGAGTATTCAAATTATTTAACAGAGGAAATTGAAAAATTTAAAACCACCATTAGTGATACTATCAAAGGTAAAGGTGATTTTGACCCCGCTAAATTAGAAGGTATGCTTGGCTATTATGAAAAATTACAAGAGCAACAAACAAAAATGACTAAGTATTTAGATTACTTGGCTGAAAAATTGCAAATTGTTGTGAACGAAAATGTTGAGTTGAAAAAAACTACAACTGACTTGATTAAACACAATGATTATCTTGCTGAAAATTTGGAAAAAATAGGTAACTATTCTGAATACTTAGCAGAAAATCTAGATAAATCTATTGAATATGGTAAATATATTGCTGAAACATTAGATAAAAATATTGACTTCTCAGAATATATTGCTGAACATGTTGATAAAAATATTAAATATTCAGAGTATTTAGCAGAAAATCTTGATAAAACCATTGATTATTCAGAGTATATCGCTGAAAATCTTGATAGTTCAATTGACTATTCAGAATACTTAGCTGAAAACCTTGACAATTCAATTGTTTATTCAGAATATTTAGCTGAAAATCTTGACAATTCAATTGTTTATTCAGAATACATTGCTGAAAATTTAGATAATAATATCGCATATTCAGAATACATTGCTGAACATGTTGATAATAATATTTCTTATTCAGAATATATCGCTGAAAATTTAGACGATGCTATGGCATATACTAATTATATTGCAGAAAGCTTAGATAATACAATTGAAAAATCTAAACTTTTAACTGAAAAATTAAAAACTGGAAAAGTTCTTGAAAATTTTGACTTCATTAATGAAGAAGAAGCTAAAAATATTGATATTAATCAATATTATGAAGATGATGCTCCAGAAGGACCAGCAGCACCAGCTGCTCAACCAGCACAGGCTCAACCAGCACAGGCACAGGCTCAACCAGCACAAGGTGAAACAGTTGATCAAGCACCAGTACAAACAGAAGAACCTGGATTACCAACCGAAGAACCAATAGAACCAACAACCGAAGAACCAGTAGGTGAAGAAGGTGTTGAAGGTGGCTTACCAACTCCTGGCGAAACAGTAGCAGTAGGTGATAATACAGGTGAAGTTCTTGCTACCAATCCTCAAAGTGGTTTAATTGTAGTTCAATTAGATACACAAGAAGAACCAGTAGAAGTTCACGAATCAAAAGTTACCAGATTAGGTAGCAGATTGAATAAGATTGAAAAATCGTTGAAAGAAAATTTAAATACTTTGATCCTAGAAACCAAAAAAAGAAAGGCTTCAGAAGAAGATCAACCACATTTCTTGAAATTCTTAACAGAGAATAGAAAGAACGCTTATTTTGCATTACCAGAAGATGAAAAAACCAAGGTAAAAATCGCATTAAAAGAGAGCGAAGGCAAATATACAAGCGAAGCACAAGTCATTGCATTAGTGAACGAAGCTTTATCTCCAAAAAGAAAATCATTTAATGATTTATTACTTGATGCTATGCCATCAGAATTAAAACCAATTTGGGAAAAATTAGATTCAAAAGTTCAAGCTGGACTTTTAACACAATCTAGATTATTCCCCGCTCTTGATACAGTACAAAAGTTTGAGAGTTTTTGGTACAGTAGAGACTTAGAAAGGTATACAAACGAAAAACCTTCAAAACAATTGATTACAGAGAATCGTATCGTTGATGGCTCAAAACTTACTGAGTCACAGTTAGATCGTTTCAAATTAGTATTTGATAAATTAAATTCTTAAAAATGGAAAAAAATGACATTTTTTAAAGAATATATAAGAATACTAAAAATAAAGACTTTGTCTTAAAAAAAATAAATAATAAAAATGAATTTACTTATTGACAACCAAAAAGCTATCGCAAAATGGAAACCAGTATTGGAGAGTTTAGGTGTAAACGATCCTTACAGAATGAAATGGATGGCTGAGTATGCTGAAATGCATTCATTAAATGAAAATGTTGCTTATAGTACATTAGGTAACTTAAATGGTATGGGCGCTGTTCAAGCTGCACAACCATCATCAACTCCTGGTTTAGTATGGGGTGATTACGGAATGGGTACCGCAGGTGGTATTGGTTCAGGTGATATAGGACAGAATTTACTTCCAGTATCAATGAAAATCGCTGCTCAAACTATCGGTCTTGATTTAGTAGCTGTTAAACCAGCATCATCACCTAAAGTTGACTTACTTTTCGTTGACTTCAAATATGATAACTTGGCTGACACAACTTTAAAAGACGAAAGACCAATTATGTTCTCATTGAACATTGCAGCTGGTTTAACAACTTTGAATACTGCTTTAAAAGCAGCTATGGTTGTAACTGTTGACGCAAACGGAACTCCTACTTACGAAAAAGTTGGTGGTTTAACACAACAAATGTATGTTCACTTATCAGGTGGTACATTAACTGTTAATAACACAATTGCTTCCGCTCCAACTCTTGTATCTTCTTTAGCAAATTATTTTGCAAAAGGTGCTACCGCAGCTTTATCATCAGATATTTTAGCTTTTGATCCAGTTCTTATTCAATATCCTCAGAATGGTGCAGCACCAAAGAAAGAAGGTTGGATGGAATTCTTAGGATGGAGCCGTATCAATGGTTATCCTATGTTTAGAATCTTCCGTCAGTTCAACACCGGCGCTAATAACGCAGGTTGGGGATTTGATGATGATAGAAATACTTTCCCAACAGCAGCATATTCAATCAAAGATATGTTAAATGCAGGTGTAAGTATGGAAATTGCAGACGCAGCAGGCGCACCAACTATTATCGCTTTAACTGGTGTTACTATTGAATTAGTATCATTATTAGAAGATCATATTCCTGGTTTCTCAGCTGGTTGGTATCTTAACAAACCTATGACCCGTGATGAAGACGAAAGAACTTATCCAAACGTTATTGGACCAGACATCTTCACAAAAACCATTCAAGTTGGTGACATTGAAATCACTTCATCATTGAAGAGAACCCAAATTGAAGATATCAAAGCCGCAACTGGTATGGATATCGTTCAAAAATTAGAATCAGTATTGGTTAACGAACTTACCCAAACTATTTCAAAACAAATTATTGCAAAAGTAACCGAAATGGCTGACAAAAATAGAATTGCTCACACAACTCCTAAAGATGCAGCTGGAATTTCTAAATTTGACTTCAACGTTGATACCTACTTAGCAGTTGGTGCAGCTACCCCAGGTGGTGAAACTACTCACTCAATCCAAAGAAAACTTATTGCTAAACTCAATAACGCTTCTAACTTTATTGCAACTGAAGGTCGTGTTGGACCAGCTCAATACCTTGTAACCAATGGTAACTTAGCTTCCGTAATTCAAGACGTTGCAGGTTATACCATTAACCCTGTTAAGGCTAATGTAAACGCAAATGGTCAACTTTTCCCAATGGGTAATGTTGGTAACATCAGCATCTATGTTGACCCTTATCAAAGATGGGATGATAACCGTATCTTCTTAGGTAGAAAGAACTCAGTTGAACAACCAGGTTTGGTATTCGTACCTTATTTAATGGCTCAATCAATTCAATTAATCTCCGAAGCTACTTGGGCGCCCCGTATGATGATTAGAAGCCGTTATGCTGTTGCTGATATCGGATTCTTTCCACACAAACAATTCATGACAATCAGAGTAACAGACTCATTAGGTGTTTTAATCTAACCTACTCCTTTATTGGATTCAAAAAAGCCAAACGCAAGTTTGGCTTTTTTATTTTAATATATAAAGTATGTCTAAACGAAATGAAGTACAAGATTTAATTAATAGAGCAAATATAGTTCACAATAATAAATATGATTACTCATTATTGAAAACACATAATTCTATGCAAGATTATCAAGATATTATTTGTCCCAAACATGGAATATTTAAAGTTCCTTTACATTGGCATATAAATAAAGGTAGAGGATGTAAACAATGTGCTATTGATAATGTTACAGATACAAAAGATAGTTTCATTGAAAAGGCAAATAAAGTACATAATAACAAATATGATTATTCAAGAATTGATTATATAACATCAAGAATTAAAGTTGAAATAATTTGTCCAAAACACGGATCATTTTTTCAACAACCAAATCCACATTTATATAAAAAAGCAGGTTGTCCAGTTTGCAAGGAATCAAAAGGTGAGAGGTTTATTTCCAAATTATTACAATCATATAATATAGACTTCATTCCCCAGAAATCATTCCCCGATTTAAAACACAGAAAATTATTATATTTTGATTTTTATTTAACTGAATTGAATATGTGTATTGAATTTGATGGTGAGCAACATTATAGACATGTATGGGGCACAGAAGAAAACTTTAATGATATACAATTGCGTGATAAATTAAAAACCGAATATTGTATTACTAATAATATTCCTTTGCTAAGGTTGACGTATAAAGATACGGACATTGAGATTAAGTCTAAAATTTTAAATTTCTTACAGATAAAGGAATCTCGTATAATCACTAATTTTCATTTATTTTAAACCTTTCAAACTCTCCGACGTATAATTACATATGTTAAATATAATAATTTTTTCTAAAGACCGCCCAGCGCAACTAGAGCTGCTCCTGAGATCAATGAAATTTTATTTCAAAGAATTCTATGAATATAAAATAAATATTTTATATACTTATTCCTCTGATTTTTTTAAAGAAGGTTACGAAAAACTATTTAAAATTCATAATGATAATAATATAAATTATATAAAAGAAACGTTAAAATTTAAAGAACACGTTTTATTGTTATTAAATCAAGATAATCCTTATAGTGTATTTTTTGTTGATGATATAATTTTTAAAAGTCCCTTTACATTAAATTGTAAACAGTTCAAATTATTTACATTAAATGATGAGATTTTAGCCTTATCTTTAAGATTACACCCTTACTTAACTTATTGTTATTCAGCGAGACAAAGAATGTTTTCTCCTAACTTTGATTCTAATTTTGCATTTAAATGGGTTGGATTACCAGGAGATTATGGATATCCAATGAGTTTAGATGGACATTTTTTTAGAACAAAAGAAATAACAGCACTTACAAAAGTTTTGAATTTTACTAATCCAAATTCTTATGAAAGTTTGCTTGCTGGTTATCCATTTAACCGATTGAAGTTGATATGTTTTGAGGATTCTATTATTTTGAATAATCCAGTTAATAAAGTTCAAAATTTTAATAACAATTTTCATGGTAATGTATCCGCAATTTATTTGAATGAGAATTTTTTGAATGATTATATTATTGATTTAGAAGATTTTAAGGACTTTAAAAATATTTCTTGTCATCAAGAAGTACCAATAAAATTAATTAAAAATATTGAAAAAGAAGTTTAAAATTGTAGATCATATGTTTGCTCATGCGACATATAGCACGGATTATCAAGATTCTAAGTACATTGAATGGGACAGAAATCCGATTAATTTTGGTGAGAAAAATGTTTTTTATACAGATTATAGTTTAGATCAAGTTCGTGAATCTGTTATTAACAATTTTGCTTGGCTATTAGAATCACCAGATATTACACCACAGTCTTATAGGTGGATAGAACCAAATCATAATAGATTCCGATTAGTTTTAACGAACAGTAAAGAATTATTAGATAAAGGTGAAAATTATAGATTTTGTCCTACTGGTGGTTGTTGGATTAAACCAGAAGATCAAAAGATTTATGAAAAAAATAAATTAGTCTCTATAATAGCCTCAGCAAAAAGAATGACACATGGTCATATGTTAAGGCACCAGAGTATATTTGAGTATAGGAGCAAATTGGATGTTTATGGTAGAGGATATGTGCCTGTGGAGTACAAATTAGATGCATTAAAAGATTATGCTTTTTCATTAACTATTGAAAATACTAAAAAAGATTTTTATTTTACAGAAAAATTACTTGATTGTTTTATGACTGGTACAGTACCAATATATTGGGGTTGTCCATCTATTGGAAATTTCTTTAATCTTGATGGTATGATAATTTTTGATGATATTAAAGATTTATCTAAAATTTTGGAGGAGATCACTTTTGAGCAATATATAAAAATGAAGGATGCGATTGAAGAAAATTTTGAAAAAGCGAAAGAATATTTAATAGCAGAAGATTATATCTATAAAAATTATTTAAAAGTATATGAATGATTATTTATTAAATGTTAATACTACTATTAACAAAGACCCAAGATGGAAATTATTGGAGGACCTTTATGTTAAAAATTATTTTGATAAAAAAAATCAAAAGAATATAGATAAAATACCTAAAATTATACATCAAATTTGGTTAGGTGGAGAAATTCCTGAAAGATATGTTAAATATCGTGAGAAGATGATTCAAATAAATCCGAATTGGGAATGCAAATTATGGACAGATAAAGATGTTGAATCATTTGGATTAAAGAATAAAATATTATATAATAATATTAAAAATCTTGGTGCGAGAAGTGATATTTTTAGATATGAAATTTTAGAAAGATTTGGTGGATTATATGTTGATGTTGATTTTGATTTTATTAAACCATTTGATGATTTATGTCATTTAGACTTTTTTGCAGGAAATGGACATTCAAATCAGCCTGAAGTATTTAATAGCATTATAGCATCATCACCTAATTATAAGATGATATCCCTTATCGTTTCTGAATTACAGAAAAAGCAAACTTTTAATGATAATATAGATGGAGTTATGAATAATACTGGTCCTTATTTTATAGCAAAAATGATTTTTGATAATGTGAACGTTGATGATAATGTTGTTATATTTCCTACAAAATTTCTTTTTCCATTTCCAGCAGTTTATAGGCATAATGTTGATGATGGGGAAGAATCAAAAAGATTCATATATAGTTTTTTGAATGATAACTCTTATTGTATTCATTTGTGGCATACGAATTGGCAAAAATAAAAAATATAAAATGATAAATAGAATTAGATTAGATCATACAGTAAATGATAGAGGATTTTTTTCAGTTATTTTACAAATGTTGAGTATTTATATGCGGCATCCTAATATACCTTTTTATATAGATTTATCAAATTGGAGTATATTTCAAGATAAGGTGAATGATAATGTTTGGGAATATTATTTTGATCAATTTTATGATAAGTTTGAAACAAATTATAAAATTGTCAATACAAATACAATTGCAAATTATTCAGAGAGATTTCTTTATATTCCTCAATTTAATAATGCAACAAAAAATTTAAAATTAAAAAGTGGTATAATTGATATAGTGAATAAATATAATATATTTAATGATAAAAAAGTATTGGGTGTACATAGAAGAGTAACAGATAAGTTAAATTATCCTGGTCATGGAAGACCTATTGATTTAGATATTATATTAAAAAATATAGATGAAATTAAGGATGAGTATGATTTAATTTATTTTTGTAGTGATGATCAAAAAAGTATGGATATTTTTGAAAAAAAATATAAAGATAAATTTTATTGTTATTCTGATTCATTTAGAAGTACTGACGATAAGCCAATACACACTACTCCTAATACAATTAAAAATTCTAAAAAGGGTGAGGATGTGTTGGTTGAAAGTATATTGCTTTCAAAATGTGATTATTTTTTAGCAGTAGATTCTAATGTAGATGTATTTGCTATTTATATGACGGATTCAAAATATAAATATTTAGGATAATGAGATATATTCAAGGTGATGATTTTATAAGAATGGCTAATTGTCATTATTGCTCAGGTGAAGATGTATATTTACATTTTAATAGATCAATAACAGATAATTTAATCTATACACACAATCATTTTATAAAAGATTTGTTAATAGATGTTAAAAAGTATAATGAAGAAGTTGTTATAGTTTCTCAGAACACTGATACAGCAATAGAAAAAATGGATATTCCAGATAATGTTATAAAAATATTTGCACAAAATATAAATTTTGTTCATACTAAAATAGAATCTATACCTATTGGTTTGGAAAATGATAGATGGTTTCCACATATGAATAAAAAAAACAAGATTATAAATAAATTAAATGAATCCAAACATATTAGAAATTTAGTATATATGAATCATAATGTTAATACAAATTTACAAATAAGAATGGCACCATTCAATATATTACATAATAAGAATTTTGTTACAACACAAATGTTATCTAATGGACAAAATTTTGATAATTATATTGATAATGTTTATAATCATAAATTTATAATTTGTCCTGAGGGACACGGAATTGACACACATAGAAAATGGGAAGCATTATATTTAAATTCTATACCAATAGAGATTAAAAGTATAAATAATTCTTTTTATGAAGACTTGCCAATATTATTAATAGATAGTTGGGATCAATTAAATGAAGAATTTTTAAATGCTGAATATGAAAGAATTATAAATATAAATTGGAATCTTGATAAATTGGATTTTAATTATTGGTCAGATAGAATAAAAAAATATTTAAAAAAATAATAATATAATATGAACTTACCTTTTGTTGGTGATACTTTTGTGGTATCGGAATTTTTAAAATTAAAAAATCAATTTAACATTGAAACTGTAGTAGAAACTGGAACAAATAAAGGTGATACTACCTATTGGTTAGCTGAGAATTTCAATAATGTATATACTATAGAAATAACTGAATCTTCTTTAAATGAAGCTAAAAATAATTGTAATATTTTCAAAAATATTACATATTTTTGTGGTTCATCATCTCATTTTATGGATGATATAATATCAAAGGTTCAAAATGAGAAAGTTATGTTTTTTTTAGATGCACATGGTGATAATCCTTGTCCAACTATTTCAGAATTAATAAGTATTAAGAAAATGAATATTAAACCTATCATATGTATTCATGATTTTTATGTGCCTGGTAGTAACTTTTCTTGGGATTCATATAAAGATTTTGAATATAGGTTAGAAAATATTGAAAGTCTTATATGTGATATATATGGTGATGATAATTATACATATTATTATAACTCAGAAGCAAATGGTTGTAATGTTGGTGTAATATATATTCTACCTAAAATAAATTAGAATATGAAAAAGAATTTTGGTTTAATTAATATAGCTTCTGGTGGATTTTTTTCTAATTTTTTTGTTTCTCTATCAACCGCAATAGAGGCGGATAAAAATAATTTAATTCCTTATGTAGAATTGAACAATACTGTTTTTTCTCAATTTAGTCATGAAGATAATGTAAACACTTGGAATTGGTGGTTTGATCAGGAGGAACCTAGTTCTGAAGATTCTATTATAAATGTTTCAAAAAATATTGAAAGTTTTTTAAATTTTCCAGCACCGTTTGGTGATATAACTTGGAATAGAAAAGATATATGTGATAGCAGATTATTTTTTAATAATCATTTTAAAATAAAAGAACATATATTGAAAATGACTCACCAATATTATGATTCTTTTTTTAAAAATAAAGTTATTTTGGGTGTTATGGCAAGAGGTACAGAATTTAACAATATTCATCCCCAATATGGCGATCAAAATGTTTATACTTATGTTGATGAAGTAAAAAAAGTTTTATTAGAACATTCAGAAATAGATAATATTTTTTTAGTTACAGAAGATAGTGATTATATTAAAGTTTTTGATGATATTTTTGATAATTTATTATATATGAATGTTTTTAGAAGAACAACACAAACATTAGAGTATTGTAAACGTAATTGGTTATGGCCTTATGAAAATTCTTCAAGAGAAAACCATACAAGAATTTTAGGTGACGAATGTTTATATCAAGCATTATTGTTGGGTAAGTGTGATTATTTAGTGTGTAAAAGAAATAGTATGGCTGGTGCCGCAGTTTTTTTTAATGATAATTTAAAAAACGTATATTACGTATAAAATAATAAAATAAAAATGATTGATAATATATTCATAATTCATTGGAAAGAATTAATAGATAGAAAAAAATATTTGGAAGAAAAATTATCTGAATATAATGTTACTTGGATTGATATTTATGATAGAAATAGTATCACAAATGAAACTATATCTAAAGTCTATAAAAAGAATGTAGAACTGTGGAATAATAGAATGCATAGATTATATAATCATAAACCTGAATATCAAGAAATGAAAATTTCTGAAATTTGTAATTCATTATCTCACCTTTATGTACTAGATTATATGATAGATAATAATATTGATTATGGTATAGTTTTAGAAGATGATGTTATATTAAAATCTGATTTTTTTCAAAGATTTGATTCTTGTTTTAATGATACTCCAAAAGATTTTGATATTATATTTTTTGGTTCAAGTTTTTCACCTCAAATATTGGATAGTGTTGGTTTTGAGAATGATAAGCCAGCAATAGAAATTAAATATGGTGTTTCTGTATATGAAAAATTCAGAAATCCAAAAACAAGAACAGTTGATGCTTATATTTTAAAAAAATCAACTTGTAAAAAATTAAAAACTATTACAAATGAAATATCATCTGCTTATGATCATGACATGGCGTATTTTATTAAAGAATTGGATTTGAAGGTTTATTGGTGGGAACCAGGTTTAGTTTTTCAAGGAAGTCAAGCAGGATATTATGGTAGTTCCATAAGATAAAATAATTTTATATGATATATTTCTATAATACATTTCATAATGGTGATATTCATTACTCTAAAAGTTTTGTAAGAGATACAATGAAAAAAATGGGGACAAATGATTATTGTTATTTACATAACAATAATCCTGAAATTTTAAAAGATTTTCCTACTATAAAACAGGATAAATCTTTTACAACCTTTGACAATTGGAATTTAGTTAGTAGATATCCTATATCATATTACAATCAAGTTATTTTAGAATCTGCACCCAACAATAATAATATCTATATTAATACTTGGGTTGGTCAACAAAATTGGATCACAAAAAGTGGAATGAATAGAAATAGAGATGATAGATATTGTTCCTTATATTCACATTATGAGTTATATGAAGATATATTTAGTACATTAGGATTACCGATTGAACCTATTGAATATTATTTACCAGAAATTGATTTTGATTTTATAGAAAAAGAAAATATTGATAATTTTTTCTCCAATAATAAATTTGATTTAAGTGTATTAATTGTAAATAATGATCCAGATACTATTAGGATTCAAATGGATATGGAAGGTATTGTAGATATGTTATCAAATAAATATCCAAATATTTTATTTATTTTAACAAGAAAAGCAAATTTAAATAGGGAAAATATCGCTTATACTAATGATATAATAGGTTTAGCTTGTGATTTGAATGAAATTAGTTATTTATCAAAATTCTGTGATATTATAGTAGGACGACCATCTGGTCCTTATACGTTTAGTATAATAAAGGATAATTTTGTAAAAGAGAAATGTTTAATTACAATTTCAAATAATAAATATGATCAGTTTTATTTTGAGTCTGATGCAGATATATTTTTATTAACTAATCATACTTCTAATGCTCTAATAAATGTGTTAGAAAATAAAATAAATGAAAGATTATGATAGAAAAAGTATTTTATGAAATAGAAGAAGATTTTTGGTGCGAAACTAGATATTTAAATACAGTTTATGATTTAATTAAGGATAGATTAGATGGTGATTATTCAATAGTTATAACTCCAAATTTGAGAAGTTTACCAGAAACAAAATATAAAAAAATAGTTTTATTGACAGGTGATGAGTTAGGCTTTCTTGGTATGAATCCTTATAACCGTAATGATGTTGTAGCAGTATTTAGAATTTTTAATAGAATAGGAAGATTTGATAATAAATATATTTTTCCAATTCCAGTTGGATATAATTGGACAATGCATAGCGATAAAACTAAAAAAATGGTAAAAATGTATCCTGAAAAAAAATTATCAGAAAGAAAATATGATATTTTTTATGCTGGACAACCTTTACCATGGAGAAATGAATTGGTTAGTAATTTGGTCAATTTGAAAGATAAGTTTAATGTATTTTTTAATCAATCACCTTCTTTTAGATCAGGTATAGATATTGATGAATATTATAAGCTATTAGGAGATACTAAGATTGCATTAGCACCAGATGGTACATCAGTTGATACTTTTAGATATGTTGAAGCGTTTGGTAGTGGGTGTATTGTTATATCAACACCTAAAGATGATTTATGGTATTATAGAAATTCTCCTGTTTTTGTGATTAATTCTTGGAGTGAGTTGAATGAAAATTTAATTCAAAATATATTATCAACAAATATTGATGATTTATACTATAAAAATTTACAATATTATGAGGAAAAATTATCAGAAGAAGCTGTAGCAAGTTATATAATAAATAGTATTCAAAATGGAAAATAATATACTTTTCAATGTAGATGAATATTTTGAAAAAAATCAGAATCTTTCTGGTGGTAATACTATGTATTCTGTATCAAGAGAACTTGGTAGCAAGTTAACAAAAAAAATTGAAGAATTTAAAGAATTTAAAATAAATAAAATCATAACTAATGGTAATATTGCAAGTGTTCTGATGGATTTAATAAGTTATACTTTTACACCTAATATTAGAAATATAACAAATGGACAAATATATCCTATGGGAAAATTTCAAGATATTCCTGTGTTTGTTGATCCCTATATGAGATGGAGTGATAATTTTATTCATTTTGAGTATGAACCAGATATTAAACACTTTAGAAAAATTAAGATTCAGAGTCTTGAAAATACTCTACCAGAAGAGGATAAAAATATTAAATATGGAAGAATATATAGTGGAGTTATAATAGATACAAAAGGTATATTACTTTAATCTTCTTCTTGAGGATTAACTTTTTTCTTTCTTATGTATTGTTTTCTTTTGTTCGGTACAACTTTTGTGTCTAATTTTACACCAGATTTAAGTTGATCTTCACGCTTCATTTTTTTGATAGTTTTATCAATTTCTAGTTTTTCTTTTCTACCTTCATTTATAAAAGTTTCAAAGTTAAAAATTCTTGATTCTTTTTTATAGTAATCCCACATACCATAACATTTACCAACAGCTTGTTTCTGATCTGTACCTTCATGTCTAACAGCACTAATACATCTAGAAATGTATTTGTTCTTTTTTTCTTTTTTCTTTGGCTTTGGCATTACTTTAAAGATTGTATTTTTCTGCTATTTCTAATTCTTTTATTTTTGTTTTTATATCTTTAATTATTCTTTTCATTACGCCTTCGTGTGTTTCATAAGTGTATATATTATTTTTTTAATTCAAATTTTAATTGTATATTTGTATTAAATATAAATGATATGAGTCTGGCAAAAAGAGCATTAGAAATGAAGGATACGAATCCTTTAAAAAAACAAATCTTAGATTTTTTAAATGAAAAACCTAAGATTGAAAAAGTTGTTAAGACTAGAGTTGTAAAACCAAAAAAAGGTTCTACTACTGGATTTATTTCATTTGGTTGAAATTCTAAAATTAGTTTCTATTTTTGACTTTTTTTATTTTATTGTACTAAGTTTAGATAATCCATAAAAAATATCTATTATTCTAACTTTTAATAATCCCATTGATTGTGTATTATATACAACTGAACTTGATGGTCGTTGTAATAGACATGTTATCCATATTTCTTGACCTCTTTTTACTTGTTTGAGACTTAAATCGGTATTTAATACGGGACCTCCGGCAATTTCATCTAATTTTTTTATTTCTTCGGGATCTTCTATCATACCAGTTATTTGAACTATTTCCATAGGTCCCTCAATTTTCCTATATTCGCCATTATCTAATCTTGAAATGGCAATAATATCATCAGAAAGAGGTTGAAATTCTTTATTTTTACTAAAGTCTTTCACCTTTTTATTTTTGAATTCATCAAATTTTTTAGTTATATCTGACATAATTTTTATTGAATTTCACTATTAGGATCTGAAGGTATTAATTGCTTAGGAATATCCATATCATTTTCCATATCATTTTCACCTAAATGTTCTATAATTTGGTCTAAAAGTTCAACAACATGACCCACGGAGCCAGCATATCCCCAATTTCTCAAATCACTTTGATATTTTTCTTTAAATATATTTAATCTTGATTTAACTATATCTAATTTAGATTGTGCTTCAGCAAAACTATGATCAAATACCTGTTGTGCTTGTGTACTTTCTTTTAGTAAATCTTCTTTTAATGTTGTAAATTTTTTCATTTTGTTTTTATTTTTTTAAATGTTATAAAGTTCTGCACTTTTTTTTGTTAAATAAAATTCATATTCTTCTGGAAATTCTTTTTTAATAGTGTCAAATATCATTTCTCTATACTTACGTTTAGATGCTTTAGGATCATTTAGAATATCAAAAAAATCTTCATTTGAATCACTTTTTATACTTAAATCGGCACCAGATTTTATTAATAACCTTATTATATCAATTTTAGGTTGATAAGCCGAAACTATTAGTGCTGTTTCACCTAAGTCATTTTTCCAATTTATATCTGCTCCTGCGTCAATTATTTCTTCACATATTTCTAAATTAGTATCAAAATCTTTTGCAAAATATACAGCATCAATTAGTGGTGAACTTAAAAATCTGGTATATTTAGTAATATCTGCTCCTAATTCTTTTAATTTTTTAAATTGAGTTAAGTCACCATTTGCTGCAAAGAAATGTAATTCACGATCAAAATTTGTAGATTCAAATTTTTTAATATATTTCATTCTTCAAATTTTTTTATAAATAATGGATTTTCATCATCTGATGATAATTCCTCTATTGGTTCTACATCACCTCCAATTTTTTCAATGCTTGGATCATCTACTTTAACAAATTTATAATCTTGTAATTCTTCAACAATTGCATCTTCTGAAATTTCAGTATCTGTAAATGAATTAACTATATTATGTATGTCATGTAAGGTTAAAACATAAACACCTTCTTCTGAATCCTCAATTTCTATGGTAGATTCATTTAGATAATCAGAATACTTTGTAATATTTTTTTCAAAAGATAAATCTTCAGGATTACTTGGTTCAAGTTCATTATCATAATATGTATCTAAGAATTCTTGTATTTCTTCTTTTACATAAATAGTTTCATTTAGAAAATCTTCTTGTGCTTCTAAGCTTCTTATCCATTTTTCTAAAAGAGATTTTGAAATATTTAAAGTTTCTTCCATTTTTTTGTTTTATTTTTCTCTTAATTTATAATCTTGAACCAAGTATTCTTTATATTTATTTATTAATTTATCAATTAATATTTCATTTGTAAAGTTTTTATTATCAAGATCGTAAACTAAATCTTCATTTATTGTAATATTAATATTATTTAAATTTTCATCTTGATAAATAGATAATTTTGCTTTAATCTTATCTCTATTTGAAAGATTTATAGTTAAATATGTATTATATATTAATTTAATATTTTTAAAATTCCGCTTATTAAAATATCCGCTTATTTCCATAATTCTTATGGAACTTGGACTATTTCTTCTTTTATAGGTTATTATTGATAATTCATGTTTAATTTTTTCAATTAAATCTTTATTTTCATTCTCAACATTAACTGCTATGTCTGTTAAATCCATATTTATCTTCTCATGAAGTTTCTCAAATTTTGTAATCATTATTGTTTCCTCCTTTTTCATCATGTATATATAATTTTTCAAAGTATAAAAATTATATATACATAAAAATTATTACTTTAAAATGGCAATTATTCGTATAAGAGATTTAGAAACAGAAGCAACTTTAACAGGTGAAAATTATATACCAATAGATAGAGATGATTATTACACTAACGCTAAAAAACTTTCTTTATCAAATTTCAATAATTATATTACTGGTATTACATATAGTTTCTCATCAGGATTAACTTCAGGAACAGATGGTACATCAGGTAGTTCAGGTAGTTCAGGAACTAATGGAACCTCTGGTAGTTCAGGTAGTTCAGGTCAAGATGGTACTAATTTTGGAACTTCAGGCTCATCAGGCTCATCAGGCTTTGGTATTAATGGAACCTCTGGTAGTTCAGGTAGTTCAGGTATTAGTGTTGCTGGTACTGATGGAACTTCTGGCTCATCAGGTAGTTCAGGAATAGGTGTTGCTGGTACCTCAGGCTCATCTGGAACCAATGGAACCTCTGGTAGTTCAGGTATTAGTATTGCTGGAACCTCTGGTAGTTCAGGTATTAGTGTTTCTGGTACTGATGGAACTTCAGGTACAAATGGCACTTCGGGAGTTGGAACTAATGGAACCGATGGAACCTCTGGTAGTTCAGGTACGTCAGGTGTTGGTGGTAGTGGTACTGATGGAACCTCTGGTAGTTCAGGCTCATCAGGTATTGGTGGTGGTACAGATGGAACCTCAGGAACCAATGGAACCTCAGGAACCAATGGAACCTCAGGTAGTTCAGGTATTAATGGAACCTCAGGAAGTTCAGGAATTAATGGAACCTCTGGTAGTTCAGGAATTAATGGAACCTCAGGTAGTTCAGGAACTAACGGAACCTCAGGAAGTTCAGGAACCAGCGGTGGAGGTCTTCAAGAATTTCCTTTCTATGTTGTAGTATCTGGTGAAACATATTTATCTACACCTCAACCAATAAATTCTGGTGGTACGATTGTTTTTAATCAGTTAAGTGGTATTTATATAAGTACTGGTTTAACATCACAAGGATTCTTAGAATTAAATTTATCAGCATCACAAGGTTTAGATGAATGGGTTGTTGTAAATGTTCCTGAGTTAGATGCTGCTTGGGCAGAATCTATGGCAAGTACAAGATATGGTAGAATTTGGTGTGTTGGTACAGGATTTACTTGGACACAAAATACTGATTATATAATAATGCCTTCTGGTAATACAGGTGCACATAAAATTGAAATCGTTGGCTTACCTGAGGCAACATTTAATGTTGATACATTTACTGTTAGATTTGGTGATGGGTTTTTAAGTAATATTATTTGGCGAACAAATACCACTAATTATATAACTTCATATAATGGTAGATTAAAATTAGTAAATAATTATTTTATTGATGATATATCAGGTACAACAAGTGGTACACAAAGGATTCATATAAATATAGATGGTTATGTAAGAGATAATACAGGGTTAATTGATATAGATGGAATTATGCATTATACTCAAAATTATACTTGGAATAACACAGAGATTATACAACCAATTAGAATTCATAATACAGAGAATAGTCCAGTAGCATTTGATAATTTATATGTAAATATAAGAGGTGTTGATACTGTTAGTTCATTTGAAAGATTTAACAGAGTTAGATTAAGCGCTTCTGTAGGTACAGATTTTAAGGTTTCAGGAGATGAGACATGGTTTTTTTCTCCTCAACAAGAATTGCCAGGTACTGGTAATATTGATGCTACTTCAGAAATTTTAAAAACATCATCAATTGATAGAGTTCGTGGTGAAAGAATTCCAACAGGTACTACATCTTTAACAAAATATGTTATGTTAGATACTGATAATTATTTAAAAATAGTTACTTTAACTGGTGGTACAGGTGGAGGTACATCAGGAACTAACGGTACATCAGGTAGTTCAGGATCATCAGGAATCAATGGCACCTCAGGCTCATCAGGTATTAATGGTACCTCAGGTTCATCAGGAACCAATGGTACCTCAGGTTCAAGTGGCATCTCACCATCAATATTTACTTGGTCGCTTGATACGCCAGAAGTTGATGGAATACCAGGACCTAGATTATATCATAATATGAGAGTTCAAAGGGTTGATTCTTATTGTGTATCATTATCTTCTGTTACATTTACTGTTTCATATAAGAGTACACCAACAGGTTCAACAACATATATTTATTCTGGTGTTACAAATACAACACAAGGAGATTCATCAGGTGCGATATCTGAAAGTGTATCGGCAGATAATTGGTTATGGTTAGATATTAATAGTATTCAAGGTGCGCCTGATAAATTGGTCGTCTCACTTGCTTTAATATATACGTAAAAATAAATTATAAAATGGATATTGCATATTTAGGATCAACCAATGTGGTTTCAGGTTCCTCATCATTAGAGATTGTAACGTTAAATCAAACATTAACAAAACAACATACGATTTTGGCTTTTGTAAATTGTCGTTCAAATACAAAAATTACTCCAGTTGCACCTAATGGATGGACTCAAATTGCCAACGTTGATGGTGTAAGTGGTAAAACATTTGTATATTTAACACAACCAACTGGAACAACAGTTGATCCAACATATACAATATCCGGGTTATCTCCCACTTTAAATTGTGCATTTGCATTATTTTTTAGTGGTTGTTCATATCATTCTTCTAATGTTATTAATGCGATTGTACAAAAACACAATACTCTTGGTACTGGTGTTAGTGGATTTACCACGACCACAAAAAATACAATGATAGTAGAATTTGTTGGTACTGTAACAAATACCCAAATAAGTGCTTATGCAAGTACACCTTCTTTGACTTGGACTGAAAGAAGAGATTCTGGTTTTTTCCATTCTACCAATATTCAATTACGTATTGCAGCAGCAACTTCGTCGTTGGCACCAACAGATAATTATACTTTTTTTGATTATAGTTTCTTAGGTGATACAGGAACTGAAAGTGAGGTAATAGTTGTTGCGTTAACACCAAGAAAAGGTAATGTTCCTATGTCTATGAGCAGTTTGTAAAAATATATAGAAAATGAATGGCAATTATTCGTATAAGAGATTTAGAAACAGAGGAAAATTTAATAGGAGAGAATTACATACCTATTGATAGAGACGATTATTATTCAAATGCTAAAAAACTTTCATTATCAAACTTCAATAATTATATTACTGGAATTACCTATAGTTTCTCATCAGGATTAACCTCAGGAACAGATGGAACTTCAGGTAGTTCAGGTAGTTCAGGAATCAATGGAACCTCAGGTTCGTCTGGTAGTTCAGGTCAAGACGGAACCAATTTTGGAACATCAGGTTCATCAGGCTCATCAGGCATTGGCGTTAATGGAACCTCAGGTAGTTCAGGTAGTTCAGGTATTGATGGTACAAACTTTGGAACATCAGGCTCATCTGGTAGTTCAGGAATAGGAATATCAGGAACAGATGGATCTTCAGGATCATCAGGAAGTTCAGGTCAAGACGGAACTAATTTTGGAACATCTGGATCTTCAGGTAGTTCAGGTACTTCTGGTGGTGGAAGTGGAACCGCAGGATCATCTGGAACAGATGGAAGTTCAGGGACAGATGGAACCAATGGAACTTCAGGTAGTTCAGGAACTAATGGAACCAATGGAACCTCAGGTAGTTCAGGAACAGATGGAATCAACGGAACTTCAGGTAGTTCAGGTCAAGATGGAACATCAGGCTCATCAGGAACCAATGGTAGTTCAGGTAGTTCAGGATCGGATGGAACCTCAGGTAGTTCAGGAACTAATGGAACCAATGGAACCTCAGGTAGTTCAGGAATTTTACCACCATTAGGTACTAGTGGTGAATTGGTTTATACTGATCCATTGGCAACTTATGGATATAATGTAAATTTAGGATTAATTTTTTCTGGAAACACTTTATCTTTATCAGGTATAGGATTTAAATATGCTAATGGTTCTGAAGGTGTTGAAAAAATTCTTACAAGTGATGTTTTTGGTAATGCTGAATGGATAAGTGTTGTAACTGGAATAACAGATGTAATTGATAGAACATTTGATTTGAAAATTTCAAATCAAGTATTATCTGTAGTACCGTATGCGACTAAAAAATCTTCTGATCCAGGATTTGCATATTTTTATTTAACAGGAAATACGAGTGGTCAAACTCCAACATTTTATAATCCTTTGACTTTAGATGGCTATTTAAATTCTACAGGACAAAATATCTATACTATTGAAAATACTTCAGTTTTGGGTCCTGAATTGAATGTGAATCCTGATGGATGGACCGTAACAGGTGATGCTGTTAGTGTTGGAAGTGGAAAATACACTTTTAATACAAGTGGCGTAGCAGGTTCAATAAGTTATAATTTTGGAACATTTTCATTATCTGATGTTTATATTTTTATTTTTTATTTTTCAAATGCTGTTGGTGGCGGTTTTCCTGGAATTACATTTGCTGGTGCTACTAAAACCTATATGGGTGGTTCTTATTCAGGATCTCAATTTAATCATTATGAAATTAATCCTTTAAATGTATCTGGTGTTTGTACATTAACAGTTGATGCTGGTGCATATTCAAATTATTATATTAATCAAATAACAGTTAAAAAAGTATTGGCTCCTTCAAATAAATATATTACTCATTACACAACTGGTACAACTTCTAATGAATTTAGATCATCATATTCAAATGAAAATATTTCTGTTGGATTGGATTCTGGTAAATATCTTGTACCAACAAACACCAATATACCTACTGGAACAGGTAATTTATCATTTGGAAAACAATCAATCTATAAGGCTACTGTGGCTACTGATAACCTAGCATTTGGAAATTATTCACAATGGGATTTGAGAGAGGGTGAGGATAATATAAGTATTGGAAATTATTCTTTATATTCCAATAAATTAGGTATAAGAAATATTGCAATTGGATCAAGGGCTCTTTTTACAACAACATCTAATTATAATATAGCCATAGGGTATAGAGTTATGTCATTAGCCACTTCGGCATCTAGCAATGTTGGTATTGGAGTTGGTGTAATGCAATCTCTAACTACTGGCACATATAATACAGCAGTAGGGGCAAATAGTTCATTGGCTGTAACAAGCGCAAGTTATAATACTTCTTTGGGGACTGGATCTTTGCAAAATAATAGCACTGGTTCACATAACACTGGCGTGGGATCTTATTCTTTTACTTCGGTTTCATCTGGGACTTTAAATGTGGGGTTGGGGTATTATGCTGGATATGGAATATCTACGGGCAGTTATAACGTACATTTAGGCCCTTACGCTGGCGGTGGATCAACTGATTATTCAAAAGAAGTATCGCAATATGCTTATAATTCGGCTGATAATAATAATGTTTTCATTGGAAATTTAGCATCAAAATCAACATATACGGCAGCAGCGACATCTAATAGTGTAGCAATTGGGATAGATGCAAAAATATATCAAGATAATCAAGTTACATTGGGTGGTAATAATGTATCATCAACATTTTTAAAAGGATCTGTTGAACTTCGAGATTTCACAATACTTGCTAACGAAACATTGAGTGATATAAATCCTATTGATAATTCAAAATGGACAACAACAGGTGATATGTCGGTTTTACCCGGAAGCGGATTAACATATACTTATAATACAGGTTCTGGAATATTTTCCCAAACATTTGGTAATCAATTAAATCCTTTGAAGGGAAACAGGTGGTATAAAGTTATTCTTACTACAGCGGGCACACTGGCAATTCCTGGTCCTTATTATTCAACTTTTACTATATCAATTACAGGAAACACATTTGCCCCAACAACATTAAATTTTTATCCTTATACAAACACATCTCAATTTTTATATTTAAAAACTGTTACTAACCCAACTGATATAACATTTAATATAACTTGTGCACTAGGAACAGGTAATGGGATAGTTAGAATTTCAAATATAAGTATCAAAGAATGTATTGGTGGTGATTTATTTGTAAATAGAAAAATTACAGGATATGGTCCAAATGTAAGATTTCAATTAGATCCAACTGTTATAAACTCGGGCACAAGTACAGCATATTTCTTTGATACTGAAAATATATTAACTGCAACTGGCTCTACACTATTATCAATAAGAAATAGTGGTCAAACTAAATTTGATGTTGATTATGATGGAAATACTCAAATTCCTTTAGGAAAAGCAACATATCATAGACAAGTTATGGGTATTGATACTGTTGGTGATTGGAGACAATGGGCAAGTATAACTAATTTTTATACTGATATTTGTACAAGTATAAATCCAACTGTTTGGACTAATAAACAAACATTATGAGTTTGGTAAAACAAAATCATTACTTATTCCACCAGCGTTTCCTCTTGCCGCAGGTGAATAATCTGTACCTACTGGTTGTTCTTGAGTCCAAGATGGTTTATAAGGTTCTTTCATATCATCAGTTTTATTAATAACCATACCTTTATCAAAAGGTATAGGTCTTTGATGAGGAAAAGGATTATTTTGAGTATTGAAAGAAAACTGATAATGAATACCGTCTTCTGTGATGATTTTAACAGGTACAATTTCTCTTTTATCTGTTTTTGGTATTTTATAGAGAATTAATACTATGTCTCCAAGATTAAAGCCACCTAGTTGTTCGTATAATTTAAAGTTTGTTATCATTATAAGTTATATTTTTTTACATTTTTATAGAATTCAATTTCTTCTGGTGTTAATATTATTTCTCCTATATATATTGATTTTTTTGTTGGTTTTCCTTTAGCCGAGAAATGAGATTTTATATTATCATCATTATAACTTGTATCTTCAATTTCTTCACTTATAGTATTTATATATTTTTTACTTGTTGGGTACCCCACACGATGTTTATCAACTTCATAAAAATCCCAAATATCATCGTAGAATCGCAAGAAAAATCCTTTATATTGATTAAAATAATCATCTTCTTCATTTTTAAAATATTCAATTATATCATTTTTTATTGATTCACTAACATTAATTTTTTTTATCGTTAAAAAAAATAATTCTTTTGTATTTTTATTTACAAATGGAATATAACAATGAAAAATCTTTTCTTTATTTTCAAATATTTTAAAATTTGTTATCATAAATTATATTTTTGTGCTGAATTTTTTAATTCCCATTCTTCTAAAGTTATAAAATCCTTTTTTAAAAAAAATTTTTTTCTTTTTATTTTTCCTTTTTCATTATAACTATCTCTAACATACTTATCGTCTTTATCTTTAACTCTAATTAAAGCATTATCAATACTTACAATTTCATAACTATAATCTTTAACTAATATACCTCTTGATGAATAATAATCTAATGGTGCCATTCTTCTTATTCCATTTACTGCAACAATAATATCACCTACTTTCCAATCAGAATGTGATTCAAATAACTTAAAATTTGTTATCATAAATTATATTTTTTGTCAGCATCTATAATATGTTCAAATTCTTCTTTTCCAAACACATCCATGTATGGTGCTCTCTTTTCTTTTATATAAAAATTATATAGTTCCATAAAGAGTTTTTGATTATTATTAGCAACTTCATCTATACTTTTAATATCTGTTATATTTAACATATTTACTCTATATTTAGAATAAAAATCTTTAAAGATGATAGATTTTCCTGGTTGTGAGTAAGATATAGAAGTATCATTTGTATCTAATTCTATTTTTGATGGTATAAAAATCTTTTTTTCATCAACAAAAACAACAAATTCTTTAACAAAATCATTATATTGATGAATATCATGTTTAATATTAAATAATATTTCATCTATTTCATTTAAATCTGACTTCCATTTTTTGAGAATATCCATGTCAATATTAGCATATTCATCATATTCTTTATAATGTACATCAGCCATTTCATTAAATTTTTGTATTTTCATTTAGAAATCTGTTTTTAATTCTTCTTCGGTTTTAATTTGAATCATATTACTATCTGCCCAATCATAAATATCATCCCATACAGAAGAACTTTCAACAATTTTATTCTTTTCTTCTGTTAATCTATCAATTAATTCCTTTAATTTTGTCCAAGCATTTTCAGAGGTTTTCTTTAAAATTAAATCTTTTTGATTATTTAAAAAATTGATATATTGTTCGTTAAATGTTGATAATTCATTACTATTTTCGTATATTGAATCTTTCCATATTTTAGATATATCTAAGACTAATTTCCAGTCTTCTTCATTTTTACTCTGTTCAAATAATTTAAAGCTTGTTATCATAAATCATATATATAAAAATTATAAATATAAATTTTACTTAAACAATTACTTTATTTTGTTATATATTTTAAAAAATAATAGTGAATTATGCTAAATCCAAAAGTTAGTGTTATTATGGCTTCATATTTATTACCATATCCAGGAAGCCGTTCTAATCCAGATAAAAAGTTTATTCGTGCTGTTAATAGCTTCAAAAAACAAATTTATCAAAATAAAGAATTAGTTATTGTTTCTGATGGTTGTCCATTAACAGTTGATTTATACAATAAATATTTTTCTAATGATTCAAATATCAAATTATTACAAATACCAAAACAACAACTTTATTCAGGTGAAATGAGAAATGCCGCACTCAATTTAGTTGATGGTGATATAATTTCTTATTTAGATACCGATGATGTATTAGGACCAAAACATTTACAAACAATAGTGGATCAATTTGATATGGAAAATTATGATTTTGTTTTTTACAATGATTATATGGTTCTTGATCCAACTTTCAAAAAATTACAATTAAGAATAGTTGAGCCTCGTTGGGCTAGTATAGGTACTAGTTCTGTTAGTCATAAAAATCTTAGAAATGTAAGTTGGTCTAAATCTGGTGGTTATGGACATGATTTTTTATTTGTTTTTAACATGGCAAGTCAAGGTTTAAGATATAAAAAATTAGAAAAAGTTCCTGAATATTTAGTTTGTCACTATTATAATGGTGATTTTTAAAAAATTATAAAATATGAAAAATAAATTTTATGTACATGGTACAGATGAATTAGTAGATTTGGAAGTTGATTCTTCAATTTTAATAAATAATTGGGGAAGAAGATTTGAAGTTTTATATCCAGAATCTGTTGCGTATTACGAAATCTATAAAAGAGAAGATTATTTCAAAGGTGATTGTATTATTTTACCAGGTGATATTGTAGTTGATTGTGGTGGTAATGTAGGAATTTTTACATCAATGGCACTTGATATGGGAGCAGCAAGAGTATTATCCTTTGAACCTTTTGTTAATAACTTTGAAATAAATAAAAAAAATAATCCTAACGCAGAAGTTTTCTGTAACGCAGTTTCAAATAAAACAGGTGACAAAACTGAGTTATTATATACATCATCAGGGAATGGTGGTCATACTATAATTGAATCTGAAATTGATAGACAAGTTGGTCTTTATGAACATAAAAACCTATTCGTAACTACAGTAACTTTAGATGATATAATTTCTCAAAATTATCTTGATCATATTGATTTTTTAAAAATTGATACAGAAGGCGCAGAACTAAAAATTCTTGAAGGATTATCTGATACAAATTTAAATAAAATTAGATGTATAGCATTAGAATACCACCATAATGTTTTTAATTATGATGATGATATTTTTATTAATTTCCAACAAAGATTCCTTAATAATGGATTTAATGTATTTACCTGGATATTAGATAATTATACAAGAATGGTTTATATTAGTAGAGGTGATGTATTCGTCATAAATCCAAAACATCCAGTATGACAGATTTTACAATTAAAAAAGAAGAACATATAAAATTCATAATAGACAATTTTGATTTTGTCGCAGTTAAAAAATATATGGATTGTGTAAATTGGAAATGGGTAGGAATATCACCTGATATAAATGCTTTAATTGAAAATGCCACACAATTGTTAAACGATGTGTATAATAGAGATGTTATATCTATATCAACAGGAGGATTTAAAGCTACAAAATATGATGATCATTTAGAATTAGAATTTATACTTTCTAGTTGGAGAAGTGAAATTTTAAATTATGGACCTGAATATGAAAAACTTAAGAAAATAAAACTTAGAAAAAGAAAACTTAGAACAATAACTCAAAACTTACAAAATGAAAACTATTGAAATTTACGAAAAAACAAAGACAAAAAAATTACAACTTCTATTAAATCAATATGAAACTTATGTTGAAAATGGTAATCTTATTTTAGAAAAATTTGAAGAAAATAATGTTAAGGATGAAGGTTACGTAGCATTAAAGAATAAAGTTAATGATTATGAAATAGATGTTCATTTAATCCGCATGATACTTACAAAAAGATTATGGTTTGAGGACCAAAAAGAGTAATATAAAATATTACTCTTTTTGAGGACCAAAAAGAGTAATATAAAATATTACTCTTTTTATTTTTATGGAGTTCTAAATTTTATATATAATATAAAATATTAGAATTTTTATATGGCAACACCTCTTTATAAACCAATGAAATCAAAGGGAACATCTTTCTATTGTTTCCCTAGTGCCGCAAGCGATTTAAATTTAGCAAATTATAATGATTATTATGATCTTAATTTTACTAAATTTATGTTATTAAATATTCCTCGTCTTGAAAACGGTAGTCCAAATCCTACAGATGGTATTTTTGATTTTATTCCAAAAAGTAGAATAGGTGAAAATCCTTTCTATTCAGATGATCCAAATTATACAACACCAACAAAATTATCAGATCAGATAGTTGAGTCTTTAAGAAATTATGTTGCTAATTATGATACATCTATACACGAAAGTAGAATAAATACAAATACAGATTTTTATAATATAGCAGAAAAATATACACCAACTGAGCACATTTTCTGGAAATGGTGTAGAAAAATGAATATTATTGATTTTGAACCAGCAGTTCATAAAGTTGATTGGGATAAAAATCTTTCAGATTTTGATAATCCAAATGCATCAACAATAACTAATGTAGATTATTTTAGAAAATATTTATGGAAAGAAAGAGAAGTTATTGATTATCAAACAATACATGTTGAAGAAAGTAATGATTATAATGGTAGTACTGGTACATATTCTACACCTAAATTTACATTAAATGAAATTACAAAATTTAAGGTAGGTGATAAAGTTATATTAAAAAGTGATGAATTATTAGATCAATCAAGTTTAACCGCATTAACATTTGGTCAGGCTTATACAATTGGTCAAATAGAATTTAGTGGAAATACTACCACATATATTTGGTTGGATGTTGATTATACTGCTGGTCCGCCAGTTGATTTAACTTCAACTTATGTTTATTTGAAATATAATAGGTTAGTGCAGTATATTGGTGAAATTAATCAAATTACAAATATACAAACTGCGTCAAGAGTTGGTCAAGAGGTTACGGCTTATATTCCACATCAAGCAGGTAGAACACCAACAGTTCTTTTTGGTACAAGAGATAACACAAATTATTATCCAGATTTATCAATACCTATTTTAGCAAGTGAAATTCAAACGGAGATTGTTGGTGCAGAAAGTTTAAATTCACCAATAAGAACTGATCCACAGAATTATCCAGGCTCATATTTCGGACAATTTGATACAGAAGATAATACTTACTTGTGTTCTAATGGAGATAGTGTTAGATATCAGGGAGATTATTATGGTGTTCAATTAACAGATAATACTGGATTAAATGCTGAAAATTATATAGAAAAATTAACTGAATTTAATTCAGATGCTATTGATGGACTTTTTATAGATGTTGATAGATATCATTATTATAAAATGAATATTCCATCAATGGAAACAAGAAATTTTGATGAATTTAGTTCTATTTCTATACAAGGTCAAGCACCTGAAGATTTTGATTTTAATGCTATTTTATGGTACTATGAATTAATAGAAAGAGATCAAAATAATAATATAAATTCCTATGTAAATTTATATGGAATTGAATTTCTAAACAATCCTGATAATGATGATGATAATTATGCCGAATTAATTACCCCATATCAGAAATTAGTAACAAATGGTGTTCATGATGGCTTATCTTATATGTTTAATTTAAATCTTAATTATAATATTGATAATGATGTTTTACCATTAACTTATGATCCAAGTACAATTTATAATATGTTTGGATTTGATATGTATAATGAAATGATGAAAAGATTATATCAAGTTAATGAAAATTTTGTTAATATAATAGAGGAATTTGTAAGAATAAATATGGACCTTCAAGATATGAAGAGTTTAATCTATTCACAAACTGATATAGATGATTTAAAGTCTAGAATGAAGAATATGGAAGAACTTTTGAGATTATATGCATCTAATCAATTTGTTGATTCAGATACTGCTAAAATATCAGTAGATAATTCTGGAATTTATCCTAAATTGAAATTTAATGTTGTTGGTGTTGAATATGATGAAATTAAAAATATAAGTACAACAGTTGCTTATAATTATAATTTCACTAATACTGGTGCTTCTTATCCTGTTACTCTATCATTTACTAATAAGATGTTATTAAACATTGTAAATGATAACGTTTCAACCGATAGTGGAAATGTTATTGTAATGTTAGATAGAGATCTTAGGAATAAACAAAGATTAGATATTATTATTAAGCCTGAATATGCACAATATGTACAGAAATTATACTTAAATATGTTATTTAATTATAATAATACTAAATCAGAAATCAACATTTTTAATGTTGATTTACCAAAGGATATTGAGTCGTATAATGTTTTATTACCTGATTCATCTGTATTTGCAGATAGTTATTATTTGAATGAAAATATTTATGTTAATTGTACTGATATAAATACTGGTGGAACATGGTGTTCAACAGGATTTACAGAATTAGTTTTAACAGAAGATATATTTAAAACTGGTGATACTATTTATGTACAAAATTTATATCTACTTGATCCATCAGGAAATACATTGGATTATAGTGGTGCTTATAAAATCTTACAAAGAGTTGGTATTGATTTGACAATAGATTTACAAGCATATGGTTATAAACTATTAGGGCAGCCTAGGGTTAGTTATTATAGAGGTATTCAAGTCTCTATACTCCGAGTGAATGGAGATGATAATACTACTTTTAATCAAAGATATGATGTATCTTACAAAATAATTTAATGAATGGATATTTTAGTTGGAGACTTAGTAAATAAAATAAAAAAAGTTTTTGATTCTACAAAGGTACTTTCTGTTGAAAGTGTTTATGAAAAAACAGAATCAAGTGATTTGAAGTTGGTTATTTCAATGAACAAAATTTTATATGATGATGTTAATGTTATTTATACAAAATTGATATTTGTTACAGATGCAAGTAAAGCTAAGATTATAAAGAACAATTTTACTTATTTATTTGATATTAATTGTGAATATGTTAGAGTTGATTTTTCTAGTATAGAAGATTTCTCAACTAAAATTTCAAATATTTTCAAAGAAAATAAATTTGGTGAAAATATTAAAACTTTATCAAAATTTGTCAAATCTCCTTCAACATTAATAAATGAATGGTTTCAAGAAAACGATATTACTGATATTTCAGTTACAAATGTAAAAGAAGATAAAATATCAATTATGCCTTGTAAATCATTATATTTTAAGTTTATTATTGATTTAAATAATAACCAAAATATAGAATTAACAATTTCAAAAGAAAAAGAAACCGAATATGTATATCAATTCAAATTTTTAGATAATATATATGAAGATAAACAATCAAATTTAAATACACTTGTTGAAACAATAGGTGATAATCTTAAAAATAAAATTAAAATGTAAAGATGGCAAATAGTACAAAACTTAACAGAGTTTTTAATTTCATAGAATTAAATTATAAAAATTTAACAAATCAAATAACGAATTGGTTAAGTTCCGCATATGACAAATCAGGTATTCTTTTTAATTCAGCGTCACCTTATGGACAAATTTTAGAAGTTGTAAAGGAACTTTTTCTTCAGAATATTTTATATTTGAAAAATTTCGTTAAACAAATTGATATTGATCAATCTAACTCTAAAAGAATGATAAGCAATATTGCTAGAATATCAGGACATAATCCTTCAAGAGCAATATCAGCAAAAGGTACACTTAAATTTAAACTTAAACAAGGTATTAATATTGATCAAACAGTTGCTGGTGGTCAAGTTACTATTTACGATGATACAATTGTAAAAAATAAAACTAATGGATTATACTATGCTTTGAAAGTTGGTACAGATAAAAATATTTATCCTTTAACTCCTGGTTGCCAATTTTTTGTGAATATTGTTCAGGGAAAATATGAGAAACAAAATTTTACCGGAGATGGCACTATGATGCAGTCATTGCAAGTTACTGTTAGTAACAATTCTACTATTGATAATTTTGATTATCAAGTTTTGTTAAATGGTATAAATTTGCAAATTAGAGATCATTTATATGATATGCTTGAAAATGAATATGCTTGTTATACAAGAACTGGATTCAATGGCGGCTTAGATATATATTTTGGAAATGGTGTTAATGGTATTATTCCTCCAATTGGTTCTCTAATAGAAGTGAAATATTTATTAAATAATGGATTACAAGGAAATATTTTAAATAATAAAGTTAATGATTTTACTTTTGTAGATGATATGTATGATGAAAATGGTACAGCAATTCAGGCAAGCCAATTATTTGATGCTTTTGTTGAAACAAATATACAATTTGCTAGTGATGGTGAAAGTATTGAATATACAAAATCAGTAATACCTTATGTTTCTAGAAATTTTGTTCTTGCTACACCAGCACAATTTATCTATCATCTTAAAAAATTGAATATGTTTTCAAAAGTTAACGCTTTTAATACTCTTGATATGATAAAAATTGATATTGATAGTGATGGAAATTTGGATAATATAAACATCAATGAAATGTATCTTTATTTAATTCCAAGAATAACTGACTATTTCTCATCTGATATTAATTATTTTAACGTTCCTTTTGATAGTTTCTTTTTAGATCAAGTAGAGAAAGATAGAATAATTACTTATCTAAAAATGCAAGGTATTGTGAGTATAACATCAGTTATAAAAATTATTGATCCACAAATTAAAAGATTTATTGTCAATATTTTTATAAGAAGATATGAAGATGTAACCGAAGAAAATATTAGAGAACAAATTACTAATATATTATCATCATATTTTTCAAGTTATAATAGATATGATAGAGTTGTTAAATCAGATTTGATAAGTCAATTAAAAAATATTGATGGCGTTGATTCGGTGAATCTTGAATTTGTTAGTAAAGATAATGAAGATTATCATAGAGATGGTGCACTTTTATCATCAACACAAAAAAATGTTACACAAACCACATATGCTACAACTACAGCATCAGTAAATGTTCCTGCCGATTCTTATAGAACAGCAATGACAGCTATTAAACAATCAAAAACAACAGATTCAAGTGAAAGTTCATCACAAAAAAGTAAAATTGCACCTATTAGTAATAAATTAGCAGGAATTAAATCTTTGAGTATGACAACTAAAAAAGATTCTGTAGATTCATCATTAACATCTGTAGGTAATACAACAGTTATTTCATATACAGATACAACTCAATATGATTCTAAAAAATTAGTAGGAATTGATCCAGTTTTAGGTGATATAGTTATTGGAAGAAATGAATTAATTATTTTGAGAGGTGGCTGGAGTAATAGAAATGGTGTATTTTTTCACGAAGATCCAAAAACAAATACAGGATTTAGCACAGTAAATATTATTTGGAAAGGTATAACTCCAAGAAAATAATTATTCTTGTAAAAATTCTTTAAAAATTTCTTCTTTATTGTTTAGAATAAAAGTATGTATGTAATACGCTAATTTCTTATAATTTTTATATTCATAAATATTTTTAATGTTATAATCTTGTAAGAAATTCTCATCTATTGACATTATATAATCATTTTCTTTATTGAACCAATATACGAGTTGATAAATCTTTTCTTTTACTTTTAATGATAATATAACAGCAACCCCATCATTGATCTCACCAATATAATCTATGATTGAAATAAAATTAACTTCTTCTTCCATTTAGAAAACATATTTTTTTATATATATAATAAAAATAAGGTTTCACATGGCTTTAAAAGACGTAAAAGATTTAGTTATAAGATATCCAGGTCACCCAAAATACCAAGAAGGTAGAATAGTTGAAGATGATGAAATTGAAGTTATTGTTCAAAAATTGGAAATGATATTATTTACTAATAAAGGTGAAGTATTAGGTGATATTGAAATGGGCTGTAATTTAGAGTATTATTTATGGCAAACAAGAGTCACCACAGGAAATCTAAAAAGTAAAGTAGAAGAACAAATATCAATATACATACCAGAGTTAGTTAACTTAGGCTATTCCCTAAGTGTTGATTTATACGAAGGTACATTAAGAGATATCCTTTATTTAAATTTTATAATAAAGGGATATAATATTGAATTTATCTTTGAATAAAAATTAAAAAAATTTATGAGTGAAAGAGTTGATGAATTTATCTTAACCACAGATATAATTGAAGATATTGAACAAAGAGAAAATCTAGGAAAAATTCTTAAAAGACATGAAAAAGTATGGTTTTCAAACACTAAAGGTGTTCGTAAACCATATTTAACATTTGCAATGACTGATGATGAATTTGAAGAATATATTAAATGTAAAATTAATATACAATATTTTGCAGAGAAATATTGTCAAATTAAAAGAGAAGATGGTACCGTTGGACCAATGACACTTCGTGATTATCAAAAAGATATTATTGACCTCTATACAAAAAATCCAAGAAGTATTTTAATGGCTTCAAGACAAACTGGTAAAACAGTTTCAGCCGCAATTGTTATTATTCATTTTGTTTTATTTAATGATGATAAAGGGGTTATGATTGTAGCAAATAAAGGTAAAACCGTTAAGGAAATTATTAGAAAAATTAAAGATATTTATAAATTACTACCATTTTTTATAAAAAAAGGCGTTACTAACTGGAATGAAACTCAAATAGCATTTGAAAATAATTCACGTATTCAAACAGAAAATAGAACAAAAGATCCATCAATCGGTTTTACAATTGACCTTTTATATCTTGATGAGTTCGCCCACATACCAGATAATTTTATTCGTGACTATTATGGTGCTATTGTACCAGTCGTTTCATCTGTTAATAACTCTCGTATTATAATTACGTCTACTCCAAATGGATATAATATGTTTTGGGAATTAATGACTGCCGCAGAATTACCCGATGAGGATCCAAATAAAAATCCATATAAAGCAATGAGAGTCTTATGGACTCAAGTACAAGGTCGTGAAGATACTAAAATAAAAATTTTAGATGTAAAATTAAAGAAATTTGGATTCAATAAACAACAAGTATTAAGAGAAATAAGAGAAAAAGGTAATATAACACTTTATAAAAAACACGTTAATGATGATATAATTGATTGTGTAAAATATGATGTTGAAGATGAAAAAACCTATATTGATAATATTAGAAAAATTCGTATAAATGGTATTCCTTTACCTGAACTTGCTGTTGTCTCCAATTGGCAAGAAGAAGAAACAAAACTTTTAGGCTCACCTGATAAATTTGACCAAGAATATGGATTACACTTCGTTACTGGTGATAAAATCTTATTCAATAAAGAAACTATTGATTTATTAAAAAGTAAACAAATACCATTTGATTATATGGAATTACCACAATTTAAAAGATTGAACATTCCTTACGATTCATTGAAATTTGTTAGAAATTTGGATTTATTTAATCCACTCCGAGCAAAAGATTATTATATTTTAATATCAATTGACTTATCTGAGGGGTTAGCCAAAGACTATTCTGTTATAAACATATTTAGGCTCTCTCTGAGAGATAAATTAGAAATAGAGAAGTACAAGTATGAAAGTTTATATGAGTTGTTCAAAATTGAGCAAATTGGCTTATATCGCAATAATCTTTATTCAATTAGAGAACTTGCACATATTTTTTATTTAATTGCATTTGAAGTATTTAATCCTGAAAAAGTTAAAGTTGTACTAGAATACAATACATACGGTTCAGAATTTTTAACACACCTACCCAATGTTTTTGATGGTGAAAATCAGTATTCAAATTCTGTCTTTTTGAGATTTAAACATAATAGAGAAGATTTAGTAGGAAAAATAGGATTAAAACTTACTAAAGATAAACATCTTATTATTGATAAGGAATTTCAACAATCAGTTAGAAATAGAAGAATGGTGCTACATAGCGATATTAATATTAGCGAAATTACAACATTTAGTAAACACGAAACTACTTCTGGTAATGTAACATATAGAGCAGAATCAGGAAACGATGATGTTGTAATGTCAACAATCACATTATCAACTTGTTTTGATAATGTCGGTTATAAAAATCTCGTTGATTTATATATCAATAATGATTTACAAGGTGATGTTTTAAGATATATTGAAAATATAACAAGTAAATCAACTAATACTGGTAGTGTTGTAGGTGCCTATAATAAGATTTACAAAAGAAGACCAGAGTATTCAAACATGAGATATCCGAGATAATTTTTCAAACTATAATCCTATTTTTTTATATAAAAGATAAAATAGTTTTATGGCAAATATATCTTATAAATTCACTATATCAATGGGACAAATGAGTCTTTTTTTAGAAAAAGTTCATGATCTTTTAACTATTGATGATGAAATTTTATTAAAAATAGATAAAAACAATATTCTTATATATTCTATTGTTGGTGAAAAAACAAACGTTAATGCATTTAAATCTTTCATTTTTAAAACAGATGAGATATTTACATTTTTAGATGAGATTCCAAAAGAAATAAGATTTATAATAGTAGATGGTTCTAAATTTGAAAATAGTTTAAGAAATTATCTTGATTTTAAAGAAGATATTGATTGTGAATTCTCAATGAGTGATAATGTTTATGCAGACAATTTTAGACTTAAAAATTCTAAATTGAAATTAGGTATCATAGGTGGTGATATTCAAGCAATGAATACCTCAATTGATATTGAAAAAATGAAGAAAACTTTTGATAAAAATAATATAGATTTCAAGTTTATTTTAGATAAAGGCTCATATACAAAAATTAAAAAAATTGCATCTATTGATATCGAAAATGATATTTTAACATTAGTTGTTGATGAAAATAAATTAACAATTGGTGAAGGTCATTGGAACCTTAATATTTGTGATATAGAACACGAAGATTTATCAATAACATTTCCAAAGAAATACTTTAAATCAATAGCATTTACAGAAGCTGAAATTGATATTTATGTTTTTGATACTTTTTTATTAATAGATAATCAAAATACAACAATGGTCATAGCACTCGAGATGAGTGTGTAACAATTTAAAAATTAAAAAGTTATGGGTACAAGAGGTTCATCAGGGTTTATCTATAAAGATACACCTTATTTAAATTACAATCATTATGATTCCTATCCAGATGGTTTAGGTAGAGATGTTTTACATTTTATTGTAGATGTAAATAAAGAAAATGGTTGGGATAAATTCAAAGAAAATTCAAATGATATTATTCCAATAACAGAAAAAAGGATAACAGATCCTGATATAATTGAAAAATATAAGAAATATGCCGATTTAAGTGTTTCAACCAAAACATATGATGATCCATATTGCTTATTTAGAAAAATACAAGATTCTTGGATGCCTGAAATTTTAAAAGGCGAACTTAAACATTTTACTTTTAATGATAATTTCATTAAAGAATCACTATTTTGCGAATATGCTTATGTTATTAATCTAGATACCATGAAATTGGAATTTTATGATGGATATCAAAAAGAAAGTCAACCTTCTAATAGATTTGGTGAAATACCTAATGAAGATGGTTATTATCCTTGCCGTTTAGTTGCTGTTTTTGATCTTCAAAAAATTCAAAATAGTACTGACGTTGGACATATTGTAGAAAAAATGGATTTAATTTGTGATTTAAAAAAAGATGATCCGTCCATTTTACAATATTTCCGAAAACCAAAATTGGATAAAATAAATGAAAAAGCCTCTTTATAGAGGCTTTTTTCTTGCCCTAAGTGTAGGACTTGAACCTACGACCAACTATTTTAGAGATAGCTGCTCTACCAACTGAGCTAACAAAGGATTTTGAGATCCAGGTGGGGATCGAACCCACGACCAACTATTTTAGAGATAGCTTCTCTACCAACTGAGATACAAGATCAAGTAAGTTATTAGAGGATTCGTCCTCTAATAACAATACAAAAGTACTACTTTTCTTCCATAGAAAAAAATTATTTATAAAAATTACCTTTTTCTAATTTATATATTTTTAAAAGCCTATCAGCCTCATTTCTCGCCTTAATCCATTCTTTTCTGGCGTTCTGGATTTTTTCTTCTTTAACAGATGGTTTAATACGAACCTTTTCTATTTCAAAAAGTCTTGATAACAATCCTAAAAAAGTGTTAATCTTCCTTAATGATGGCTTTTCACTTCTTTCAATCCAGTAACAATATTTCTGGATTTTTTTCATTTGATTTTGTGATAAATTTTTCCATTTAATCTCATAATATTTTTCAATATCACCTGATACTTGGTAATTATTTTCTTTGATAACTTTTTCAATTTTTTCAATTGCGTCTGCGATTTTGCTATCAATTTCACTTCTACTGTAGGTATACTCAATACCTGATGCTAATGTTGTTTCCATAATGTTTTTTTGTTTTTTGTTTTTTTATAAAAAATTGTTTAATTGTAATTGAATTCTTGATTCGCGAATTGCGAATTTCTTATGGAAACTTTAAGGTGGTTTGTTCTACGTCATAACGTTCTCCTTTCTTTTTTTTTATATAATTTCTAATTTTTTTAATTTTGTTTTTCTCTCTTCTTTTTTTGATATATCAATCAAAAAATATTTTCCTTCTTTTTCATTATATTTTATTTGATAAATAAAAGGTCCCTCAGATATAACATCAAATTCAAAATAATTCTGTTTTGATTTTACAATATCATAACCAATTTTAGCATTATTGTAAAAATTTAGAGTTTGAGTTCTATCTTCATTGTCATATTGACGATTAAGTAAACTAATTAAATTGTTCGCTAATCTCATATCACTAAATTCATCATGAACTTTAGCATCCTTTATATCATCAAATAAACTCCAAAAAGAATCTGCTTTATATGATATTTTACCTTTTGATTCAATTTTAAATATCTTGCTCATAAATTATATTTTTTTGTTGCTTGATCTAATTCTACTCTTTCTTTAATTTTTTTCTGACTATACTCAATTGCAGTATCCATATACTCTGCTAAATGTTCACTACAACAATTCGCTTCTAAATTTGATAACTGAGATCCACCAATAAAAACTAAGTATTTATCGTGATTTTGACAGTTTTCTTTACAACAATGTGAAGTATCTGAAAAACTTCCATGTATAACATGAACTTTGTAAAATTCGTAATATTCTTTATATGTAGCCATAATTTTAGATGTTATAATTGTTTAATTCATTGAAAAATTCGTAAACTTCTTTTAATTTTTTAACCATTTCATTTCTATCACTCTCGTCAAAATATCCCATATAAGTTCCTTCATACCAACCGCCTCCACCAGATATTGATTCACTTTGATGCCCAGTATAAGAACATTCACTTAGAGATTCTAATTCATTAATGACCTCTAATAATAATTTATCTTCAAGCATAAACCACCTCCTCTCCTTTGAAAGTATTTTTATCAATTCCATTAAATATATTGTATTCCTTTAACATTAAAGGTAAAGATGAGGTAAGCCTACGAGTTTTATCAGAAGGCTCAATAGCAATCGCAGTAATCTGATTCCTAATATCAGGTTCACGAAAAACGACAAATTTTAAATGATTTTTTTCCAATTTTGAAATGAGAGAATATAATTCTTCTTCATTTTCTACAGAAAGCTGTGCTAAATAAGGGTCGTTGTACCAATAATTGGAAATTTGGTGATGTTCAACGAAAAACATAATCGCAGCATGGGTTGCTTGCGTTGCCTGATATCCAGGACTTAAATCTCTTCTTGTTACTGTTGTTAATTTGTTAACCTACGTCATGATTTCTAAATTGTTTTTAATGTATATATTAATTTTTGTGTTTTGTTTTACAAATGTATGGAACTTTTTTAATAAAAAAAATTTTAAAAAATTAATTATCTCATAGCCGCGATCTTGTTTCTAATCTCACATTTATCTAAGTCTTTCAACTTCCTTTCCAACGAAAGGTGCTCCAACCCGACCTCACAGGGAAACCGACACCCTCAGTCTGTTTGGATTGCTACTTGTGTGGTGATAACGAATTTCTTCTCCCACAGTAGGTTTTGTAGTCGCGAACTTCCTCTAATATTTCTACCAGCGTAAGATCGAATAATTAATTTTTAAAATTCAGGTTCGTTATAAATAACTTTTGCTTTTGCATCTTTTTTTACACCATTTTTGAAATAATATCTACTTGGATCATCACCAAATCCATTATCCCAATCAATATCCAATTGAAAAACTAAAGTTGGATATTTTTTTGAAAATTCTTTAATATCATCTTCAATTTTATAGCCACTACCTGGCTCATTTGAATTACCATCAGAATTTAGTAAATATGAACAATCATCACTTGTGTCTAAAAGTTCATCTATGATTGTGTTGCTTGATACAATCATATCAATTTCATCTGAAGGTGAACCACATTTTGAACAAAATTGACCATTGATTTGTGTTTTACAATTTGGACAAAATGGTACTTTATTTGTAATTTCACCAATAATTTTTAATTTAAAGTAATTTTCGTAACTCATAATTTTATTTCAAGTTAAATCCGTTGTTTTTTAATGTGTCTTTTATATCTTCTACTGAAAGGTCACTTGTAAGTCCAACAAAGCCATTTTCATCCAATTGAATTTCACCAAGGTCAAGTTCTTCTATTTCTGGAAGTTCATCACAGGGATCCTGGTCTGATACATATTTTCCATTTTTCATCCAAACTGTTATTCCAATATTTATACCATCATTCTGATATAATTCTTTTTTCCAAGTTTCATTTGATAAACTGAAATCTTCAACTTCTAATAGATATTTAGAAACTTTTGATTTTGCTTTATAAATTGATGATGGTATACCATTTCCCTTTTTTACTAAAGTTGCATATTGTAAAATTGCAAGTCCGTAATCAGACATAATTTTATCTTTTTTTAATTTTAGTAAATTTTGATTTGTATTATTAATACCAATATTAGAATTTACTACTTTTAAAACAACTAATCCTGCATAATTATCATCTTTCAATTTGATAATTTCAAGTTCCATGTTATCTAACCAGCCATCTTTAACATTTATAATATCACCTTCGGAAAAACCGTTATAATTTGGTGAATAGTTTTTTACGTGTTTCATATTTTTTAATTTTTGATACAACAAATGTATAACAATTTTCTGAAACAAAAAAATCTATTTCAAATTTTTTTGTGTAATAGGTTCATTACATTTAGGACATTTTATATATCCCATACCCGATTCAGTTACAGACAAATAATCAAATGTATGCTTACACTTTGGACAAATAACAAGATTTCCTATCCTATCAAGAACTTTTTGTTTTTCATCATCTGTCATTCTCTTCCATTTAGCAATTTCTTTTCCAGTTCGTTTACAACCTTTACAAACTCCATCTACTAAACCACATTTATCTACACAAGGACTCTTTATCATAACGATTTATTATTAATTTTTAAATATTTCAAAGGTACACTATCAGTTAACCAAACACCATTTTCACTCAAGTAAAATTTATAACCATCAGTATTCATTGCAGCTGAGTCAACTTCCAATATAATTGGAGCATTTCTTTTAGAATACCTTTTTCCTACACTATATGCAACTTCAATATCATCAGTTAAATGTACATGAAGCCTTCTCATTTTTTCTAAACCCTTACCCCTAATAATCTTTTCATAACTATCAGGACTTGTACCATGATAAAGTACCCTTGGAGGTCTAATCGCCTTTAATCCAACATCAACCTTAACCGAATGACCCTGAGATGCGCGAATTTTAGACTTATCCTGATTATAAGCCAATCTTTTCTTATCATTCGTATCTACAATATGATTCAATTCTTCCTGTGTTATACCAACCTTATTTAAAAGTGATTTAACATCAACATACCCACTAGTATCCATTATTAAATCCTCTGAATTGTGCCTTAATAGATAAGTTATCTTCTTTCCTATTTGTATATAATCTTTCATGATTTTTGTTTATTTCCTATTAATTGATAAGCATCTAAAAGATGTCTTTGTGCCTTACCAATACTCTTTTTTATCTTTTTGTGCTTTTTCACTACAGGATGCGTAACTAACATATCCTCCATCATATTTGCTATACAATACGCCCTGTCTAATACTTCATGATAACTAAAAGCATCAAATTTTTTCTTTTTCTTATTTTTCATATAAAGTCTATTTGCTTTAATTCAATTATACCATCTTTACCATTATTCCATTTTACATACCAAAGATCACAATCCCTAAAAGCATTTTTATCTTTTGGTAACCACAAACAAGAAATTTCACCTTGAAAATCTTCTCCAAATTTAGGTTTAAGTTGAATTTTTTTACCTATTAATCTAGAATCAATTTCAATTAATGAATAATATTCTTCTCCATAGGTTTCTTTGAACCTTTTTATATAATCAGAATTTGTCATTATTTTCCTTTTAATTTTTCTAATTTTTTCCTTCTCTGTTCCTTAATCGGATCCTCCATTTTAATTTTTTCAAAATCCGCACTCTCTGAATAATATCCATTAGACGAACCATACCAACGAATTGTTACATAACCTTTTACAGTTGCTAATTTATAAAAAGTCCAAGTTGCTGATTCATCATAACCATCATCTGTTTTTGTTGCATCCTGAGTTGATTCTTCTGCCTGTAAAATACGACTTCCAATTAAATCATCTAAATCACCTTCAATATCTTCAATATACACATTTTCACAGCAATCTTGTGAATGATACATTTTATATTCTGCACCATTCGCAAGATAAAAATAGACAAATTCATCATTAATTCTTTCAATTTTAATGATGAATTTATTCAATAAGTCACTAATATTAACATGTTCCCTCATTATTCAAATTTAATTTTTAATCCCATATTCTGCATTGCTAATAATGCTTCTGCATTTCCCTTAGCATCATTCACAGGATTATGATCATGAGTTGTTTTTCTTAACTTTTTCCAACTTGACCTTGAATCCATCTTCATACCACAATATAAATCACCTATCCTACGACTTGACCATCCAAAAGGATTAACTCCTCCATTAAACTCTTGAAAATAAAGATTAATCCAACCTGCATCATATCCATTATTATCCGATATTAAAATAGGCTGACCAATTGATACCGATTTAATCCACTCCGCAAATTCTTTCATAACCTTAACTGGTTCATCAAAAGTTTCATGCTCCTCCCTTGAAAATCCACTAATCGCAAGAGCCTCCGGAACCCAAATACCAGATATCGGTCTTACTTTACCATAAAACGTTTTACTTAAACTAGGCTCCACCACAACCGCTCCAAAACAAACCATTGAGTGCCTTAAAAAATTCTGTCCATCTGACTCTACATCTACTACTATAAAACTCATAATTTTTCTTTTATTTTACAAATACAAATATATAACAATTTTTAAATAAAAAAAAGGAATAAAAATAATTTTATTCCTTTTTAGCTTTTCATTTGGAATTATTACTTTCCTTTAGTTACTTCAACAGATGCTTGTCTATATGGTGTTACCAATTTCTTAATTTCACCTAAAGCCTTACGAACATCAGCTTCCGCTGTTTTGTTGCCTTTTTCAACAAATTTTGCGTGTCTTTCTTGTACAATAGCAAATTGCTCTTCAATTTTTGCATAGAGTTCTTCTAACATATTTATTTAATTATTTTTATAATCAATTCAATGATTGATTTTATTGAATACAGATTATATAACAATGCTATTATAAAGTTTAATTTTTTTGTTGTTATTTGTTGTTTTTATGATTTAATATTATTAATATATACTAAAAAATGATATTACTATCATGAAAAATTATAACGAAGGTAAATTATACGATGAACAAATTAATAGTTTACAAGAAGAACTAGAAGAATTATTAGTGAAAGCTGAAAAAATTCTTGATTATAAATCCGAAGATATTAACGAAGTAGTTGAAAAATTGCTAATCTTAAATACCGAAGAATCAGATACATTAGCAGCAGATATTATCTCAATAGAAGATGATATGATCGTTACCGAAGAATATTATTCTGAAATTGAATCCGAAGATCCTTTTACTAACTTGTATGATCAAGATTCAGATTTATCTTTTTGATTTTCTTTGCTCTTAACCTCTTTTCAAACTCAACATGATTTGATTCTATAACCTTCAATACCCAATGATAAAATAAATTTTCATGAAATTCCATTAAATGTGATTTGCCTTTATAAAAAGCACATTGAATTAATATATCATTATTAGATAACTTCTTTCCTAAATCAACTAAAATATCAAGAATATCTTCAGCTGAATACTTTTTTATTTCTGTGAGTGTCATTTTGGCGGAGAGTGTAGGATTCGAACCTACGGGACCCTTACGAGTCCTACAGTTTTCAAGACTGTCGCGATAGACCAACTCTGCCAACTCTCCAATATTTTATATATAAAATTTATTCCTCTATGTTTAAATTAATATTAACCTATCTACACCAATCGCAAACCCAATTCCTCCATCATAACTACCACCACCACAAATTTGTTTCTGCGCACCCAATTTATCACAAGATATTTCAAATCCTTTTCCATCCTTATAGTAATCTAACCCCCTCTTCACATCTGTATTTATATCAAAATCTGGTGTTACTAATTCAATTATTTTACTAGATATTTCTATAAGTTCATCTAAATAGTCCTTATTTGGATTCAAAATTTCAACTCCAAATTGTGTAAATTCCCTATATCTTCCTGCTTGTGGTGATTCACCTCTAAAACATTCTCCAATGTAAAATAATTTTACGTTTTTTTGATATTTTAATTTTTCCTTCGCTATTAATTGAACAACAGCCGTATATTCAGGTGCTAAACATATATCACGATTACCAGCATCAGTAAATTTATACATCATATTCCTATTTTCCTCTCCAACCTTGGATTGAAAAATTTCAGAATTTTGTATAATTGGTATCATAATTTCTTGATAACCATAAGAATACATAATATCAATCATTTTATTGATTAAATCTCTTTTGTATTTTGCTGTTTCATTAAAAAGAATCCTAGTTCCTTTATATGTATTTTTAAGTTTTATTTCCATAATTTTTAAATTTTAAATTGAAGAATTATTGTAGGTTTGGTGGGACTCGAACCCACACAGCATTGATTAAGAGTCAATTTCAATATCCAGTTATGATACAAACCCAATTTGGCACGAAAAGTAGGATTCGAACCCACGAACTCTTACGAGATTTGTTTTGGAGACAAACGCCTTTGACCGCTCGGCAATTTTCGTATTTAAAGATGTGCCTGTGTTAATTACATCACACATCTTAATATTTTTTAGTTAAGTTGAATTAACTTATCATTATCTATTGCTTTTCTTATCCAACGCATAAGTTCAATACTTCTCATTTCTGGTAAAAAATATACATTTGCAAATTCTACATGATCAGTAGTGTCCATTTCTAATTGATATAATGTACCTTCAACTTGAATTATGTAATATACAACTCCGTTACATACATATGACATTTTAGCCATTGTTCCTTTTACGATTTCTTTTAAAGTGTGTTTCATTTTATTTATTATTTTTATTGTTTCTAAATAAGATAGTTTTTTTCAAAATAAACTGGACATTTTTCATTTTGAAAAGTTTATGTGAGTAAGAAAAGGATAACTATCACCTATTGATGAAAATTATACTAAGTGGCGGAAAAAGAGGGGCTCGAACCCTCGCACCGATAACGATCTATACGCTTTCCAAGCGTACCCCTTCACCAACTTGGGTATTTTTCCATTTGTGACCCGAAACGGATTTGAACCGCTGACGCAAAGATCTTCAATCTTTCGCTCTACCAACTGAGCTACCAGGTCAAAATTGTGGAATAAATCCACATTTGTGGTACCGACAGGCGTTGACCCTGTATTTTTGGCTTTTCAGACCAACACTCTTACACACTTGAGTTACGGCACCTTGTTGCGGGGAAGATTGGATTCGAACCAAAGAAGTTCTTTGCTGTAAATAATCTTTTCAGAATATTCTCTCACCGTGAGAGATTTTCCCCATTTTATTTGTTGGGTGCTATGTCGGATTTGAACCGACGACCACTTGAACCACAATCAAGCATTCTAACCAACTGAACTAATAGCACCATTTGGGTGTTAGACGGGACTCGAACCCGCAAGGAGTTTAACCTCTCCAGAGTCACAATCTGGCCCGATAACCTATTTACGGACTACTAACACAGCGGAAGTTGAGGGGCTCGAACCCTCGCGACGTTTTTCAGACGACCTATCAGTTTAGCAAACTGACCCCTTCACCAACTTGGGTAAACTTCCATTTTGCGGAGACAGACGGAGTTGAACCATCACATCAATTCTCATTGATTTCACCGTTTTCGAGGCGGCTAACTACACCAAATAGGTGTCTCCAAAATCAGAATACTTTTTTGGATACGAACCAAGTGAACAAATTTCAAGTTTGTTTTTTTACCTTTGATTTTGCTGTAAGTATTCTTTGGCGGAAGATAAGGGAATCGAACCCTTACACCGGCTCTCACCGATATCACTGTTTTCAAGGCAGCTTACCTCACGCAATGGGATCTTCCAAAGATGCACGCCCAAAAGGATTCGAACCTTTAACCACGCTTACGCATTACCGGGTTGGAACCGGCTGGTCACTCCAATGAGTGGACGCATTTATTAATTTTTTGTGACCCCTATGGGACTCGAACCCATGACTCCCTGATTAAAAGTCAGGTACTCTTCGCTTTCGCTACCAACTGAGTTAAGAGGTCATTAGTACGCCCGAAGGGAATCGAACCCTTGTACAACTTTCGTATCCCAGATTAAAAGTCTGGTGCCTCACGCCTATCTCGGCCACGGACGCATTCTAATTCTCCAATATGTCAAATAACTTTTTTTACTCTTTTACTCTTTTACTTTTTTACTTTTTTAGTCCAAAATTCTAATTTTTAAAACAAAAAAATCCGAACTTTTTTATGGTTCGGATTTTTATATCTGTGTTTAAATGTATTTTTGTTACATCAAATAAGGCATAATAGTCTCCGAACCTTGGCTATGTGACCAAAATTTAAAGGATTTACTACTATGTTTCTTAACTAATGCCATGATTTCTATTTTATTTGAGTTGTTTATGTTTTTTATTTGTTTTCTATATATAATTAAAATTATATCGTTTTTTTCTATTTTTGTTTATTTTATTTTCTTCTTTTTTGAATTTTTCCCTTAAAACTATACCAGTTAAGCATAAAAGCCATGTATAACAGCTTAAACTTCAAGTATATGTATGCTAATCTTGTCATAGTTCCGATTTGATTGTACAAAATTACATCTTTTTTCTGAATAAAAAAATTATTTTCAAATTATTTTCAAAAATATCTTTTTTGCTACCTTTAACCTTAGTTAATTAAGCCGAACGTATAGGTCTTGTGACCGATTTTTAGAGGTTCTGCGACTCAAAAAAGTTATTTTTAAAATTCAATTTTACCATTATCTAATAGATCCTCAATCATATCATCAATATTATCAAGTAAAAAATTTTTTACTTGATATTTTATGTATTTCTTTTTTGAGGCTTTATCAGCATTATTCCAATCATTTAAATTTGGATTTGCTTCTATTTCAAATTCAGAATCTATTTTTACTCTTATTTTAAGTTGTTTTTCCATTTTTATTATTTGATTACAAAATTACATTTTTTTTCTGAATAAAAAAATTATTCTGATAATTTTTTCAATTTTTTTATTCTTTCTTCTCTCATTTTGAGTAATTCGTATTTTTTAAAATCTTTAATTTCAATTTCGTATATGACTGGCATTTGGATATTATCTCTTGTAAAGAATGTTGTTTTTATGATAAAGTCTCCTGTAGATAATTTATCAAATATTGGAGGTAGTTCAACGACTTTATTAAATGTTCCCCAATGTTGTCTTGTTGACCATTGATTTTTTCTTAATTTAGAGATTATTGGATAGTTATTTTTATTAGGATTTACTTCATATTTAACTGTTACCCAATCGGCTAAAATTTTATCTTTATAAGAAGCGTTTGTTGGTACTACGGGGCAATCGCAAGAACATATTTTAATATTTCTTGAATAATTTCTTGGTTTCCATGAAACGTATTCGTGATTTTCTATTCTCATTTTTATTCTTCTATTAAATCAAAAACAATTGCTGTGTATGAGAAATAATCTTCCAATTCGTTTATTACAAATTTGTCGGAGATTTTGGTATTTTCATCAAAATCAGATATCCATTTTACAATAAGGGAGTGTTCTATATAGATAGCATCTTTAGAATGAAGAGTTTCATCCCAAATGAAATAAGGTTTATAACCTTTGCTAATTGCGAATTCTATTAATTTTGTTTTCATTATGCAAAGATAAAGAATATTTTCAGATAAAAAAATTAATATTTAATCTTCATATTTTATTTTATTTATAAATCCAGAACTACATCCTGTCAATTCCTTGATTTCTCTGTATTTCATATTTTTATTTAATAATTCATGTATTTTTTTTCTTTTATTTTCTGTTATTTGCCATCTATTATTATTCAGTCTATTCCATTTTCTCTCCATTATTGGTAATTTTAATTGAATTGCCTTATTTTTAATTTCATTTAAATTTTTCCAGCCTCCAATCTGAATGATTGAACAATTATCAGAAGTTAGTTTAAATATTTTATTTTCTTTTGTTAGATGAAAATAGAACATTTCTAGTATATTTTTCCAATTGGCATCACATTTTACTTTTAATGTAGAGCCATTTTTATTAATTGAACCATCACCATCAATAAATCCTATAATTAAACTAAATAATTGATTATCATCTAATAGTTTTGGAATAATTGGAATATTTTTAGTTTTATTAGTTTTCCAATTAAAAATTTCTTTTATTTTTATGATTGTTTGTTTATCTGATAAAATATATCTAACTGCATTTAATTTTTTTACGTAAGATGGTTTCAGAACCAAAGTTAAGTGATTTTGTATTTGCTGAAAATATATTTCATCTTTTATGTTTAAATTTACATTAAAAGCATAAGATTTACTTATATGTGCGTCCGCTAATAAAAATCCCAACCAATAGCAACTAATATAATCAAAATTCAATAATTTTATTAATGTCCTAGGACTATCATTAAATTCTCTTTTTATACCAAATAAGTGTGATATTTTTTGAATATAATTCCAAGATAAATTCAACTCTTTTGTTATATCTTCTTTTGTTTTTGTTGAATAATTTTTAATTAGATAATTTTTTAAATATTGACTTCTTTCAGTTTTTAGATTTTTATAGTATTCCATAATACATAAAGTTTTTTACCTTATATATTAATATTAAAATCTCGTTTTATTTTAATTTTTTCTTCCCTATCACGAATGGTATTTCTTTTATCGTGGTTCTTTTTTCCTTTTGCTAGTGAGATTGTAACTTTACAGAATCCTTTGTCGTTTATAAACATTGTGACTGGTACTATTGTTAGTCCTTTTTCTGATGTTTTTCCTCTAAGTTTTTTCAATTCTCTTTTTGTTAGGAGGAGGACTCTTGGTCTTTTTGGTATGTGGTTAAATTGGTTACCGAATTCGTATTCAGCGATATGTGTATTTTTCAAAAAGAGTTGGTTACCTTCAAATGAGCAAAAGCTATCTGTGAGGTTAACTTTACCTTCGCGGATAGATTTTATTTCTGTGCCGGTTAATACGATACCTGCTGTAAATTGTTCAAGTAGGAAGTATTCGTATCCTGCTTTTTTATTTTTAATTATCATTTTTAAGGTTCTTTTAATATTTCTATTAATTCATCGTATCTTTTACGTTCTTCTGGTGTAAAGCTATTAATATGTCTCATTAGTAGTTTACCGAGTTCTTGTTTTAGTTCGTATTGTGGATCTTGTTTAAATTTGTTTAATAATTTTTCAAGATATGCTTCGTATTCTTCTTCTGTTGGTTCTTTTTTCATAGTATTTCTTCTCCTATATTTCGGTATATAAATTTTGAATTATTGACAATTTTCATCATTTCCTGTAAATTTTTTGTAGCGATAATAAAACCATGATTTTTTAAATTTATCGCAAAATTTCCTTGATGGAATTGTTCTTTTATTTCTTGTACTTCTCTTAAATCTCCACATGGGTAATAATGATTAGTGAATGGTGCTGATTCTATGTATGCGTGTCCGTGAATTATATAATTGATATTAAAGTTATTATAAAGTTGTAATTGTACAGGTGTATCTACGCTGGGTTTGGCTGAAGGATTATTAGAATTGTAGTATATATCAGCATTTAGAGTTGGTGCTGCGTTTATTTTCAATATTGGTAAACGGTACAAGGATGAAGTTACAAAATCTTCTGGTGTAATTCTATCTTTTGCGATATTTCTTGCTGATACTAGGATGCTATAGTCTGTTCTTGCGGATGGAAACATTTTGGAGCATCTTGTTGATGCGTTTCCAAAGTATCTACCTCCTCTTTCGTTTTCAACTTTATCTGCGACGATTTTGATAATATCGCAGAATTCTTGTAGGGGATAATCAATTTTTAATTGTGTATTTTTTTCGGATTTTACTCTTATTGATTGTTTTGACCAATTATAGAGTTTTAATATTGAGTCTGATAATTCTTTTAAGTCAGTTGTCTTGCACCATTGGTTTCCGAGTGCGTCAACAAATTGAAATGAAAATGGTTTGGTTGTGTTATTTATTGCGATAACAGCGTTTGCGTTCATTTTGAATACTCTACTAACAGCGTCTCCGATATTACGATTTTCTCTTAGTACTTTGGAGCAGATTAGAACTGAGCCTATATCTTTTTTTGGATAAGTTTTTTCTATTTCGTTATCAATATTTGGTATCCAGATAATTAGGTCGTAGCCATGTAAATCAATATCAAGTGTAGTTCCACCGTTTATGATTTCGCCACCTAAATTTTGGTGTAATTTTGTTGCTACTGATGATGGTTTTGGTGTTTCTCCAAAATTTCCGCTCACTATAATGCTTTTCATTTTTTTGTATTTAATTTGTGTCGGTATAAGTCTAACATAAAACTATTCCAATAGTTTTCGCCTTCAAATTTAAAGTCTTGTCCATTCCAACGAATATAAATGGAGAATTTATCTCCATTTATATAGAATTTTTTGAAATTTATATAGACTTTTCGTTTCATAGTAATTCTCTTCTTTTTTTAATGAGGTCTGTCAATTCTTTTACAAAATCACTATTAACTTCTTCTGCCATTGGTATAATATATTTTTCGGTTTGGTCTAAGTAAGAAGCAATTTTCATGTTTGTGTGTGTGTCTAAGTGTAAATCAGTAAGGTTGCTGATTCTATCTGCACATTTCAATCTTTTAGCGTTTAAACTTCCATTTAAAACTCTGTTGAGGTATTCTTCTTTTGTTTCGTTATCTCTTTTTGTTACTTCAAGAATTAACTCAACGACTGCTGGTCCATCGCTATCAATTTGGCAAATTTCGTCAAGATGTGGATCACTCCAATCTTCTACTATATCGTGAAGCATTGATGCTTTCAGAAGAACAGGATTATCGTAATACTTATAATCAAAGAGTATTCCGAGTGTTGCAAATTGGTGTCTAAATTGATTTCCACCAACTTTACGTTTTACTCCTATTAAAGCGGTTGACTTTAACATATAGGGTGCGAGGCACAGGTCTATTAAACATCTTAACTGATCCATAATATTAGTTTTTAGAACAACAAAGATACAACAAATATTTTGATTAAAAAATTAATATATAATAAAAAGGTATCAAAATATTATGAAAATACAAAAATTTAATGAATCATCTGAAGAAAGTCACAAAAGTTGGAGTAAAGAAAGATTAACTCAACATATAAATGAGAGAGATTATTTACAAGAAGTTTTAAAAAAATATTTATTTTGGAAATCTGGTGCAGATCCTTCTGAAACTGCATATGATGTTGATAATTATTTTTTAGATTATAAAAACAAGTTCTGTATAAGTTATGAAGATGGTGATCGTGAAAATTTGGTTGTTCGTGTTCAAGAAAAAGATTTTGATGAATTAATAATGTTTTTGAATAATCCTGAAATGATGATGAATTCAAAAAAGTATAATTTATGAAATATATAAAATTATTTGAGGGTCGTAAACCATTTTCTGAGAAGTATAAAGGAGGAGATTTGCTTTTAGTTGATTTTAAGGCTATTGTATATAATAAAACTTGGTATAAGAAAGATGGTTCTCCTCCGCTTGTTTTTCCTAATAATGTAGTAGAAGTTATAGGTTACACAGATTATATAAAAAGTTATTTATGTCGTTCAGTTATCAACGGTATAAATATTAATGTTCAATCAAATAAAATTATTCAAAAAATTGAAAGAGATAGTCCATTTTTACAACAAATGCTAGATGATATTGCATTTCATAAAGAAGTCAGTAAATATAATTTATAATTTTATTTTACCTTTATTTTCAGTTATTACTTTCAATTCATAATTTTTTATTATTTCATCGTAAACTTGGTCTGTTGTTGGATGACATTTATAAATAAGAGGGTCTGGATCAACATCTTGACCTATTGTAGAATGATTTTCTAAACAGAATGAAACAGGAGCCATGATATTATGTTTTCCATTATGTGCGATATTATATTTCATATCTGATGCGCAAAATAAATTACAACTACCTAAGACATAAGAATATTTATAATCTTGTGAACCGTTTCTATAAGGTGCTCTAAAATGTGGATTTATAGAACTTCCTAATTGAACTATATGTGTATCTGTTGTACCTGCAAAATGTAGAATTCCTGAGTCCATAGTTACAATCATATTTGCTTTATCTAAGATATGCCATGTTTGATGAATATCTATTTGATTAATTAAGTTTAATCCATTTTTTATATCTAATTCATAAACAGGTTTTTGTATATGGTAAGTACCATATTCTTTTGAATCTTTTCCTATAGCAACAACTGGTATATTTATATCATTTAATCTATTTACCAATTCTTGCCATCTTTCTTTTTCCCAAGTTCTTGATGTCCAGGTTTTTACTGGATGTATAACTATATAGTTATCTGGTAGATTTATTGGAATGAAAGGGTCTGGATAGAATTCTATTTGCATTTCATCGGGTAGTAGTTGAAATCCGGAATTTAATGAGTGTAATTGTCTAATATCTACTCTAGTGTGTATTAGTTTATCTGTTTGAAATGTTTCAATTAAGGTATCTCCTTCTTCTATATTATAGTTATCTGAGAGAGTTATATATGAAAAATTTTTAAATAATTCAGGTTGGTAGGTAAACACATGAATATTTTTGTTATATATTTTATTAAGATGTTTAATAGTAGGAATTGCGCATAAGGTATCACCGAGGCTTCTTGAACCTATGAGAACCAATATTTTATTAGTCATAATTAAACAAATATTTTAATTTAAACTATATCAAATTACAAATAAAGTTTATAAAATGGGTGAAATTTTAGACCTTGATAGGGAATATATCAAGTCAAAGATTCAAGAGATATTGAATCAAGTGCATGTTGAGCCACAAAAAAGGTATATTAAAGATTATCCTGAAAGGTTAAATATGGCTTGTCCAATTTGTGGTGATTCGGAAAAGCAGATGACTAAAAAGAGGGGTAATTTATATCTTAAGAATATGCAGTTTATATGTTTTAATGAATCTGGATGTAATCGTTCTTTTCTTAAATTGCTTAAAACATTCAATATTGATATTGATATGCAAAAAAAGTTAGATATTTATAATTATATAGATACTAATATTAGGTATAAGAAAGAGGATAATTTTGTAATTAACAAGTTGGATAGGTTGATTGATATTGATTTTCTTCTTGAGAACTTTAATAATAATCCACAGACTCAATTTTCTAAATTTTCTCCAATAAAGGTTAATTCAGCGGCTTATCAGTATTTAAAGTTTGATAGATTAATAGAGAATTTTGATAATATTTATGAAGCGGAATATTCTTTATCTCCAAAATGGAAAGAGAAGGTAATAGTTTTGCTGAATAAATCTGGTAAGAAGGTATTAGGTTTACAGATTAGAAATTTAAAACCTGGTGATAAGAGATTTTTCAAGACGTTTAATTTTGAGAAGTTGCATAATATGTTGCATCCTGAAGATCCTTTAGATGAGATAGAGGCAGTTTCGTATAACAAGATTTCAAATTTTTACAATATACTGAATGTTGATTGGGATCAGCCTGTTACTATTTTTGAAGGATATTTAGATAGTATATTTTATCCAAATTCTATTGGTGCTATTGGTATTAATTCTATGGAAGAAATGAATTTTTTAATGAGTGAAGATTTAGATATTCAATTCTTTTTTGATCAAGATAATATAGGTGTTCGTAAAGCTGCTTCTATGCTAAATAAGGGTAATAAGGTATTTTTATGGCAAAAGTTAGTTGAAGATTTGATTAGAAACAAAAAAGATAAGTATCAAGCAAAGAGTTATTCACTTAAAATCAAGGATTTGAATAAGTTAGTTCAGGAGATGAAGAATCCTGATCCATATACTAAATTAAAATTGAGTAAATATTTTTCAAATGATTTATTTGATAAACTTTATTTAGATGATACTTTATACCCTAAGAATGAGGTAAAAAAGACTAAAAAGTATTAAATAATAGTCCAACACCGTGAATTTGTTGGTTATTAGTTTGGTATGTATATTCTTTATATTTTTTTCCTTCTTTAATTTCGTTCCAAAATTTTACTACACCTGGACATTTGCTATCGTTGATATCGTGAAACATAACAATTTTAGCATATTGTCCCATATTTTTATAATCTGTTGATACTCCTTCGTATGAATGATCAGCATCAATGAATGTTAAATCAAATGATTCGCCTTTAAAATCTTTGCTTGTACCAAGGTGGAAATTAATATATTTTTTAATATCTTCTGTTAGTCTATCTTTATAATCTATTCCAATAGATTTTAAATTTGGATTTTTAAGTTTTAAGAGTTCTGATATTAATAAGTATGAACCTCCTTTACATATTCCAACTTCGGCATATGAATTTATATCATATTTTAATAGTTCTAAAAGTGCGTCTGCAATTTGTCTAGGTGTTTGCCATATTGCTTCTTCGTTTATATTTTTAATTATAAAATTATTCCATTCACCGTAGCCATCTCTATCTTCATAAAACATACCATAATCACATACAAGTTTAATAATATCAGTATCTTTAATAGAATTTATTTCTAATTTTGATATATTATTGATTAAAATTTCATTTTTACTTGTTGGATATTTTTCTTGAAACTCATTAAATTTTTTCATATTTTTTGTTGTTTTTTAAAATTCCATAAACTTTATTTAGAATTACATTTATATATTATAAAATTGTAGTACATTTTTTTAATTAGAAAAAATAAAACATGAAGCAAATAGAGATTGATAATTTAATTAGAATAAAAACAGAGGCTGATATTTTGAAACTTTATCCGAAGGCAATTCAAATTCAGAAAAAATTACAATTCGTGTTTTATAATATAAAGCCAAATGTTTGGATTAAATGCTTTTATATGATGAAAGATGGTACATGTTGCCGTGATTATACTTTTGCTAATACAGGTGATGTAAATCAAAATTTTCTTAGTTTAGAATCTATATATAGTGGTAGTGAAGCCAAAGAAGATTATAAATATATTTGGAAATATAAAAAATAAAATAAAACAATGCCATTAGCACATTTTGGTGGACCAAATGCTTTTACTTGTCGTATATGTCATACGTATGTAGATTCTTTGATAAAAGGAATTCTTTTCACACAAGAGGCGGAATATTATTTTATTTGTCAAAATTGTCATAATATAAAGCAAAGAAAAGAAAAATTACAAAAAATAATTAAAAAATGAGACAAAAAGAAGCACAGCATAGAATTAATCAATTAATAAGAGGTTCAAGTGTAAGGCTTGTTGGTGAGAATGTAGAAAACGGTGTTTTTGATATTAGAACAGCATTAAAAATTGCACAGGAAATGGAATTAGATTTAGTAGAAATATCTAATGGTAATACACCTCCAATTTGCAAAATAATTGATTATCAAAAGTTTCTTTATGATAAAAAGAAAAAGGATAAAGAGCAGAAGAAAAAACAAAAGCAAAATCAAATTTTAGTAAAGGAGATTAGATTAACTCCTAATACAGATGATCATGATTTTAATTTTAAGTTAGAACATGCTAAAAACTTTTTAAATGATAAAAATAGAGTATTAGTTTCGGTATTCTTTAAAGGAAGAGAAATTAATTACAAAGAGCAGGGTGAATTAATATTACTTAAATTTGCAGATCAATTGAAAGATATTGGTGTGCCTGAGAATTTACCTAAATTAGAAGGTAAGAGAATGCAAATAACCATGAAACCAAAAAAATAAAATGGAATTAAAATCTATAACTAATTTAGATGAAATTTTAACTAATTTTCATTTTGATAAAATATATTGCTCAGAAGATTTTTTCAAAAAAATTGTAGAAAAATATTTCTTTATCACAAATGGTGAAATTACTTTAGATGGTTGGAGTGATAGTAGAATGGGACATATTATATTTAAAAATAAATCAATAGATTTGTATCTTGATTTTTCAATGAGTTCAAAAATAATATTAGGATATCAAAACATAAAGAGTGAAAGAAAGGTTAAGTTAGACGGAATTTATAATAGTACCAACTAATATTTTCATTTCTTCTTCGTTTCTTGCTAACTTAGAAATGTGAGGAAAATTCCACATAGAAAAATCTGAAAATTTCCAATCTTTTTCATTCATCCAAACGAATATAGGTTTATTCATAAATGATGTGGTTTGTAATTCTGCGTAAGTTCCTGCTGCTCCAGCAATATTTAATCCTAAGAATATAGCATCTACAACTCTTACAAGATGTTCATCACCAGGTTCAATACTTCTTGATAATGTTTTTCTAATATCGGTCATAGTTGGTTCATATTCTTCTGGTGCTGTATTTTGACCAAATGTCTTATATTTTCCTGCGCCTGCTGCAAAAGCCATATCTTTTGTTCTATCAATTTCTTTTCTGATTGGATTAAGAATTAATGGTGAATCGTACATTTTTTTTATTTTTGATGGGTTTTCTAAAAACATATCAACATAGACACCATCAACGACTCTTTTTGGTTGAACCATTCCAAATTCTTTTAGGTCAACTTTTGGCACATCAGGTGATTTACCAGGATATATTTCAAATTCGTGTTCTACTTCAATTCTCCAGCCTGCACCAACGTCTTTAGCTTTATCCATACCACCGGCTAAGTATAATGCTTCTAATTTGAAGCCAGGGTGGTTTTTGAATACATCATCAAGAGAAGTTAAGTCAAAAATATTTAATTTTTCAGCTAATGCTAAATAGAAATCTTGTTTTCTATTGATGAGATATTTCCACATTCTATCATCAATATCTTTTCTGAATTTTATACGAAGTTTAGATATCATATCAGTAACAAAGTTTTCATTTAAACTTTCGTTTTGAGTTCCCATTTTTTCAATAGCGTCTCTAAGTTCTATAATTTCTTCTGTTGGTACTTTTTCTAGATATTCTATCATTTTGATGATATCATTGAGCATCAGAGAGTATCCCGAAGCGTTAGTATCATCAAAAGATTCGTTTAAAAATTGTCCATAGTTTGTGATAATTTTCATATTTTTGTTTTTATTTTTATAAGTTATATTTTTCTGCTTCTCTACGAGAAATGATAGCTTTATTAAATATATTAGTATTATTATTAATTTTCTGTTGTATTTCTTCATTTATAAAAAAATCTAATAAATCTTTTAAAAGATAAGATGAAACTAATATCATTGAAACACCCTGATAATTTATTTCTAACCTCCAAGCACCATATCTATAATTTATTTTAATTGGTATTTCATTTAATTTATATTCATAAGTTAATGATGCACTTCTTGTACTATCTTGATAAGTCACTAAGTCTGAATCATTGTGATGTATGGATAGATTTTTAATATCAAAATTATTTTTAATATCTGAAATCAATTCAATCATATCTTGATCTGATTCTTTCGCATTTTTTTTAGGTTTTGGTAATTCAATTTCTTCAGAAGAATCTGTCTTTTCTATATTCTTACTTTTTTTATCACCAAATTTAAAAAAATCTTTAAGTCCTTCAAATATTAAATGATTTTTATAGCTATCGTATTTTTTTACTTTCATATTAGTTGTTATGTTTATTATAATATTTATGTACTGTATAATTAAACCAATTTCTTGCTACCAAATTTGATTCTATTGTATATAGTAAAAGTGATTTTATTTTGTTTAAAAAATCAAATGTCATTTGATTCTGAAACATAACATTTGAAAATGAATTTTTGATTAAATTTTCTTCATAATCAAATCCACTTTCAATTTTATCGTTCATGTGTTTTAATTCATATAATTCTTTTATTTGAGTATCTTTTTCTATCATTATAAATTATATTTTTTTGCATCTTTTGCATACACTAATCTTTCTTTTAATTCTTTCATTTTTTCTATAATTTTGTCAATATCAATTTTTTCAAGCGGTATTTTACTAATGTTATTAACAGCCATATTTAATATCGTTACTTGACTATGTATAGTGTGTGATAATTTTATTGTATAATCATCTAAATTTTGATTATTAGATTCATTAATATTATCAAACTTTTTAATTTTCATAAATTATATTTTTTTGCTGATCTTCTTACTGGATCAATTTTAGAAATAACCTTATCTAATTTTTCTTTTTCCTTAATTTTTTTATATTCTATATCAATATTATATATAAATTCACACAAATAGTCATATTCATCTTTTGTGATACTTAACGTAGATGTAGGTCCACCACCTTCCTCAAAAGTAATATAATATATAGTATATTTGTTTTGATTTTTTTTATTTATTGTAATTTTTTTATATTCTTCCTTCCAATTATCCGCCCAAACTCCATTTTTACTTAAAGAAAAATCAACTTGCATATAATCAAGATCTATAGAATTGATATCATCAAAATTATCTTCTATATATTCTACAGTAAATTTTACAATATCACTAAATTCTGGTTTTTTATCACCATAATTAACATTAACATCGTCGGTTGCAGTGCTTGTCCAAGTTTCAAAAACTTTTAAATGTTTCATGCTGTCAATTTGTCTTTTTTATCTGACCAAATATAATAACCATTGTATTCATTTTCATATGTCATTTCACCTAATGATGATATTACATTTAATGCTGTATCAAAAGTTATGGTTTGTTGAAATGAATATTTAACTGCTTCTTTATCAACGAATGATAATGGTTTCATTTTTATACCAAAAACATCTATCATATCAGGAAGTTCTGAGTAGAATTCTGATAAACCGAATGTTACTAAATTTTCTCTGATATTTTCTAAATCTTCTTTATCAAAAATCATACATTTGAATACAACTCTTTCAGTACCAAGAATATCACCTGATAAATCATTAATTTTATAAAGATGTTTCTTTTTATCAATCATATCAATATATTGTTCATATGATTTATAATATTCAACAAGAACTTTTGTATATTTTGCACTTGCTGTTTTTATATTATAGAAAAATTCATCTAATTTTACATTAGGAATTTGAAATTCATAGAGTGAATTCCATTCTGTGAATTTTGTTATATTTAGTGTTTCTTTCATTATTCTTGATTATTTTGTATATCTTCTTGTGCGGCTTTTACTAGACCATCTATATCTTCTTGTGATATTTTAATTGGTTGTTCAAAATTCTCTTTATCTTTAATTACATAATTGTACACACCTTCAATTCTATTCCATCTTATAGTTTTTTCAAATTTATTTATTTTTATTGTTAAATCTCCAACTATAAAGACATAGTTTACATAATCTTCACTAAATTTGATTTGACCACCTTTTTCTAAATGTTCTTTTATAAATCTATTCAAAATATTATACCTAGTGCTATCATATCTATCATAGAGATTCGCTTTATGTTGATCAAGTTCTTGAGGTGTCATTTTTGCAACTCTTTGATTTTCTTTTTCTTGTGCTCTACTTTTTAAGAATCCTTTTATCGCTCTATAAAAGAAATATCCTGAACCTAATAGTAATAAAGCACCTTGTAAATCTTCATTTACAGGGTCATTTACAGGTTCATTTACAGGTTCATATGAATTAAATTCTTTAATGTGTTTCATTTTTGAATTTTGTTTATTTTTATATTCTTCATCTTTATCTTTTGCGATAAAATCCTCAAGAATTTCGTATAATATTTCTCTGACTAATTTTTCATATTCGTCTTCATTTACAAGGTTTATACCTTTATTTTTAATATCTTCTAGAAGATCTCTAAACCTTTTTGAATTTTTATAATATTTTTTTAATGATTTGGGTTTTGCACCTTTATTTATATAAAAACTTATTATAGGATGAAGTTCCTTGAATATATCAGACTTGGCTTGTTTTTTAAAATTATCCATATAGTTCTATATATTATTTTTAATTTCTCAAATTTTGTTTTTTATATATAAGTTTGTGATAACTAATTTTAAAATATTTGAAAATTTGAATACGAAACTTTTTAAGAATGAATCAAAGCTAAAAGATTTATTATTAAAAGATCCATATTTTGCAAAAGGTGATGTACATCAAGCAATAATTAATATTATTCATCAATTTTGGACGACTGAAATAGACTATTCTCAAATTTTAAATTATACAGAAGAAAATTTCGGCAAATTACCTTTATTAGCATTATATTTTGGAAAATATAATTATCAAGTTGGTAATGGTGGACATGCACAATATTTCGGTAATGGTTATGCAAGTTCTAATTCAAGTGGTTTCAGTAGTAATTATGATGATATAAGTAAGCATGAGGAGTTCTTAGAATTATTTAAGAATATGGGTATGATAGAAATATTACCATTAGGTTCTACTGCATATAGCATTATGGATGATTTTGAATTAGATTTAGATGATGATACAGAGGATTGTAGTAATTGTAATGGTAATGGAGATGAAGATTGTCCTACTTGTGATGGTAAAGGTGAAGTTGATTGTGAAGATTGTGGCGGTATAGGAGAAGATAGTGAAGGTGTTGAGTGTGATAGCTGTGGTGGTAGTGGTGAAATTGAATGTGAAGAATGTGAGGGTAAAGGACATGAAACTTGTAGAGATTGTGATGGTAGTGGTATTTATGAGACCGGAACTGTATCACCAAATACAACGGAGTGGGATAAATTAGATGATAGATGGTATAAAATTGATGATGATATTATGGAGCAATTTAATGACTATTTAAAATCTTTAACATTAGATGGAGAAAAAATGACTGATTTGATAGAGTTAGCAGAACAAACACAAAAATATAATTTATAATTTTCACCTATTTAGGTTTTGATATTTTTATTTTAAACATATTTTAAATATTTTCATATAATTAAAAAAGAATATGTTTAGATGACCGCAGCAGAAAAGAGAGAGAAAATATCAGCATTAAAGAAACAAATAGAAGAAACACAAGCCGATTACGATAGAGCAAAAGCAATGCAGTTAGCATTGAAACTTGTTATTAATGGCACATACGGTGCATTTGCACATCCAAAATTCGTATTATCAAATTCACATATCGCAAATGCTATTACAGCAATGGGACGAGATGTTATACAATACATGTTAAAGAAAATTGAACATTATTTTTATAGTGAATGGCATTTAGATATAAAATCACATCAAAAACTTGGAGTTGAGTATATTGCTGAAAAAGGTGGAAAATATTTTCTATTAAATAGAATAGGTGAGAACATTCATTATCCTCATGCTTCATTACAAGCATTAATGGAGAAGTTAAATATTTACAGAAATGATTTAAAAGATGATGTTCAACAGATTGGTGAATATAACGTCTTATATCGCAGAGATGTACATGATTTTTCAAATGTTTTAGAAATTCCTAAAGAAAAACCAATAACAATTTATGGTGATACTGATTCTTTATATATTTCATTTACACCAGTAATTGAATCTTGTGGATATAAAAAAGATGAACTTGAATTCATATTACATTTAGATAGAGTTATTATTAAGAAAAAATTTACTCAATATTTAGATGAATATGCTGAAAAATTTGGTGTTAAAAATATACATGACTTTGAACTTGAAACAATTAATCGTTCAGCTTTACATATACAGAAAAAACACTACATTAACAATGTAGCATGGGAAGATGGTATATTTTATGATAATTTAAGTTATTTTTATCCAAAAGGTGTAGAAATTGTTAAATCATCAACACCACCTTTTGTTCGTGAAAATATTTATGAATTCTTAAGATATGTGTTTTCAAATCCAACAAGTATAAATATTAGAAAAGTTTTATTGTTAGTTAAAGATTTGAAAAAACAATTTATGATGGCAGATATTGAGGATATATCTATGACAACTAGTTGTTCAAATTATTATTCTAAAGTTATTGATGATGTGACTGATGTTGTGACAGTTAAAGGTGCACATTTTGGTGTAAAGGCGGCTTGTTTACATAATTATCTCTTAAATAAGAATTCAGAATATAAGACTAAGTATGACAATATTCGTGGAGGTAGAATAAAATACTATTATTGTAATCATCCAAAGAATAATGTGTTTGCTTATATGAGAAGTATGCATCCTTATGAAATAGTTGAAAAAGAAGGAGTTAAAATAGATTATGATGAACAATTTGATGTAACTTTCTTATCAATTATCAATAGATTCTTAGAACCAATTGGATTACCAACAATTAATAAGAGGTTATCAGTATTAAATTCAATATTTTCAATATAATATGCCAATAATAGATAGAGATTTAGGAAAATATAGAAGACCTCAAATTTTTGGTCCAATAAGTGATGAAGAAGCCAGAGAATGGGAAAAAATTAAAAAAAGATGCGAAAGAATAGAAAAACTAAAGAAATTAGCATCAAAATAGAGTTTTAGCACAACACCAAAATAGAGTTTTAGCACATGAAATATGGGATGAAAATTAATGAACCTGAACAATATATTCAAGGTATTTTTGTTTCTGGTCATATAGATTCAGAAACATGGTGTTTTGTTTTACGAATTAAGCATTCCGATCAAATTTTTGATTATAAAATGACAAGAGTTGAAATTGAAGATTCAAAAGCACTTGGAAAAGATATAATTGGTGATATTATTGATATGAATATAAAAAAGTTTAGAAAATATAAATTAAACAAGTTACAAAATTATAATATTTCGGTAACTTTACCATAAATATTTTTAGTCCAACCATTTATACCACCTTTATTGTTGCCTATTAAACAACCTTTTTCCAAATCTTTACCTTTTACTATATGAGTATAATATGACCCTTTAACTTTACAATATACAATATCATCAACTTTAACTTGTTCCCAAGTTACTGGTTCAATTTTCACTGGTTGTTTAGATTTAATTATTGGTAACATTGAATTTCCAGGTTCTTTACTTATTATTGTTTCACCTGCCAATAATTTTTCTACTTTATAATTTCTCATTTAAATTAATTAATTTTTGTTTTCTTAGCCATTGTTCAATATTATCAAATTCGTTTTTTGAAATTTCATAACGTTTATTATTGAGATAAATAGCATAATACTCTACTCCTTTAGACGATCCGCCACCAGGACAATATAACCCCAATGGTTTAAGTCTTTTAGCATCAACTCCTTCTTTACCTTCAACGCCCCAAATCATTCAAATAAATTAATTATTGCATTAACACCATTTTGATTAATTTCTCTTGTACCAATACCTGCAAATTTTTCTGTTAGTTCAGGAATACCTTCAAAAATTTGAAACATATCATCTTCATAATCAAAATAATACCATTGATTATCATTTTGTTCAAAAAAATATATTGGTTTTTTTGTATCAACTGCGCAAGAAACTGCATATCCTGTACCACCTCTAACTGTTTTTTCTGTATCTCTTATACCAATTGCAAAAATAGCATCAGAATTTTTTACTTGATACCAATCCCTTGATAGTAAGTTTTTTATATAAGGCGATAAATTGTTTATATTTCTTCCTAATCTAAGATTAGCAATTTTGATATGTTCAAATCCTTCTTTTAGTTGAGAAGGTGTTAAAATTAATCTATTTTTTGAGGTTGTATTGTGACCATCAAAGGAATATGCTACTATTTTGTAGTTATGTCTATTACTTTCTATTTCAAAAATTGTGTCAGATCCAGGTGCACCGCCAGAGTTACATGTTTTCATTTAATTTATTTAATTTTTTTATTCTTTCAAATTGTTTAAGTCTTTGATATATTTTTTCTAATTCTTTACTTTTTATGAAAAATCCATTTCTTTTATTATTTACATCAAGAATTTCAATATTTGGTATATAAGCACCACCATATGAACTATGAACTATATGTTTGAAAAATTTAAGGTATACTTGTACAGATTGTTCTTTTACTGTTAAGTTCATTAAAAAGTATTTTTTAGTTTTAATTTTTTATATATATACTTTGTAGTAAAAAAATAGACAAAAGTTAATGAAAATTTATTCTAATGAATATATAACAGATTTTGACAAATTAAAGAATGCTATTATTGGATTTGAGTTTGAATTTTATACAGAGAGATCTTACTATAAATTACTTGAATTATTAAATAATACTCTTGCTCCTATAAAGGTGCACGGTTATCGTAAATATCACTCTTCTTTTAAACCAGATGAAAATAATTTTAAAATTGAACCAGACCTTTCAGGAGGTCCCGAACTTGTTGAGTTAATTACAGGTCCATTACCTTATGTCAATTCAAAGATTATTTTACTTAAAATTTTAAAAGTTTTAGAAAAATATGCAAGAACAGATGAAAAGTGTTCAATTCACATAAATATATCATTTGAAGATACGGGTGATGGTAAAGTTTTAGATAATTTGAATCAATTGAAGTTAATTTTAGAAGTTGATGAAAATCTTATTTATAATTATTTTCCAGAAAGAGAAAATAATATTTATGCAAAATCGGTTAAAAATTTAATTCCTTTCAGAGGATTTGATTTTTCAACAAATGCAATTGAAATTTTACAAACCAACATACAATTACCTGATACTAAGTATTATGGTATAAACGTTAAAACTGTTGAAAAAGGTAGATTAGAATGGCGTTATATTGGCGGATTGGATTATCATAAAAAAACTTCCGATATTTTGGCTTTAATGGATTATTTTATTGCTATAACTTGGAATTGTTTGAATGAAAAATTAGATGAAGAAGATTTAAAGAAATTACAAAAATATTTATTTGAAAATATTAATATTTTCAAAACCTTTAATAATTATGATGATTTTATTGCTGAATTTCCAACTATTGATATTCAAATTGACAAAATGAGCGAGTATGGCATTATAAAAGGATATTATGATACATTTTATAATGAAATTTATGATATGGTTAGAAATATCTATAACCTTAAAAATTGTATTATTAATTTTGATACAGAATTAAATAGGATTGAATTAGTAGATGCAACATTTAAGACTATTTTTGATTTATATAATATAGATTTTATTGAATGTTCAATGAATTCTGGTAGATACAACAGTTGTAATTTTATTTCATCTGAGTTAGTGAATGGTACAATACATGGTGGTGAAATTATGGATAGTAATATTTTTAATTGTAAAATTGAAAATGCTAAAATAGATGTAGAATCCGAAATAGGGGATTCATATTTATATCAATGTTTTATAGATGGTCAGGTTAAGGGTAGTTCGGTTTTAAGAATGTGTAAGATAGGTCCTAATGCTATAATTGACGATTCTGTTAGAATAGTAACGGATATTAATAATTACTTTAATACAACTCCAAAAGGTGTTGGTCCTAAAAAAGGTGGACCTGCGGAACTTGATTTAAAGGATATGAAAATACCAGATACAAAAGGAAAGAAATGGTAAAAATTAATAGATTTTTTGGTAGAAAAGAAGAAAAAAATCATGATTTTTGCTTAAAAATCAAAGATTTATTACATGATTATTGTTTAAAAGATTTAGAATATAAATATGATAATGTTGAATATTTTAAAAATGGGAATTTACTTATGTATATAAAAATATTTGGAATGATTAACAAAGGCTGGTTAAATACACCAGGCTTAAAATTAACAAAAGAAAATTATGTTCCATTCAAAAAACTTTTAAATTTTATTGAACAAGATACAGAATTTTGGATGGATTTTGATAGAGGAGTTATGAGGATTGGTATTTTATTTGAAAACAATATTGAAAAAAATATAGAAGATTTAGAATCAATGTTAAATGCAAAAAAATATAATTTATGATTACAAGATTTGAAGATAAAACAAAAGATAAGTTATTTTATACTCCATCAGTTGCGGGACCTGAAGGTAAACTTCCGTTTGCTGGTACAAATGCGGGTGGTGATAATAGAATAAAAACATTTAAGGAATATTCTGGTGAATATCGTAAAGGTTCTAGTCAATACGGAAAATTGGTAAGTAGGATTATGGAATTTTTAAGATTACCAGAATTTAAGAATCACTTAGAGGAGAATGATGGTTTAAAATTTGAAATAGCCGACTTTGAAACAAGGTCACATATAAAAATAGATAAAATAAAACAATTATTAAACAAAGATCATAACTTATACAGTTTTGATATAAATGTTGATGACAAATATATCACATTCTCTAATATAAAGAAAACTTATAAAGATAGATACGTTTCTGGACGTAAGGAAAAATAATCTTTATGAGCAAAAAATAAATAAGTTATGAAAAATTGGTTTTTTATTATAATGCTGTCTATAGCCGCATTGGCATTGGCAGGAACAGCCGCATACTTTTCAGTATTTGGTTTAACACAACTATTTTACGCTGCAGGTATTGGTATCACTATACTTGCTGCTTCTTTGGAATTTGCAAAATTAGTTACTGTTTCTTATGTTTATAGATTTTGGAATCTTATTGAAAAAGGATTAAGAGGATTTTACATTTTTGCTGTAGTTTTTATTATGTTTTTAACATCAATGGGTATTTATGGATTTTTAACTTCTTCTTATCAAAAGTCTGCAAATAAAATAGAATTAAGAGATGCACAAATTAAAATATCAGAAAATAAAAAAACATTGTTTGTTAATCAATTAGATAGAATTAATAAATCTATTGAAAGTTCAAGTGATCGGATTAATACAATTTCTGGATTAAGAGGTCAGCAAGAAAAAAGATTAGATAATTTATATGATCAGAAATATATCAGTGTTGCTAAGAGAACTGAACAACAAATATCAGGATCTGATGAGCAAATAAAGTTATTAAATGATGATATAACTATAAAAATGCAACAAACGAATGCTATTAATGATTCAATTGCTTTTTATGACCAAAAAATTGCTGAATTAAAATCATCAGATATTAGTAATGAAATTGGTTCTTATCAATTTATATCATCATTAACTGGTGTACCAATGAATAAAGTTGTTAATATCGTTGTACTTTTGATTATACTTGTATTTGATCCATTAGCAATTGGCTTATTAATAGGTGTTAATAAATTACTTATGAATAAAATACCTTCAGAGACGAAAGAATCTTTCTTAAATAGATTTAGAAGAAAGAAAAAAAAAGATGAAGTTGCCGAACAAGTTGATGAAGTTGCCGAACAAGTTTCCAAACAAGTTGAAGTTGCCGAACAAGTTTTTAATCCATTAGATGATACCGATTGGATTCAACAATATATGCCTTCTAATAATGTGTATGTAACAGAACAAGTAATTGAACCTGAGGTTATTGAGTCAGAAAATGAGTCAGAAATTAAAAAAGTCATTGAGCCAGAAGTTATAACTCAATCAATTGAAAATAATTTTAGAATTCTACCGATTCAGAAATTTGATGAAAAGAAAAAAGAATATGATGAATTTGAACCAAGACAAGTTGCATCTGTTCAAGTTAATACGGCACATTTTGTACCAAATGAGAATTTATAAATATTTTTTTACTTTTTTATCTCCACCAGTATCAAAAACTGAATAATTTATATTCTTATTTTTATCTTTAAGTTCCATAAATTCTTCTGCTGCTGCTTTAACAAATCTAGGATCATCATCGGAAAATCCATATTCAGCTACTACACCTAAATCATCTGCGAATCCTTTAACCATTTGATTAAAATCTCTTAGAGACATTTTTTTAGCATCTTCCATACTTACATCGTGTCCGAATTTTCTTTTACAATAAACAGAAGATATAGTATATACTGGACAAAGTTCTATATATGAATCTATTACTTGATCTGGCTCTGAACCAAATAGTTCATGATATTTTAAAAGATTCTCAATCATTTGGTCATCAAATGGTCTTGATTTATCAACATTTTGAATAGGAAGATCTTTAAAATTGTCTAGTCCATATGTGTATATTAGCCAATAGAATGCTCTGCGAACATTATTTGGTTCGTGACCTCTTGATGTTATAATTGAAAATATATTTCCATTAACTAAACATTCAATAAATTTATTCCAAGAAGGACCAAATTTTTCATCAATAACAGCTTTTTTGAAATCAAAAAGAAATGTATTTTTGCCTTTTGGTCCCCAATCTCTAAATTCTTCAAAAGATTCATCACCACCTTTATATCTCCAGTTTGGATCTGTTCTAACTACTGCAAATTTTGCAGTATCAACAAATTCATCTATCCATTCACCATCCACTAAATGCTCTAATTTAATTTTAGTGTCCATGAATAATAAATTATCATCTATATCAAAGGAATAATAAACTAATTTTTTATCATCTTTTTCCACAAATTTTTCAAATATTTTTAAATGTTTCATATTATCTGTTATTTTTTTATCTATCCATTATAAACCAAGCAACGTTGGATTCACTTTTAACTTTTTCTACCACAGCATCCATTTTTTCTTTGCCTTGTGATATCATATCAGCGGCATTATATTGAAAATTACCAGGCATATTAAAATTGAAACGTCCAACAGCCTGACCCATTCTCATTTGTGATAAACCAGTTATATATTGTTTGAAATATACATGATCAAAAAGTTCTTCTTCTTCAATTCTAACATAACATTCTAACATAAGATCAACTTCAACTGTTGTTAAAAAAACTAATCTTTTATTAATGTGGTTGAAATTAAATCTTAATGTATTTGCTGTCATTTTATTGATTTGATCTGCAAAATTACTAATAACTGAACGATAAACTCCTAATTCTCCTGCTGTTGATACGAATGATGTTAAAAAAGGTTGATTTGTAACACCCATATTTATAGATAAATTTGGTGCTTGTATACCAAGCCTGAACATAGTTGGATTATCTACTTTTACTATTCTAACAATATCTTCTACTTCTGGTGGTAGAATAAGATATTTATTTCTATGATATTGTTCTGTTGTTAAGAAATTTCTATCCAAAAAATAGAAAATTTTAATTTTTGAAAATTGATAGTTTTTATAGAACCATTCTAATGCTTCTTCTCTAACTAAACGATAAATTTCTAAATCTGGTAAAATTTTATCAAAAAGACCTGTCATTGTTAAATCTGCCTGAACTATATCTACTAATTGATCAATTGTCATTGACATATATTTTCTATTGTTTTTCTGTATATATAAAAATTATAAATTGTATCTTTCTGCGTCTTGTTTTCTATTATAATCTTCTATATCTTCGGGTGTAATTTCAATTTCTCCCTGATATTCACCATTCATTTCATATTGATTGAAACTATTCCAATCAAGTTCATTTCTTTCTGGTTCAACATATAAAATTCTAGTTTCAAATCCATGATAAGTAGCATAATCTATTATTGCTTTTTTTCTATCTTCTGATAACGAACTTTTATATACTTTTACTCTTAAATATGGTTTTGTAAAATCAATAGACCAATATTTTCGTTGTTTTGCTGTTTCAAATAATTTGATATATTTCATATTTCTTATATATTAAAAATTTGTTTTTAAAATTAATATATAAGAGCATGAAAATATTGAAAATTGAAGAATTTCTAATCAAGGAGGATATTTCCTTGATAAATCATGATGGTATACTTTTAATTGTTGATGTTCAATCAGATTTCAAAAAATTCTTTCCAACAGATCCAAATGGTTATTTGAAAAAATTAGATAAATATTGTGAAGAATTTCCAAATGAAAAAGAATTAAAGGGTGTTTATCAAATCTGGGATTCTAATCGTGGATCCAAACCAACCTATAAGTTTAAGAATCAAAGAGAATTGGTTGAGAAGAAATTTGGTGTTAGGAAATTTTATTCTAAGTATAAAGGCGGATTTGATGAATGGACACATCATATATTTGATGAAAAGACTCTTGAACAATTCCAATCTAGAAAGAATAAATTTAAAGAAGGTGATGCTTTTAAAGTAAAAGATAAGAAGGAATTCTTAGTATATATTGGTAATACTCACAAATGGTTTTATGTAAATGATGAATTGGTTGAATTATTTCAAAAATTAAGAGGTAAAAAAGTAGTTGTTTGTGGTGGAGCCGATGGTGAATGTCTTGAAGACGTGTTTATTGCATTAAAATCATTTAATGTAAAACCTATCTATAATCATAAATATATTTATAGTGCAGAAACAGGTAATTATTTAAAGAAGAAACCAGAAGCCAAAAAATAAAATTAAAAATTAATATATAATATAACTTAAAATAATCCAATAATTATTATGATATCTAGTATTTTACTCTTTGACGTTGTTGAACTCTTTCAAAATTATGGTATAGTAGTTGCTGTTTTAGTTTTAGCTGTTTTAACAGCTTTTTATATGATTAGGAATTCAACAAAAAGAATCAAAGATCAAGAAGAAAAGATAGATTCTTTATATGGTAGAATTGACAAATTAATGACAAAATTTACACACGATGAAGAATCAAATGAATTGGCAGGAAAATTTATAAGTTTTGCTGAAAATGCAAATAAAATACAAATACAACTTTATCATATTTTACAATCATTTGGTGCTGATAGGGTTTCTATATTTGAATTTCATAATGGTGGTAAAAATTTATCTGGAGTAGAATTCAAAAAGTGTAGTAATACATTTGAGGCTGTAGAATTAGAAACTAAGCCGGTAATAAAAGAAATGCAAAATTTACCATTAAGTATAAATCCTTTATGGAGTAGGATATTATCAACCCGTGCAGATATTGAAATACCCGTTGTAGAAAATTTAGAAGATACTTTTTTAAGAGCATATTTACAATCTCAATCAATAAAAACTTATTATTCTTGTATATTATTGGATTATGCTAATACTCCAATAGGATTTATTTCTTTGGAATATTACAAAAATTCAAAAGAGTTGAATGTAAATCAACTTGATGAATTTAGTTCTATTGCAATAAAAATATCCGTTTTAATTAATTTAAAGTAATGATAACCGATTTACTATTAATATTCATAATTATAGTATTACTTGCGAATATCTATATAAGGCAAATGAAGTGTGAAAAATCTTCATTTGAATTAATAAAGATTTTAAATTCTAATGTTGTACTTCTCAGTAGTTTAGAAAAAAGAAAAAAAATTCAGGATTTAAAAAATAGCTTAAAGATAAATACAGAACTTCAAGTTATATTAAAAATTTCTAATTGTGATTTTTTAAGCTTATTTAAGTATGATTTTCATTCAAAACAAAAATTACATTATTTGGTATCTTTAGATAAAAATGGTTCAGTTGTTCAAAGTACTTTACTTGATAATTATATTGTATCAGATTCAATTGAAAATTTTGGCGGTGATGATGAATTGGTTGAAATTAAATTAATGAATGTTAAAAGTAAAAAGATAGCCGATATTATGAGTTTTAGAGGTGTTAATAAATTGTATTGTCAAAATATTTCTGAAATAAAAAATAAACATATTGGTTTTTTAGCTTTATCATATAAGGATATAAATTATAATTTATCAGATGGTGATAAATTTGAAATTCAAAGAATAGCAGAAGAAATTGGTAGACTTATATAAAAAATAATCCTTAATATGAATCTTTATGAATTATTAAAAGAAAAAAATTTAATTGTGAATAAAAAGGAATTTCAGGAATTGGTTTTAAATAGACAAATAAGAGTAAATAGCAAAATAATTAACGATCCTAAAGAAACAATAGATTTATCAGAAAATCAAATAGTTAGAATTGGAATTCTAGAAATTCAATTCTAATTTTTTTGCTCGGAAATTTTCCGTATCTTTGCCTTATAACAAAAAGATATGGAAATCAATAAAGAAAATATTTATAAATTAGAAAATGCCTCTGATGTTAAAAAATTTATCATTGGTGGTAAAGCCATACTGACTTTAGAAAGTACAAAAACTGGTCGTTGGTTTACATATAAAATCAAAAAAGCAAAGAAAGATGATGAAAAATCACCTTTTTTTGTATCAGTATTAACTGGTGGTGATAATGAATCAGCCTATACGTATATGGGTACGATTTTTAACAATGATAGATTATCATTCAAATTAACAAAAAATTCTAAAATTGGTGAAGATGCTTTATCATATAAAGCATTCAATTTCTTTTTTAATTTACTTATCAATAATGATAAACTTCATTCTGAAATGAATGTTTATCATAGAGGTATTTGTGCTGTTTGTGGTCGTCCATTAACAACTCCAGAATCCTTAATAATTGGAATTGGTCCTATTTGTGATGGTAGACTTGGAAAACCTATTGAAATTAAAAAAGTTCGTAAGAAAAAATTACAAATGTTAAACCGTAAATTGGTAAAATGAAAAAATTTGATTTGAGTACCGTAGAGGTGAGTAGTCTAAGTTCAGATGATATAATTGAATTAAAACGATATTTGAAAACTATTTCTGTAAGAGCATGTGTAAACTTTATTTTACATGTTATGGACACGGAATATACTTTATCTGAAATAAATAAAAATAATGATAAAGTTGAGAAATTCATAGCAGATAAGCAATTTGAATATCTTAGATATGTTATTATGCGGGTATCTGATGATGATTTTAGTGAATCTGAATGGATTCAAATAGAAAGAGAACACACAGTAAAACAAAGGAAAGAAAAACTATCTAAAATTAATAAAAATGCGTGAATGTAAAATAACAAATTATATTATAAGAGCAATTAGTGTATTATTTTTAATCTTTTTTGCCGTCACTTTTAAAAGTTGTAAAGAAGGTAATAAAGAACATAAACGATTATGTACAGTGCTTAAACACTACCAGTCTAATACCGTACATAAGGGTAGTGTTAATGATAATTTTATTTTAATATTGAAGGTTAGAAATGATACTACATTTAAAAATACTTTTGATCTTGATGTTTCCCCTTCAACTTATTATGATTGTAAAGATGGTGAAAATTGGTATTTTTTCCTTAGGGACGAACAAATTGACTCTTCAAAAAATAGAAATATGATGGAAATGTTTACGACAATATCACTTATGCTTGGAATAGTATTATTAGTTGTAAGTTTTGTGGATTTTGAGGATTAAAATAAACAAAAAAGTGTTTTTTATCTAAAAATAAGAAACACTTTTTTTATGCCTTTTTGGAAAAAATTATTGATTGATATTATATTTATTGCAATATATTATATTTTTTATAAAGTTATCGGATTTGAATTGACTGTTATTATAGCATTAGGACAGATATTATCAACTATCTTACAAAAAGATTATCATAAAAAATCATTACCTCCTCCAACTAGTACTTACCGATTTCAGCAAAAAGGAAAAGTAAAATTTTAATGTGATAGAATTATTTAAGCATCAAATAAGAGCATTTAACAAAATTATTAATAATGATAAAAATTTCATATTTTGGCCTCGTCAATATGGTAAAAGTCATTTAATCTCAGCTTATTTAGAACATTTTATTAATAATAATTCTAATCAAAATATTTTATTTATTTGTTATGAAAAAAATTATATTAAGTATTCTAAACAGAAATTATTAAATGATATCGGATATTTGACTGTAGATAAACACCGTACTGATGATCTATATTTTATTAATGATAATTTTTTGAAGTTTTGCTCAATAAAACAACATTTTGATACTATATCAGGTATGTTTAAAACTTTATCTCCATCATTGATAATTTTTAATGAGGTTTATGCCTTAAGTACTAATAATATTCAAAGATTATATAGTAACAATTTTTTAAATGGAAAAATTTTATATACATCAAGTTTCATTGATATACAATTAATAAAAATGTTAGATTATAATAATGATTTTTATATAAACATAGAACAACCTGTTGATAAAATAGATACTTTCGGATTATTTAAAGATGATATTAATCTTATTTATTTTGATATAAAAGAATTGAATTATAAACCAGATGATTTACTATATTTTTCTGATAAAGTTTATCAAAGAAAAATAAAATTAAAAAAAATAAATACAATTTCAAATGGAATCTAAATGTGGACTTTGCGGAAGATTAAAAGAATTAACATTTCATCACTATATACCAAGAACATTACATACAAATAAACTATTTAAAAAGATGTATAAAGTTGAATTTATGAAAAGTCATGGTATTGATTTGTGTGAAGATTGCCACACTAATATTCATAAATTTTTTAGCGAGAAGGAACTTGGTAGAAATTTTAATGATAAAGTTAAACTTCTTTCAGATGAAAGAGTTAGAAGATTTATAAGATGGGTAAAGAAGCAGGATTAAATATTTGGATCTTGAATATTATCATTTATTAAAGACTTGATTTGCTCTAATAATTCTTTTCTAAAGGTATATTTATTTCCAGTAGAATTAACATATCCAATATTTAATAAAGTTTCTAACTGGCTATTATCTATGTTAAGTTCTATTGAAGCATCATCGGAGTAGATACTTATCACTGAGTTAATTTCAATTTGATTGTTGTTGTACTGAATAGGTGAATATGATTGTTGTGTTGGTTCAGTATAACTATTACCTTTTATATTTTTAACAATTTCTGATGCTTCTTTTAAACTTGGTCTAGTTGTTTCTGCCCAGAGATAACCTAATATAATAGGTAATCCTGAAGTGAAATATACTGCAAGTGCATATAAGTCTGCTTTTAATAAAATAGCAAAGATTGCTAATCCTATCCAAACAGATAATACTAAGTATGTTAATTTTAATCTTCTACTTGACGACATTTTAAATTTATTTATAGCCATAATTGGTATATATAAAAATTATAAAATTTTTTCTTCTTCAATAGTTGAAAAAGACATTTTTTTATAAATTTTTATAATTCTATCAAAATAATTGATACCAAATGCTGAATTATCTGTAAAATAAACCTTTGGATCTAAAATTATAATATTAAGATTAAACTCTTTTGTGAATTTTTTTAATACTTTCAAAGCGTATTCAACATTTTCTGGCTCCATACTTGAAAAAACCTCATCTAAAAATAGTATATTTAATTTTCTAAATTTCAGTATCAATTTCAAATAAGAAAGTGCAATTGCAATATTTATTTTTTTACTTTCACCCATAGATAAACTTTCTGGATGTACTTCATTTGTTAATCTTTCAAAGATATTAACATTAAATTCTTCATCTATTCTTATGTTATAAGGCGATTTTAATTCATCTAAAATATCTTTCAGATAAACATTAATAGGCTTTACAATATTTTTTATTATACTTTTTCTAACTCCTTTATTACTAAATACTTCTTTTAATTCTTCTTGAATTTGAATATTTTTATCTATTTCATTGATTTTATTAGAATTTTCTATATTTTTTGATTTGAGTTCATTAATATTTTTAGTGAGTTCATCAACTGATATATCATTTTTTGTTTCTTTTAATTCTCCAATTTTTTTGGTTATTAACTTCAGGTCATATACTAAATTATTTAGTGTCATATTAGTACTATTCTTCTGTTTTAAGATAGTTTCTTTTTGATTTGATAACTGTGTTAGCTTTAAAAGTATCTCATTCTTATTCTTATCTAATTCATCCATTTTTTTGATTAATTCATCTTGTTTTGAATAGATATCACTTAAATCATGTAAATGTTTTTCATCACTTAAATTTGTATTACAAAGTGGACAGATACCTGATTCATAGACTTTTAGTTTTTCTTGTATATTTCTAAAATCCACTTTTATCTCAATAATATCATTTAAGATTATATTTTTCTGATTATCAAAATCTTGGCGTTGTTTTTCTAATTCAATTAACTTTTTATCAAATTCTAATATATCACTTTTTAGTTTAATATAAGGTTCTTTTTTAGTCATTTTTTCTTTTTCTAGATTTTGAATTTCTAATTCTTTATCTAAAATACCAGTTCTTTTTATAGTTATGATATTTTGATTTAATGTATTAATAGTCTGTGAATTGGTTACTATTATAGTTTCATATCTAATTTTTTCTTCTTTTTGTTGTTTTATCAAACCGTTAGTTAGGTTTAGATAATTATCTAAATCTTGAAGATTAAATAGTTTGTTTATAATATTTCTTTTTTCTTCTGGTGATAAATCTATAAAGTTTGCAAAATCTGAGACTGACATTGAAATAAAACTTTTGTAAGTTTCAAAATCAAATCCTATAACCTTATCTCTATCTTCTTTTTTGAAATTTTTGAATTTTTTGGTTTCATCACTATCATTAATAAAAATTTTCGCATTGGTGGGTTCTAGATTTCTTTGAATTTTAATACTATCTGATAGATTGTTAATAAATTCAATTTCAGTTTCTAAATTTTTATTAATTCTATTTGGTAGGATTGCTTGTGGTACTCTTTTTCCATTTTTTCCCCGAACTATACCGAATATAGAAAAATCAAATGATTGTTGAAATGAAGATTTACCAGCGCCATTTTGACCTGATAGCAATATTAAATTACCAGAAGTTGTGCTGAATTCTACTGTTTGTTTGTTGTGGCCAAAGGATTTGAAATTTTTAAGCGAAATGGATTTTATAATCATATCTATTATATGTAAATATGATTAAAAAGTTATTAAAAATTTAATTTATAGTTTATCTATAATAATCTTTTAAAAATTTTTTCATAGGAATATCAGATTTTTTACCTGACAATTCACCATTAATATCAACAACATGAACCAATTCATTTTCATGATCAATTGATAATACTCTAACTTTTCTTACACTTTGTCTTTTACCATAAGTAAGATGGATTTTAACTTCTTTCTCTTTCATTGATTCTGTTGTTAGTACTTCATTTAATTTTTCAAATCTCCATTTGAAATAAAAATAATCATTATTTTCAACATGATAGGTTTTATCATGTACTTTAATTATTACATAAGGTTTATTATCTGCTGACATATTATATCCTAATACTTCAACGACTTGGTCAGTATTCATTTCAAATAATTTACCCATATTATCTTTGACTCTATTTTCATTTTTCATATTTTTATAGAATCCTTTTTCAGGAATAAACCATTTTTCTAATTTTTTGTAAAAGAAATTACCTAATTTAATTTTATAATCACCATTAAATCTATATTGATATTCAGGTTCATAAAATAATTCAGATTCAAATTTTGGTCTTACTAAACCATTAAAATTTCTAAATGCACCAAAATATTCTTCTTCATCATATTTAAATGATATAAATACATCTAATTTTAAATTGTTATTTTCAAACATTCTTAATATTTTAAGATTTTTAAATAAATTTATATCTTCTAAAAATGGATTAGAATCTTTGTAAATTAAATCTGTTTGACTTTGAAGATTTTTAGTTATTTGATTTAAATTTGCAACTAATCCTGATTGTCTTGCATAAAAATCTGTATAAGGACTATCTTGATAATTTCCTTGACTCATTCTAGGATCAGTAGCGAATTGATAATTTCCGCCACCACCCGCAGTATTCATAGGTTCTATTCCGAATTGATATTGCATAAATTCCGAACCTTCTTTTAATAATTCTGTTTCATTTAAAAATGAATACCTACTATATTTAAAAATTTTCATAACTTATATATAAAATTTTAATTTTATTTTTTTATATATATCTCAGGAAATAAACTCAGGAATAAAGAGAATTTATATATAAAGAAAAAAAGATAATCATGTCAGAAGAAATTAAACAAGAAGAAGTTAAGAAAAAACCAACAACTATAAAGAAAAAGGAAACTGAAACAGTAGGTGAGCAATTAACTGAGCAATATCAATATATTCCTGAAGAAAATGAAAAACTAATCATGGATAAGCCTTCTGAACCGTTGATAACTAAAAAAGATTTACCAGTTATGAAAAGTGAGAAAGCTATCATCAAGTCAAATAAAGAATTATATGAATCTTACATAAAGGAATTAAAGAAATTTTCATTAAGTATAAATGGTGAAATTATTTATGATTCAAGTATTGATAAAACAAAGGAATCACCTGTAAAATTTGAAAATGATTATTTTATTTTATATGGAAAAAAATATTCTTACAATGGATTAAAAATCCAAAAAATAATGTGAAAATAATGAAATTAACAAATATTCATGACCGTAAAGAATTTTTAAAACTTAATGAACTTATTGGTGGTCAAAGTGGTGGTGTTGGTGAAAAGGATGGATTTGCAAATAATGCCAAATTAAAAGACACGTATCTTGGAGCATTAGTAAATGGTATTTTTAAGGGAGTAAGTTGGTTGTGGAGAAAATCAAAAGAAAATTTTATTATAAATCGGTTAATTGCACAATTAATTAATGAATTAATGCGTGGTGTTATTTTGTTTTGTTTTGTCAATAAAATTAATCTAGAAACAGGCGAAACAAGTACATCAGCAGAAGCAGTAAAAGGTGAAACAGATGACGCAGCACAGCAAGCAGCAGCAGGTGTTAACGTAGTTTCAGCTTCTGGTACAACATCTATAAGTGTTAGTCCTAATCCAATATCTGGTATAACAGCAGAGACTCAACAATTAACAGTATTAAACCAAAATAATGAAGATGTTACAATAGATTGTATATATACAGGTGCAACAACTACTGGATTAGTAACATTTGGTGCAACAGGACATACTACAGTAACAGTAGTACATCCTGAAATTGCAACATCACCTGTTGTAGTTGATATTGAGGTATTTCCGGTGGGTACAAATTTACCTCCACCACCTACACCTCCTACTTTATCTGCTACAACAACAGCATCAGGTACAACTACAACAGCATCAGGTACAACTACAACAGCATCAGGTACAACAGCAACTACCTCTGGATCAACAGTGTCAACTCCTAAGGGATATAAACCTAGATTAGTTGAAAGAATAAAGGCTGTTAAAGACAGAAAAGAATATTTTATAATTGAGAAAGAGGCAGAAAGTAGAATTGCTTATGATACTAGAAGAAAAAATTCATATGTTAATCAAATAAAAATTCGTGAAACAAATTTGGAAAAAAAGATAGTTCCAAAAGAAAAGATACCTTTCTATAATTCTGAAATAAAAAGAGTTAGAGAGGAAATAAGTAAAATTAAAGTCTATAATTTGGCAATAGAGGAGGCAATAGAAACAAAAAGAGTTGAATTAGGAATAAAGAAAGTAGATAGATTTGCTAATTTTGATATAATAAAAAAAGATTTACCTACTTTTTCACCAACATCTAAAACAGTTTTACCAGAACTACAAACTATTGGTGTTGTACCTTATAATAGAATTGATGTATCTAAAATTGGTAATGTTGAGTCAGAATCATATAATTTTTTGAAAACTTATATAAATGAGTATGAAAAAACAACTGATCCAAACTTAAAGAAAAAACTACAATTGATTTATATGCAATATGCAATTATAAATTATGCAAAAAGTGTTGTCAAAAGAAAGAAAAATGAATCATTTTCAGAAGATGAAGATTATGAATTTTTATATGAATCATCAGAGTATTATGAAATAAATGAAGAAAATTTAGTTAGATCTGTTGGAAAATCTCTTGGTCAATCTGCTGGTACTGTAAAACTCAAACAAGATGAGCCTCGTGCTGGTAAAGTTGGGTTAGCAAAATCTGTTGGAATGAAAGTTGCTGGTATTTCTGCTACTGTAGGAAATATTTTAACAAAAAGAGACAGAGATAGATATGAAAAAGATCATAAAGATGAGTATAAACTCAATATACATTCTGTGAATTTAGCTGGTATAGAAAATACTGTTACTACATTTCAAAAATCTAATCCAAAAGTTAAAACTGATGTTAGTAGTTATGTTAATCCTTATAGCTTGAAAATCATTCAATTATCAGCTGAGAAACTTTTCTTATCAAATTCTACAGCAACAAAAAATGAGGCAGTAGATAATAGCCAATTAAAACTTAGATGGGAGAGAGAAGTTAACAAAGTTTATGCTGGATTTACTAATTTGATGGATATTGATAGTATTGATATCACGAAATCTGATTTTAGATCTAATTTAAATAGTAAACTAAACGATAAGGTTGATGGTGCCGTAAATAGAACCAAATTTGAAATAGCATATAGTAAAGTTGATGATGATTTACCAATAGATCCTAAACATTATAAGATACATCAACTTGAAGGTTACTATGGAATTTTTTATTTTCAATTAGGTTCAAGTTACATGACATCAATGGCTCCTGTTCAAAGTGTTCCTGGATTATTTAGGATAACTTCAAGTTTTACATCAATTAATAAAACTTCTCATACAATTGTTGAAGATGGTGATTTTAAAAATAAATTTTTCAATAGTAGATTACCCGTAAATGCTAATAAAAGAAATTTATATTTTTTATTACAGAAAGATGAAAAATTACCAGATACACAACCAAGAAAAGGACCTAAAATGTATGTTTTAACAGAGGTTGAAGTTGGTGGTAAAGTTTCTTTATATATAAAACAAAAAGGAACTGATAATATTCTTATTACAGATACGTTTATGAAAACTTTTGAGCCTAAATTATATGCACATACAATAGAATTAAATAAAGTTTCTTTATTTGATAGAACAAAAAATGCATTATTAGATATGTGGAAACCAGCATTTAAATATGTTGAATCAAAGGGTAAATTTGAAAATACTAATTTTATGATAAATATGGGTGATCCTTTATTTTTAAGTGAACCTAATATGGCTGATCATATTAAGAATTTACAAATATATTTAAGAAATAAATAATAACTATGAAAATAAGATATACAGATTTTTTATTAGAGAAAGGTTCACCACCACCTTCAAATTTTGAGGAACAATATAAAAATATTGATGTTTCACTCAAGAACTTTTGGGCTGTAGCTGCAAAACCTATAAAACCTGCTAAACCAGCATTACCAAAGGTTGAAAAAAATAAAAAATATAAATTCACAGATTCTAATAAACAAACATACGATGTTGAGGTTTTGAACAATGTTCCAGATAAAAGTGGAAAAGTACAAGTTAAGGGTAATCCACCTTCTTCAAAAAGTGAGGTAACATTTATGGCTCCAGTCATGAATTTAAATTAATTATAAACTATGAAACATATGAAACTATTTTTAGAATTTGCTAATCCAAATACACCACAAGGATATTTAAATTCATTATCTAAACCTACTAAAAAACCTGTGATTCAGAATAACCAGAAAAAAGTAGTTCAAACTCCAACAGAAGAAGTTGATGGTATTTTACAACAAACCGAGGAACAAAAAGCAAAAATACTTGCTCGTAAAGATTTGATTGAAAAAGGATTATTAAAAAATATTCAAACATTAGAACCTGAAAATCAACAAGATGTAAAAACTCAGGTCAATGATTATAAAGATCAAGTAAAGGAATTTGATAAAACTGTTACACAAATTGGTAAATTGAATCAAACCTTGAAAAAATCTGATAAACCTGGTAGATTTTCTACACAATCACAAAAAGCAAGAGGAAAAAACTTTTAATAAATGTCTAAAATTGATGAAAAATATATAAGTGCTTTAGAATCATTCACAGAAGCATTAGCAGAAATTGTTGAAACATTGAAAGAACAACAAAAAACTGGTAAGGCTGATACTGTTAATGAAATGCTCAAAAATAGTTCAGAAGGATTAGGAAAAGTTGTTAAAGATCTAAAGAAAGTAACACAAGAAGGTTTCAAAGATGTAAAGAATCAAAATTCCATAATAGAGCGTAAAATTGATGGAATTAAGAAGCAGAAAGAATCTGGAATGTTTGATAAAATTGAGGATCCTAAGAATAAAAATAAAATTGTTGATGGAATAAAAGTTGTAGTTTTGATTGCTGCTGGTGTTTTAGCATTAGGAATGGCTTTTAAAATTATAGGAAAGGTTGATTTTATTTCTGTTCTAGCACTTTCAGCAGCAATGGTTGCTATGGCTTTTGCATACACTAAAATATCGGATACTAAAGGTTTAAGTTTTGGTAAGATTTTTAGAGTTGCTATGATTTTACCTATTATGGCATTAGGTTTAGCCGCATCTGGTTATTTATTAAGAAATTTTCCAAAAATCGGATTAATGCAAGGAATTTCAATAATGGTTGTTTCTGGTGCATTAGGACTTGCTACATATTTAATATCTAAAGCATTAGGTAAATTAAGTACCAAATCATTGATAATGATTCCTTTGATACCTTTTATTTTACCTCTTATCGCATTAGGTATTGTTAAAGCTTCATATATATTGAAAGATGTGAAACAATTAACATTAATGCAGGTATTTTCTGTTGCTTTAGTTGGGTTAGCATTAGGTGTCGCAACTTTCGGTATAGGACTAGCATTAAAAGGAATGAAAAATATTTCTTGGAAAGAAATGTTAGCTTTACCTATTATGATTCCATTAATAGCAGGTGGTATTGTACTTGCAAGTACAATTTTTCAAGCCTTTGTGCCTATCAAAAATCCTCTACAACTATTATTAGGTAGTTTAGTTATGGGTGTTTCTATTCTTATGTTTACACCTGCAGTTTATATATTAGGTAAATTGAATTTCAGTCAAATTGTTAAAGGTTCTATTGGTGTTTTAGCCGTAGCAGGTGCGATATTAGGTGTTGCTTGGATATTTTCATTATTACCTGCTGAAATGAGGTATCCTGGATTTATGTGGTCATTAGGTGCTGGTTTGAGTATTATAGGTTTTGGATTACTTTCTGTCGCTTTAGGTCTTTTAACAACATTAGTTACACCAATAGTATTTGGTATTGGACTTTTGGCACTATTAGCCGTAGCAGGTGCGATATTAGGTGTTGCTTGGATATTTTCATTATTACCTGCTGAAATGAGGTATCCTGGATTTATGTGGTCATTAGGTGCTGGTTTGAGTATTATAGGTTTTGGATTACTTTCTGTCGCTTTAGGTCTTTTAACAACATTAGTTACACCAATAGTATTTGGTATTGGACTTTTGGCACTATTAGCCGTAGCAGGTTCAATGGTTGGTGTTTCTTTAATATTAAATCAAGGTAAATGGGATGGTCCGTATCCTTCACTTGGGTGGGCATTGGGTGTAGGTGGTTCATTACTAATATTTAGTCTTGCGGCAGTTGCCGCATCAGTTGGTGGATTAGCAAGTGCGATAGGTAGTTTATTTACTGGTGGTGAAGATCCTCTTGTTAAGATGGCAAATACAATGGTATTAGTATCGTTATTGCTACAAAAAGGTATTTGGAATAAAGGATATCCCTCTTATGCCTGGTCAATGGGTGTTGGTACAGCATTATTAATGTTTACAAGTGCTTATGCTACAATAACTGCGTTGGAAGGATTTAATAGAGTACTAAGTTTTCTAACTGGTGGTAAATCTAAGAGTTTTGATGAATTTGTATTAAGTGCAATTGGAACAATGATAGTTGCCAGAGAAATGCTTAATGTTGGTGATTGGAAAAGTGCTAAACACCCTACTTATGAGTGGTCTTTAGGTATAGGTACGGCATTGGCAACTTTTGCGTTGGCATATGCCACTATTATGGCTATTGAAGGTGCTGGTAGAGTTTTTGCATTTTTTACTGGTGGTAAATCTAAAAGTTTTGATCAATTTGTAATAAGTGCTGTTACTACTATGGTTGTTGCTAGAGATATGCTCAATATTGGTGATTGGAGTTCGGCTAAACATCCTACAGGTGAGTGGGCATTAGGTGTTGGTACTGCACTTGCTATGTTTGCAACGGCATATGCAGTTATTACTGGTATTGAAGGTATTGGAAGAGTTTTTTCCTTTTTGACGGGTGGAAAAGCACAAAGTTTTAATGATTTTGTAGTAAGTGCATCAAGTGCTATGTCAACTGCCAGAGGTGAATTGGCTAAAGGTGATTGGAGCAATGCAAAATTGTTTCCTAGTAAAGAGTGGGCGGAAGGTGTAGGTATGTCATTATTTTTATTTGCAAGATCATATGCTATTATAAGTTCAGTTCCAAATTTTATGAGTAACGCAATTAAATTCTTAACTGGTAATAAAGATGATCCTTTTAATAAATTTGTAATATCTGCTATGCATACAATGATAACTGCAAGGAACATATTAAGTAAGTCAGGAACATGGAATACAGCAAATTCTTATCCATCTAAAGATTATGTTGCAGGTGTTGGTGCAATGTTAACCGTTATGGCAGAAGCATATAGTAAATTTAATTCTATGGGATTTTTTGAAACTATGGCTACTATTTTTGGTGGTAAGAAAAGAGTTTCATTAGATACTTTTGTTATTAGTGCATCAACGTCAATAGTTACAGCATCCACAATTTTAGGAAAAGGAAATTATGGGCAATTACCAGATAAGAAATATTTAGATAATTTCGGTTATTTAATAGAAAAAATGGCAGATATAATGTCAGATTTTCAAGATGATGTTGATTTAGACGAAATTCAATCATTTAATACTGGATTTAGAATAATTATGACTACGTTAAGTATTATATCAAAGGGTGATTATAAAAATTTCCCTGAAATTACTGAAACAAATAAATTAGTCTATTTTATTGTAAAATCTGCATATTCTGTTAAAAATACACCATCACCAGAAACATTTTTAAATTTTAATATAGGTATGAGTTATTTTGTAGCAGGCATCAATAAATTATCAACATTAAAACCATTACCAACTGGTTTCATGAATAGTTTTAATACTTTCTTAGAGTTTTTAAATAAAATGCCTGAGAAATCTTTATTCTTTTCTGATAAATATGATAATATTAAGGAAATGGCAAAATCTGTCAATATGTTAGCGGAATCTTTTTCAAATTTGAATAAAGGTATGTTATCATTTTTAGATATGTCAAAAGGATTATTTTTAATAAGTGTAATAGATGATGTAAAATTAGGTAAAGTTTTACAGTCAGTTCAAAAACATCAACAAGCACTAAAAATTGTAAATCAAGTACCAGAAGAACAATCTAATTTATTAGATGTTATTAAAAATTTATATGGAACAATACCTGCAATTATTGGTGGACAGTCAAAAGAGGAAGGACCAAAATTTGAAGGAAAAGATTCAGAAAAGAAACAGAAAGATAAATTTTATAATGATATTGCAGAGATTAAATCTGCATTATATCAATTATTAGATAATTTTGATAAACCAACACAAGCCGGTAGTTTTCATAAATAAACTTTTTATCTATTAGAACCTAAACATGATTATATATAAGATAAAAAAATAATTATGAAGAGATTTTTATATTTAATACGATATATTAGGCTTTTAAAAAAGAATAAAAAGAATTTATCGGAATCTAGAATTAATGATAATCCAAATCCATTGGGTATTCAATTTGATTGGATTTATAGATTATATACCGTTTTGAATTTACCATTTGAAGATAAAGAAAACATGGATAAATATGGATATTATTATATTGATAATATGGTACAAAATCATGTTGTAGAAATAAATAATTTTTTATTTCAATTAGGTATTCTTGAATATGTTACTTTAGATATTGATAATATTCAACAAATTGATGATTTTAATGTGCGTATTGTTCTAAAATTCAAGTATTTGAACTTGAAATTTTGGGCAAGATTTTTTGTTATTTTTGTGCCTATTTTTCTTGTTTTTGGAATAATTTTTTTACTTATTTCAATATAATTAAACTTTACAATTCATTTTTAATATATGTTAAAAAACAAATTATATTATTATGAGTAAAGAACAATTTCATGAATTATCAGACTACATCATTGAATATTTTGATGAATTGGAGAAAAAATTAAGTTTACCAGTTGATATTAAATATGTTTATCAAGCTGATGATAAACAAAAAACCCTAATAAAAATCGTAAAAATTGCTGATAGGTATTCAAATTTATTGAATGCTGATCTTTTGATTAGTTTTAATGAAGACTTTTTTGATGCATTTGATGATGAAGCAAAGAATATACTTATTGATCAAGAGTTAGCATTAATAGAATTTAACCTTGAAAAAGGTATACTTAAACTAGGCAAAGCAGATTTAATAACATCATCTGGCGTTATAAAGAAATATGGTGTTGATGCTGTTGAAAGGGCAAATCAAGTTAAAGATTTGTATAATAGCCAACAATTGGACCACGAAAAGGACAATAAAAAAAATAATAAATAAAAATGGAAGAAAAGAAATTTTTTGATTTTACAACTAACAATGAATTTAATTTGAATGAAGAGTATTCAACTTTATTTAAAGATGAACAATTTAAAAGATCAAATCCTAATGAGGAAAAACTAAGAGATGCTGAAAATATCATATCAGAATTGGGTGCAAAATATGTTGAAGGATTATCTTTACAAAAATATGAAAATATTTTTGTTAACCTAACAGAATTTTTAAAGAAATTCCGTATAGATTCAGAAGAAGTTACAAACTTAACTAAGGCTGATAGAGATAAAGTTTTTGGTTATGGTAAAGAATTATTCGCATCCTATCAAGAACAATATAGCAATTTATATTTCAATTTTGAACTTTCTATTAAAGAATGGAATTATATTGAACATACTTTGACTAAAAAATTGTCTTATAATGGACAAGAATTATTTAACTATTGGGAACTTTATATGAAATTTATTGGACCTACAAAGGAAATAGCTGATAAATTACCTAAACAATTGGAAACATTTGCTCCAGTATGTTCTATTCAAAGTTTAATTTTATTAAGTCACTTATTAATGAAACATGAAGAAAAAGCTTCAACTGACAGTTTTCATTATTTTAGAACAGTATTAACAGAAATAGCAAAAATGACTAGATTATTTAATGCATATGGTGTTATGTTAGAAAGAACTACTAATCATTTCAATAATTGGGTCAATGCATTAAATGCGATGGATGGATACAATAATGATGAAAGGATTGATGATGGTGAGCAACAACAACAATAAGAAAGAAATATTTTCTGAACTAAGATTTTTTAATTTTCGTGATAACGAAATTAAAATCGCATCTTTGGAAAACAAAGTTGACATTATGAATGAACTCAAAACTCTCAAAATCATAGAGTTGAATGATTTTGAGAGTTTTGAATCATATGTTAATTATGATCATTTTTTAATATTTAAATTAAATGATGAATATTATTTTTGCGAAACAGAATTGGTTCCACAACTACAAAAAGAAAGTATGATTAAAATTTTAGATTTTAATCATCAATTAAGAAAAGATAAAATTAAAAAAATTGAAAATGAAAACTAAATTACCAACACAAGAAGAAAATCCATTAGGATTACAAAATCGTTATCATGTGTCAAAAGTGAATGGTGAGCCAATAGATGAAGGAGCAGAGTATTTTTTACTAAGATTAGATGATGGTGGAAGTGATCCAATACATATTAACGCATGTAAAAAGGCAATTATGATATATGCCAAAGAAATTGAAAATCATCTACCACAATTATCAAAAGATTTAATTGATAGATACGGTGATACAAAATAAGAACTAAAATATGACAGAAGATATAAAAAATGCATTATTTTTAGATATTAATACTCTAAAATATAAAATACAAAATAAAACAAGAGGAAGAGTAAGAATTTTTTTAGGTGAATTTGTTGGTGATGATTTTAATATTACTGTAGACACAATACAAAACCTAGAATCACAAGAGCAAAGTAAATTAAGGGGATATATAAAATCTATTATTCTCTCTAAATATTCAATAATATTTTAATCCGGCAAAGCCGGTATCACCTTCGGTTTAGGTTTCTTGCAGCCTGTACACCCTTTCTCACGGTACAACGATAGATTTCATTCAGAACAAGAGGGATCTACCGCTATCTACTTTAGTAATAGATTGGTTCAACCTTGTGATAACGACCATTTTAACAAGTCTTACTATGAAAGTACAAAATGGTTAAAAATACTTAATTTTTAATAATACAAAAGTATAACATTTTTTTAAATAAAAAAATTATTAATTTTTATTTTCAATTTTTATATATATCTTTGAGCATGGAGATAACATTTGAAAATTTTAAATTTTATAAAAAGGGATTGAATATAACATATTCTGGAATTGTTTTAGATAATGATTCCAAAAACCTTTTATTATCAACTTTTATTTATCCTAATCCTGAGTATTCTGATTGGATTAAAATAGCAGATCATATGACGATATGCATGGGTGAGTTACCTGAACATTTGAAAAGATATTGGTTAGATGAAGAAGTTACATTAACGGTAAGAGAAATTGGTATTAGTGATAAGGCAGTTGCTGTGAAAGTTAATGGATTTTTCATAATTTCTAAACCAAATCAATTAGAAAATGAGGGTCCAAAATTACAACACATAACATTGGCTATTAATCCTTTTGATGCTAAACCATCGGATTCTAACTATATAGAAAATTGGAAAAGAATAACACCCATAAAATTAAGAGGTACAATTAAAGAAATTCAATTTTAATTTTAAAACAAAACAGGTATTTTATTCTATATAAAGAAAAATAATAATACTGTTATGCCAAAATCAAAAAATACTAAAGATCATAAACAGCGATTAGCTAAATACAAAGCTAATAAAAAGATTGAACAAGAATCATTCAAGAAAAAGTTGATTGATAATTATATGAAAATGCAACAAGATGCACTTGCACAATCAGAAGCACACACATCAACAGAAGATGTTGAGGGACCATCAATTGATATTGATGAATTGAATCAAATTGAAGATTGGGAATCAACAGATGATTTACCTACTGATTTACCTGATGATTTGTTTATGGATGATGTTGTAATAGAAAATATAGAAATTGAAAATCCAGATAAAACAGAATAAAATAATAATTTAAAATGATAACAATAACAAATAATAACATTTATCATAACGATTTCTCTATTTCTACATTGTCCTCTATGGAAAATGTTCAGATAGTTGATATTGAAGATATTGTGAATTTTTTATCCGATCCTGTGGAATTAGGTGAAAGTGTAACTTTCAAAAAATTATTTAGTATAGCATCATTTAATATTGAAAAATTCAATGAAATTTTTTATTCAGCTTTAGGTGGATTCAACCTTGAACCATTTTTACAAGAAATAGAAAATAATCCTACTGAAACTATTGAAAGTGAATATCTTGAGGTTTATTGGTTTTGTGAAAAATATGAAAATGAATTAAATATTTTCCCTTCATTACACGGTGTTTCGTCAAAAGAAGTATATGGTATTGATTTTGTGTCTCTTAATAATCTTAAAAATTTTAATATTAGAATAAATCCAGTAGTTGAAATATTTGATTATAGTAAGATTAAAAATGAAAATCTTGAAAATGTTAAAGATATTGAAAAATTAGAATTAGGTGAAAAACAATTCACTTTATTTGAATTATTTTTTGCTATTTTTCATGAAATTTCTTTCTATGGTGGACCTCAAGATAAAAAAGAAAAACTTAAAGAACTTGAAGTTTCAATTGATGATGTAGAAAATAATATTGATAAAATAAGAGAAGATTCTAAATTAACTTCTTTTGAAGATATTATGGATAAATTAGATGCTCAGGATAAATATCTTGTGAAGTATAAAGATTTAAGAGATAGAGTTGAAGAAGATAGAATCGGTAATAAAAGAAATTTAAATAAATTGAAGAATTGTTTAATTGAAAAACTTAAAATATTTGATATTATTGAAAATTCTGATGATAATTTGAAATCATATTATAAAAAATTAACAGATAACGAATATAATATGCAATTATTATATGGTGAAGATGAAGATATATCTTTTCATAGATTTTGGGAAACCCCGAAATGTACTTGTCCAAAGATAGACAATATAGAGATATATCCATCAAAAACACCTATTTTTGATAATAACTGCAAAATACATGGAAAATAATGAATAGAGATAAATTAATAGATATAGTGAATGATACACTTGAAATGTGTGAAAATGAATATGATTGGATGATTGTAAAAGCATCTAATATTTTTTATAGTAATAATTACTTTACTAATAATACTTTAATAAAGAAATTTTCCAATCCAAATATAAAATTGGTAAAACAAACTACTGTTGAGGCTATTATTGATAATAAAGATAAGGTTTTTGCCGTTCTAAATTTTGCATCAGCAAAAAATCCTGGTGGTGGAGTATTAAAAGGTTCTGTTGCACAAGAAGAAGCATTAGCAAGAGTCTCATCTTTATATCCTGTTATTAAACAATGTACAGAATTTTATGGTCCTACATCAGCGCCCTATTATACAGATAAAATCATATACTCAAAACCAATATATGTTTTTAAAGATGATTATGGTACAGAAATAGAACCTATTGAGTGTGAAGTAATTACTTGTGCTGCACCAAATTACGCTTTTGGTGATGATATTGATATAGAAGATCACAAGAAGGTAATGACGAGGAGATTTATAAAAGTTTTAAAATCTGCTATTGAAAATAATCAGAGAAATCTTATTTTAGGTGCTTGGGGATGTGGAGTATTCAAAAATCCTCCTGATATAAACGCTCAGATATTTAGAGATGTATTAAGTATGTTTTCTAGTTCATTTGATGAAGTGGTATTTGCTATACCAGATGATAGAAATTTTCAAATTTTTCAAAAAAATTTATAATATGAAAAAATTATTTATATTTTTGTTTTTGATGGTTGTAGCTTTTGTCTCCCATTCTTTTGCTCAAAATGATAAATGTCTTAAAGTATCAAATGATATTATTAAAGATGTAAAAGGTAAAATTATTAGTCAGAGTCTTAGTTATGATCAAAATATCTACACAATAAAAGTAGAAGTTCCAGCAACTTATGATATAAATATGGTAAAAACTGCTTGTGATTCTACTAATGCAAAAGTTGTTTTTGATTGGAAACTCAATTATGATAAGAATTATGAAAAAACATTATTAATAGGAGGTAAAAGTATGTTAATTATGTATTATCCAGGTGATAAAGTAATATATTTTGAGTTTCCTAAGTAAACAAAAACCTCGGAAGAGGTTTTTTTGTTTTAAAGTATTAATATATAAACATTATGAAATATCTATCTTATTTTAAAGAGAACGTTGATCAAGAGAATTTTAAAGATGATGTTGAAACAGTTTTTGAGAGTGATGAATGGTTAGTAATTAGACCAAAATCATATGAATCTTTGTGTTTTTATGGTAAAGATACCGAATGGAGACTTGCTGATCAAGCACATGAATATTTATTTCATCCGGAGGATACTTATATAAATATCAATAAAGATGATGATAATTTAATATTATTTGATTTTTATAATTGTGATTTTTGTGATAAAGAAGAAGATACTGTGTATTTGAAAGATTTTTTTGATATAAATAATGAGTTGTATTATTTTTATGGTGAGTTAATACAAAATAGTAATGTAGTTAAAGAAGGAGATAATTATTGGGTTGTTATTGATGATTATGTTTTTTTTACAGATTATTTTAAATTAGACAGAAATACTAGAGATGATTTTATAAAAAGAATGTTAAGTGGTGAAGATAGAGAAATTTTTAGTTATGATAGTAGAGATTTTGATATTGATGAGTTTTATGGAAAATTAAATGATAAAAATTTATTATTATTAAAAACAGTACTAAGATTAGAAAGAAATTTTGATGTTGATTATGATTATGATGTAAATGGAGTAAAAAATTATGATGATATTACATCAATAGTTAAGGAATATGACTTAGAAGAATTAAAAAAGTTTTTAAGACATTGTGTGTGTGAGGCTCGTGAAGATGCAGATTCTTGTAAAGCCTATGAAGAAATAACAGATGAAATTTATGATTTTTTTAATCTTGAAATTGGTTCGGCTAAATGGCAAAAGTATAAGAATTCAAAATATGATAAATTATGGATAAGATTTAAGACTAAAGCCGCAGCTTATTATTCAAAGTTTTTATTTAATGGTTATGATGATAGTTATTCTGATGAAAAAATAAACTATTATTCAAAAGATTATTATGGAGATTTAAAAGATTTGGAAATTTCTTTTAATGATGCTATTGAAAATAAGATTTTTGATTTTGACTCTGCTAATGTAAATTATAGTGATATAAAAGAATTCTTAAGTATTTGGAATGAATCAAAAGAAAAAAATCCATCAGCAACAGAAGAAGAAATTGAGAAAGATGTTGATTTTTATTTTAATGCAAAAAAATATAATTTATAATGATAATAAATTTTGATGAATTTATTAAATTAAATGAAACTGAATCTACACCATCTATTATTTTGGATTTATTTACTGATGATAGATTAAAATCTTATAATATTAATGATGATTTTTCTTTAAGTATTGAAAGAACAAAAGGCTCATTTAAAGTTATAATTAAAGATAAAAACTTAAATAATAAGGTTATTGGTAGAGTTTATGTACAAGAGATTAAACCTAATGGCAAAAATGGATATAAAGCAGAATTGAGAAGGTTATATGTTAATGATGAGTATAGAGGTAATAAGTTTGGTGAAATATTGTTAAGAACTGCTCTAGATTCATTTCCTGAAATTGATTTATATGGTTACCCAAGTCCAAATAGAAATAAAGATATGAATGATGATAATCTTGAAGATTATAGAAAGAGATTAATAAAATTTTATGACAGACTAGGACTAAAGAAAGTGTCTGATAAAAGTAATAAAGTTGAGAGAATTTCTTTAAAAAAATCTTTATCTTTATAAAAAAATATAATTTATGATAGAGAGATTTGAAAAATTTATAACTCCTAAAAATGAAGATAAATATCCAGCAGTAAGACACTTATCATTATATGAGTCAGCAATATCTATTATGGAGAATGGTTATATAATGAGTAGAAATGAAATGAAGAAAAATATTAATGATATAGATATTAATGTAATAAAGAATAAAGCGATAAATTCTAAGGATAGATGGTGGGATGAAAGGAAAGCACTTGAACATAAAAAATTTGGTACCGAAGATGTAATATATTGCACTCCTGATTGGTTTAATGATTCAGGTTATGAAACAGGTCATGGTGCGGTTATGTTTTATTTTAAACCTTCTATTTTTGAAGATTTTAAGGTAACATTGACTATAACAGATAGTTTAATGGAAAGTAATTTGAAAATTTATAATAGTAAAGAAATTCAAAAAATCTATTCAAATATAATAAAAGAAAATTATAATGTTGATTATGAAAAAGAAGCAAAGAAAATATTAGAAAATTTGAATAATAAAAATGAGGGTAGAATGTTCAATACAAGTAAAGGGTTGATGTTTATTGAAGGTAATAGATTTTATAATAAATATTCAGAGATTCAATTACATATAAATAGAATTCCAATTAAATATATACAGGAAATTAGGTTAACAGATAATTTTTTAGATGTAAAAGATTCTGATATTAAAAATAAAGAAAAATTGATAAAACTATCAACACAAAAAAATATTAAAATTTATGATATATAGATTTAAAATTTTTGAGAAAATGAGCGTTGATAGTTTAACAGTTCAGATTTCAGAGAAAATTTGGAAAAAATTCTTAGAGAATAAAAATGAATCTTCTTTTAGTGTTGATATATCAGAGTTTAACATTAATTTAAGAAGCTCACGTACAAATATTGTACCTATAAATTATATTAATGTAAATGTAAAGAAAAATCAAGCTGAATCTGATTGTTCTAATTTCGCATATACTTACAAGGACGGTTTCTTTACAGTTATTTCAATTGGGTTGTTGGATAGAGAGTCAGACAAATATAAAACATATGGTAAAATAAAACAAGATATTATTCATGAAATTCAACATATGGTTGATGAATCAAGAAAAATAAAATTAAATGATAAATCTCGTTTTTTTGATCCAGCACAATCAAGAGCATTATTTCGTACTGATGTTTTTGGTGCATTTAGTAATGATAAAGGTAATTTATATAATGCTAAAAAAACAATTGATAGTTTTTTAACTTATAATGGCTTAACAGAACAATATAAAAAATTATTAATTTATCTTTATTTGGCTACAGATGATGAAATGGCTTCGCGTTTACATGAACTCTATATACAATCAAAAGAACCTGGATATTTAGATTATTTAAAACAAAAAAAAAGACCAATAAAGTATTATAAAGATATGATACAAATGAAACTTGATTATAATCTTTTTTCTAAGAAGGAAAAAGATAAAATCTCAGATTTATTCCAAGTTAGTAATATTAAGAAAGTTGAGAAATATATAAATAATCAAGGTCAAAAATTTATAAACAAAGCTTATAAATTAGCTTCTTATGAAGAACCAGATAATACCGTTAAAAATAGTTATTAAGTACAACAAAATCACCTTTTTTAATAAAATCAATTAATCTTATCAAATGATTATTAGAAAAAAGATGTTTATTATCTTCACTATATTCTATTAATTTCCAAGCATCTTCTATTAAACTGAGTCTTACATTGTGTAATCCTTCACCAGAAAATGAATTTAGAAAATTTAGAAAATTTGAACGAAATCCATCTCTTTCTCCATGACCACAACAAGGTCTCATTATTTCTAATACATCAGCATCATAAACAATTATCTTATTTATATCTAAATTTAATTTTTTATTGATTAATGAAGATGAATATTTACAAAAATTCAGACCATAACCTTTTTTCTCTAAGTAATTAGAACACAAGTTCATGCTATCGTTTTCCCATAAATCAATACCATTTGCTTGTCGTCCTGAATCGTGAAATGATACTGCATATCTAATTGCTGAAAAATCAATATCTTTATTGTTCAATTCATTATAATGAAATCTAGCCATAAATTCGGAGAAGATAATAGATCTTGCTATATGAAGTCTACCATGCACACCAACAACATCAAAAGTGTTTTCGTGTTTCTGATAAATTGGTGATATTTGTGCTGTAAATTCTCGTATGAAATTATTCCAGTTTTCCATTTTATTGTTATGAAAAAAAAGTATGAAAGTTTAGAAAAGTGGTTTTTTCTTTTCTTCAGGAAATTCTGGCATTCCACCTTTTTTAGGTGCACCTTCTTTTTTCTTTTTCTCTCCACCTTCTGGAATTTCACTCATTAATTTATCAACATCGGGATAAATTTGATTATCAGCATCTGTATTAAAATTAACTTTAAAATAATCTTTAAAGTTCAAAAGGTCGTTATTTCTTAATAGATACTCACGATTAATTTTTAATACACTTTCTAAAAAATCAGATATAACATCAACTTCTTTGTTGAATAACTCAATAGTTTTTTCATTGAATATACCTATTGGTTTCTTTTTCTTTTTATTGAAAGAACCTAAAATAAGTTTGAAAATATACTCTATTTTATTACTTGATTTAATTAATTCTATTGTTGTATCGTTTTTAAGTAGAAATATATTAATTCTGAATTTATCCTCTGTGAAAAAACTTGGAATTGATAAATTCCAATCATCTAATTCCTTTTTAATATTATCAATATATTCATTGAATATAAACGATATTAGTTCAATATATAATTCATCTTTTGTTATTTCTTTTAATTTAATTTTCTCTAAATCAACTAATTGTAGAAATTCTAAAAAGTTAAGTAATATTAATGTATAAGTATCTAAATATTCTGTTTTATTATCTAGATTCATTTTTTCATAAGAAGGATTTAATATTTCAAATGAATATTCATCATTTCCATTTATTCTTATTACTATTTTTTCTAAATTATCATTAAATTCGTCCATTAAGAATGAATTTTCTAAATTTGGATTTAGAATTTGATAGAAAAAATATGCAAAATTATTTTCACCAAAAACATATTCTAAATCTTTTTCAGATGTGTGTAAGAATAGATTAATTATTTCTAATTGTTTTTCATTTAATTTTCCTTTGAAAATGACAGGTAATGGGTCAACATCAAATAATTTTGAGTATTCCATTATTTCAGAATAATTATATTTATATCTTGTACCTTTAACAATACAAGTTAAGATAAGATTATTTTTTGGTATTTTTTTATATTCTATGTGAGCAGGTTGTAAATCAGGAAAATATTCAAAACAAAACCACCAATTTGTTGATAATAAATTTGTTACATAATCTGGTAATGTATGAAGGTATTGAAAGCACATAGAATAGAATTTTTGAATTGCTAAATCTACAAAATTTAATTCTGGATTGTTTATTGATTTTGGTTTTATAACGAATTTTGATCCGTCCCATCTAACGAAGATTTGTGCGCCTTGTATATCTTCGTATACTAATAATTCTTTGTTTTGTAATAATTCTATAATAGAATCAGGTTGATCATTTAGTTTTATAATCTGTGTCATATAATTCTTTTGTTTTTTGAATTGTTTTTACTATATATTAATATAGTGAGGTCATTTTTAGATAATTATTTTTTATTTGGATTATTTTTCTTAATTTTGGGATATAAACTAAAATAAACTAAAAATGAGAGAACTATTATTTGTATTGTTTTTGACAATATCATTATTATCAAATGGACAAGATTTGATGACTTTACAACCAAGTGGTCACATCAATGATTTTGAGCAGATTTTTACTTCAGAGCAAAATGCTGATTTAGAAAACATTTGTTCTGATTATGAAAAGAAAACATCAATTGAAATTTGCTTAGTAACATCAGCAGATTTTAATTTAGATTTAAGTGACGACCTTGGAAATAAATGGGGTATCGGTAAGAAGGGACTTGATAATGGATTACTGATAGTTTTATCAAAAGCACAAAGAGATTGTGCTATTAGAACTGGATATGGTTTGGAGCCATTTTTACCTGATGCAACATTAACACAATATACTGATGAAATCTATCCTAGAACATTAAGTAATGACTCATTGAAAGATAGATTCTATATAGGAATGAAAGAACTTATTCTTACTTGTCAAAAACATTTAGGAAATCAAAGTTATGATTTTCTTGTAGAATACAAGAAATTACAAGAAAAACGAGAATCAGAAGCACAAACAGCCGCGCTTTATGAATTTATAAAAATAATTCTATTGTTAATTATATTAGGTGGTATTGGATTTTTGATTTATCGTCATATTCAAAAATTAAAAAAATTGAGAGAACTTAAAAATTCTATTGAAACAACAGCAAAGGTTATAGAGGAATTTAAATCTGAAGTGGAAAAATTTGGTCCTCTACCAAAAGAATTACAAGATATATATGATACTAAGATAGAACCTACAAAGAGTAATATTACTCAAGAAACCTTTACACAAAATCAATATATTTATAATCAATTTATTGATTATCGTGCTATAATCAATACTATCAATAATGCAATTGTTTCAATTTCATCTGTGAATAGTGATGTAGAAAAGTACTTACAGGATAATTATCCTTATTGTGAAGAATATTTAAAAAATGAGTTAAGTTCCATTTCATTTGTGGGTCCTGATTTTGAAGATTTGAAAACAGGAGAATATCGTAGAGAAAGAATGAATAAGTTAGTTGGAATTCAAACATCATTGGATGGAAAATTAAAAGCATTCTTAAATAAGACTGTGAAAATAAATAGTATTATTACTGACAATCTTGAAATTTCTAAAAAAACAAGTGAATTGAAAAATTCATTTGTTGAATATACTGAAAAAAGGACTATATTATCTAGTGTAAAAATAGGCAAAAGATATGATAGTTTAGTAAATATAGATTTTGATAATTATCTTAACAAGATTACTACAAATATATCTAGTAGTTTGAATTTTCTAAAGAACGAAGATTTTGATTCTGCCATGAACACATATGGTAATTATGTTACTACTATTTCAGTTTTAAGTAGTGCATTTGAATCTGTTACATCATTACTTAATCAATTTAATAAAAGTGAGAAATCTATTAAAGAAAATACAAGCAAATTATCTAATTTTATATCTTCAATAGAAGGAAAAATTAATCATTCCGGAGTTTCTTATACCCGTAAATCTACTTATGAGGATATAAAATCTAATATATCTAAATATAAAATATCTTTAACATCAGATATTATTCAAGCCTCAGATATGTTATCTAAAATCATTAAATTGCTTGATGAATTAGAGAATGAAATTGATTCTGATATTTCAGATCATGAGAGTAATCTACGTGCCGCTGCCGCTGCTACAGCACTTTCTAGTTCTAGTCGTAGTTCTTCTAATGGAGGTGGTTTTGGTGGTTTTGGTGGAGGAAGTTTTGGTGGAGGTGGTACACGTTCTAAATTCTAATCCTCTCTATTATCCTTAATAATATTCAATTTATTATTATATTTGATAATAGTATGATGATAAATATTTTTAATTAAATATTTATTATAATACTCTTTGATTTTTGTTAAATCTCCTTTTATATTTGCTCCACCTTTCATAAAAAATTTTATCTCAATTTTTCCTAAATTTTGCCATGCACCAACTTTTTTATCGTCAAAGTTTTTTGGATCTTCATTAAATATTAATTTATAAAATTGTTTAAATTCCCATTCTTTATAACTACCGAAATATATTTTTAAATAATTTTTATCTAAATTGTAGAAATCAATTGTTTTTGATGCACCAAATTCATCTTTGAGATTAAATCTTTCCTTAAATTTTATCCATGCTATAACATCTCTAGCTTCTGGTCTATTCCAAGGTGTTGAACAAGAATCATCACTTGATAAATAAAACGTTTTTATAAATTCAAATATTTTATCATCTACATTGAATCCAGAAAAATATTTTTTTAATCTATTATCAATTTCCTCATAATCATTCAGATTTCTTAAATCTTCTTTTATTCTTTCATCATATGTTATACCTAATGTATTATTCTTACTTATTAGACTATTTATTTTTTTCTGATGAAGTTCCCAATCACTTACATGACCAAATCCTTGTTGGTCTAAAAATTTTAGAATTTGTTTTAGATCTGCTTGATTTTTAATAGTGAGTCCACTTAAATTCATAAAATTAGATTTTGTTTTTTATATATATAAAAAAACAAAATACATATTTTAATGCTAAAAACTTATACTAGTTTTATTACAAAGATTAATGAAGGTTCAGATAGTTCTCCAACTATTATTTATTGGGATCATCAACTTGTTGATGTTCTGGATAAAGAGTGGACAAACATAACAGTTAAGATTCTCACACATTCTTCTAATATTTATACAATAGGGTTTAAAGCTGGAAATGAAAAATATGATTATTATGGTGTTTTGTTTGATAGTAGTAGTAATAGTTTATTAGTACAAGATACTCATAATGTAGATTCTAAGTTTCAAAAAAAGTTAAATATAGAATTTTGGAAAAATGCTGTAGAATACTCTAAAAATATGGATTTTGATCCTAAATTTTTAGGTGATGTTTCTCATATAAGAGATGCTGAAAGATATAATATGTAATTATACTGCTAATTCTAATTTTGTTGTGAGTCTTTCAATTCCTTTCACATTATATATCTCAAAATCTTCAACGTCTATATTATAGAAATCCTTATTTGTGTTTAATATAAGTTTTGGCTCTATTTCTAATGGTGTTCTACTTAATAATTCTGTAACTGAACTAAAATGTCTATCATAAATATGTAAATTTTGAACTAAATGACAAAATTTGCCTATTTTATAATTTAGTTGTGAAGCTACCATCATTTGTAGAGCAACATATTGAATTTTATTTATATATCCTGCCATAATATAATCATTGCTACGCTGTACTAATGTCATATCAAGATAGTACTCATTTTCAAATTTTCTTACTGACCAAATTGTTTCATATGCACAAGGAAATAATCCATCTGTTTCAAGCAAATCTTGATATTGATACATATTCATTATATGTCTTCTAGAAAAAGGATCATTCTTTAATGAATAAATTAAATTATTCATTAAATTATATTTTTTTACTGTAGCACCATATCTTTGACCTATTGTATCATCACCTATATTCCAATCATCCCACCATTTTATATCACGTTTTCTAGCACTTATAAGAGAACTATCTTGGTCTTGATAAATCCAAAGTATTTCTTTTATTCCAGTTTTTATTGCCGTGTTTCTTAGTGTTGTAATTGGAAATTCACCTTTACTTAGATTATATTCTTCAAAAACTTGTGTTATAAATTTACTATACGCTGGTGTACCATCTAAGTATTTTGGTCTAGGATTTTCATCAAAAGAACCTTCATCAATTATTTTATTTAAATTTTCAATATAATATTTATCAGCTTTATTCATATTTTATTTACATTTTTTGAAAAAATAGAGTATTCATTGTCACTATTAATTGCAGTTCTTCCGCTGTCAAATTAGGTAATTTATCTAATTTATATCTATTTTTTATAGATTCATAAATAGGTAGTATATTTTTTAATGTTGCTACATTAATTTTAAATGTACCTTTTCTAAATCTATCCCAAATACCTTGATCAGGTATACCATGTAGGTCTGCTATTATTTGTGTTTCTAAATGCCAAAACCACATTTTTTTACATTCAATGTTTTCACATATCTTTTTAACATCCTTTATTGTTTCTTCTGTCGTTTCAAATTCATAATGATCTAATAATAAAGTGTCACATTTACCTTTATATGTCCTTGCATCACAACATATTATGTTTGCTTTTTTGAATAGAGATGGATTTACTTTTTTATGATAATCAATAACATCTTGACTTTTTTCTAAAACTGTTAGTGATTTTACATTTGTATTGTTTAATAACCAAAATTCACGTGCTGCAAATCCTAAACCAGTAGCAATAACATTTCCACTAGCAATATAGTAATGTGAAAATAATTGTGCAGCCTGCATATGATCTTTTTGATATAGCATCCATTGTTGCCCGTGAATATAGAGAGCATGTGTACCATTCTCAAATTTTTTAACTTCAAAAGCCTTTATTGGTCCAGTTGGGCCAAGTGTTTTGATATTATTATCTTCTATAATATCAAAATTTGGTGGATTATAATTGAATAATTTTAATACCTCTAGCATTCATTTATAATATCTATTTTTCTTAGTTTTATATCTCTCACTATTCTATCCCATTCTTTTTTAAAACTATTTGTTGGATCATTTTTAATGTTATTAGAAACTTCTTTAACCAAATCGTTCAATTCTGGTGATGTAGTATAACGTGATATAGGATAGATAACTTTCACTTCAGATTGTCCTTCCATTACAGGAAGCCAAATTTCTCTTATAATATAATCATCTTTTAATTCAGGATCATCAGTTAATTTATAAGTTGTCATTAAATCATGAATTGATTGTTGTGCTTGTTGCCGAGTTAATCCATTTACTGTTATTCTATAAACAATTATAATTAATTCTTTTTTCATTTACGAATTTATTAGTTTTTTAAACAATTCTACTCTTTTTTCATTTGCGATAGAGACTTCATAAGTATTTTTAACATATTCAAACATATTTTCACCATGTTCTTTAACTTTCTCTGGATTATCAATATAAAATTTCATTGCTTCATACCATTTCATAGATGAATCTTTATCTTCATCAATTAAGAATCCTTTTTGTTTTCCATCTAATTTACCTTCAATATCATCTATTGTGTAAGGTCCATAATTGCTACATATAATTGGACAATGGTGTGCTCCAGCTTCTACAACTTTTAGTTGACTTTTTACAAGATTAAAAGAGTTATTATTTTTAAGTGGAGTAAGAACAACGTCCGCTTCATTATACATTGTACCATAAAGTAGAATTGGTTTAGTCCATCTTCTTTGATAAAATTCACCTTTGAATTCTTCTTTATAGCCATAACTATCTCTACCATTGTCAGTTGCTTGTTTTAACCAAGATGAGTATTCCCCATTTTTTACCCATTTCATATTATTGGTAAAAATTGATTCAAAAAATGTCCAAGTACTTCTATTTGGATCATCTTTTTTCATACCCTGTGGTGTGTTCATCCTTAAATCATATCCACAAAGATACATTTGTGTTTTTTCAAGGTGTTGTCTATCTAGTTTTTCAAATGCTGGTTTTAATAATCTCAAATCTACTAAGTGAGTTATTCCACCACCCCATAGAAATCTAACTTTTTCCGTCGGTTTTTTATTAGATACCCATTGTTGTTCTTTTAGATTAACAGAATTTGGAATTACATGTACATTAGGATTGAACTCTTTAATTTTTTCTGCTAAAAATTTTGTTGTAGTTGTTATAGCATCTGCCTCCTTAATTTGATCTTCAACTACTTTTTGAGCATTCTGCTCTTTCCACATTTTGAAGTTTGGATGTGCATTTGATAGAACCCAATAATCATCAAGATCATAAACAGTTTTTATATTATTTCTCAATAACATTTCTCTAAAATTTTGTTTGAAATCTAGATTGCTGAATGGTATTGATTTATTAAAGACTATTATTTTATATTGCCTTAGAAAATTCTCATCATGTAATGGTAATGTGCTATCCATAAGTAATCTTAAGTCAACTTCAATATCGGGGTGATTGAAACAAGAGTATGGTGAAAGTATTCGCCAATATCCTACGCCATCCATGTCACTATTAAGTACTAAAACTTTAAATTTATCCATATATTTACATATTTATTTTAATTGAATATATTAAATTATTTAGAAATAGTTTAAATTATGTAGTAGTTTTTTAATTTATAAACTTTCCGTATCTTTGCATTCTAACTAAAAAATGAAATTATGGATATCAAGAAAAAAGAAGGTGAAAGTACTGAAGATTACTTAAAGAGATTGTTTGATCACGCTGATAACTGTGTTGCAAATTTAGACAAAACATTTGCTGATATGAAGAAGGACGGTGTAACTGGGTTCTGTCCTGAATGTGGTTGTGATATTTACAAAAACAAAGTACATAAATGTAGTGAATAATTTTTTACTTCAAAAACTTTCCGTATCTTTGCATTATCAAAAAATACTAACAATTAAAAACTAAAATTATGTCAAAAACAAAAGATTATATTTCAGAAATGATGGATAAAGGTATTGATGTACTTACCGATTCCAATGATTATGATTACGAATATGCTTTATTTCTTGAAGCTGAATATCAAAAGAGTTTACAGGATATGAATCAAACCTTTGAATCTGAAACCGAAACACCAAAATCAGAGTAATTTATGAAAAATAATATGACAGTTGATAATACAATAGTTGTTCATCTTAAAGCAGATGTTAGTACAGGTGAGGTGGATTTTGATATGTATAGTGATGTACTTGGTCAGGATAAGGTTGATGCCGCGTATGAGGAAGAGGGTGTTCAAAGTATTGATAAAGGTGGTTTTCTTGAAGGATATCCACTTAAAATTGATGTTCTAAAAAAAATCATCGCTGATTTAGAGAAACAAGGTTGTAATTATGTTTCAATTGATTATAACTGTGATCATCCTGATTATACCTTCTATGGTGTTGATGTTCATGCTGCTACCGAAGAAGAAATTGATGAAGTAATAAATAAAGATAAAAATGAACGCCTTGTAAAAGCAGAAAAACTTCGGCAAGAAGCAGAAAAACTTATAAATGAAGCAAATAAATTAAGCAAATAAATTTGTAAAACTCATGAAACTCGTAGTACAATATTTTTTTATGACATTGATTATACTCCAGGGTATTCTCTTGTTTTTCTTTTTCACAAACTTAAATTTTTTGGGAGTATTATCCTGGATGGGAAGAGGAGAGAATTTAAGTATAATTAAATTATTTTTTCCTTTACTTATTTTTGGTGTAATAAAAATTTGTTATTGGTTTGCTGATCCACTTTCCAAGTTATTTATTATAATCTTGAGGTGGGTTGTTATTGCTGGAATTTTCTATTTTATTTACTGGTTATTTTTTGTGTAATGATAGATATTTATACGGATTGTGCAGGTTCAACTAATATTCAAGGAATATCAGTTTTTATCATGAATGGTGATAAAGAAAAAGTTTTTAGATTTAGAACTGATACCAAACAACTAAATAAAGAATTTAGTTGTTCAGAAAAACTCAATAAGACCATTGTTGGAGAAGGTTATGCAATATATAAAGCATTATTGTATGTAAACCAAAAAAACATAAATGAAAAAGTAAGAATTTATACTGATAATCAAGGTATGTTTTTTTATTTAACTAAACTCTGTCCGATTAAGAGAAAATTAAAAGGTACAATAATTGATGTTTTAACAGAGAAATGTTTATCATTAATGACGGATAATATTGAAATTTTGTGGATAAAGGCGCATGTTGGAGTTTATGGAAATGAAGTTGCAAATTTTGAGGCTACAATAGCAAGAAAAAGAAAAAATTGGAATGCTACTCCTGTTTTCACTATTAAGAAAAAAATAACAGAATCACAACCAATTCATTTTCAACTCAACAAATTTTTAGAATCAATAAAAAATATATCATGAAAATTGTCAAAAAAATATATTATTATTTTATATTTCATTTCGGGTATGCATTTATTCGTAATGATGATACTGATACTAATTTGGATATTTTACTTGTCTATTTAAATGATGTTGGAATTAGAACAGTTTCAATGGATTATCATTGGTGTACAATCACTTTTAAAGATAATACAATTTTTAAATTTTGGAATGCAAATAGATGGTATGCGTGGATGTCTCAGGGTACTATTCATTTCAGTAATGGAAAAAAATTATCTTGGAGTACTGGTATGCCTTCAAATGAAGTCTTAGTTAAATATAGTAAGGTTATTAGATTTTTAGAGAAACGACAAAAGAGAGAAGAATTTGAGAAATACTTGCCAGTTAAGGTTTTAAGAAAACAAAAATTAAATAAGTTAAACTCGTTATGATACAAGAAATTATATTAGGAATAAATTGGAACATTAAAAATCCAATTTCAGAGGTGATTGGAGATCAATTGATTGTTACAGGTAAAGATGAAAAAACAAATTCTGATGTCACAATTACAATTGAAAAATATAAAAGTGTTATAGAATGGTTGGAAAGAGAAGCAAATCTTTATAAAAATCTTTTTGACAATGTTAAAGGACCAAAATCACATTTTAAAAATTCAATGGAAGTTTATTTAAGAAGACTTCAGATTTTAAGAAAATATTCAGAAAAAGTTAATTTATCTTAATTTTCTTTTTTAAGTCTTCTAATTCTGTTAGCCACATATCAATTGTTGTAATCTGAGTTATTTTTTCAATTTCTAATTTGATTTTATCATATGATAGTTTTAAGTCTTCTAGTTTATCCTTAGATAAACTTATGAGTGAAATATTAAGTAGATAGTCATAACTATCTTTATACATTTCAATATTTTTTGCCTCTATTTGCTTAATAATACTTTCTTTTGTTTTATTTTCAAATACAATTTCTTTTTTCAATACACAGTTTATAAATTTCATTTTATTTACTGTGTATTTTTTTTGGTCTTCAAGTTTTTGAAGACTGTTTTTCTTTCTTAAATCATAATAATTAATTCTCAATTCAATAAATTTATCAATAATTTCATATTGGTCCTTATATGAATTTATTTTACCGTTTTCATCAAATAGATTCATATTATTCATATTTATATATGATTCAAGATTGAATTTTTTTATTATCATTTCGTCTGTTACATTTTGAAGGTTTTCTTCAGGTAACGATACAATAATATTAACGTCAGTATCAGTACAGTACTTATCATAATCTTTTATGTATTTTTCATCTATTAACTTATTTAAAAATTCATAGTACTTCTCATTCCAGATTAGTATTGGAAGTTCTAAGATGTTTAGGCGGTTTTTTGGTAGTCTTTTAAATATACCCCTTGATATGTATCTACCGTTATCAATATCGCTTATAATCTCACCTTTGAAGCCTTTAAACCAAGGTTCCAATACTATATTCTTCTTCGTCTTTTTAATTTTGTTTTCTATATAGTTTATAATATCTATGGGATTAAATTCTGGTACATAACTACTCCATCCAGTTCCAATACCATCGGAACCGTTAACTAAAACCATTGGTATTATTGGTACATAGTATTTTGGTTCTACTGAATATCCATCATCTATTAAATATTCTAAAATTTCATCATCATCTTCTTTAAATATATCTCTTGTTAAAGATGCAAGTTTGGTGAAAATGTATCTACTTGCAGATGCATCTTTACCACCTTTACCTCTTGTTCCATATTCTCCTTTAGGATTCAATAAATTTATATTATTTGAGCCTGTAAAATCTTGTGCTAAACCAATAATTGTACTTTCAAGTGATTGTGGACCATGATGATATGCTGATTGCTCTAAAACTGACCCCATAAGTAATTCAACTTTTACCTCATTTTTAAAATTTCTTTTGAATAAAGTATAAAGAATTTTTCTTTGTGAAGGTTTTAATCCATCCATAATTGATGGTATGGATCTGATATTATCAGCCATACTAAATTCAATAAATTCATTATTGAAAAACAAATCATATGTTTGTTTAGTTTTAAATTTATCTAACTCAACACCAGGTTTATATCCTAATAACCATTCTTTCCTATTTTCAACTCTTTTTTTATTAAAAGCCAAATCAATCATATCTCTTTCCTTTTTAATATCAGAGGCATTAAATCTTATAAGATGTTTTGCAATATCTTTAAAAAACAATTTGGCTTCTTTTGGTTCAATAGTACCTAATCCTTTATAATATTTTATAAAATAACCTGATTCTGTATTTTCAGTTTTCCATTTTTTATAATCTGATAGCCTATAAAAATATTTTACTTTTGTTCCTTTTTCAATTTTAACAATAGGAGTAATAAACTCATAGATGAAGTCCATTTCTAGTAGTTCGGGCCAGTAAGTATCAAAGATATTTAGTACAAGTCCTTTAATATGACTACCATCTGTGTCCATATCTGACATAATGACAATTTTACCATACCTTAGTGTTCTTGTTGATGTATATTTTTTACCAAACTCAAGTCCTAATGCTGATATAATATTTGAAATTTCTTCATTTTCTCTCATTTTTTGTAGAGTTATATCTCTAACATTCAGAGGTTTACCTTTAAGTGGAAATAAACCAAAGTAATCATTACCTGTTACAGAAAACCCTCTTTTTGCTGTTGATGCTGCTGAATCACCTTCGGTTAAGAACAAATGACATTTCATATTATCTGGTATTTTTCCAGCTTTGTTAGCATCATCTAATTTGGCAATTCTAACTTTAACTTTTTGACCGTTTTGTGTTGATTTTTTTGCCTCTTGAAATTCTTTTATTGTTGCAAAATTAACAATATCATTTTTAATTTCTGACGTGGATAGTTTTTTAATGAAATTTTCTGAAACTTCTATATCTTTAATTAAATCCCCTACCATTCTTGTCGTCATATTTTCTTTTGTTTGTGTTTCAAAAGAAGGATTAGGTATTCTACAACTAAGAAATAAGAACAAGTGATTTTTTATCATTGCTTGTTTAACATTAACGCCTTTGTTTAATTTTTCAATTTTTTCACCTAATAGTTTAACTATTTGATTTGATATATAATTTACGTGTGTACCACCAACATGTGTTGATATACCATTTACCATTGATATTTGTTGAAACATATCATTAGGTGATCTTGCGATTCCAATTTCCCAATTTTCATTTATTTTTTCGTAGAATAATTCTTCTTCATCATTTATAAACATTCTCATGTAGTCTTTGAATGTTTTAATAGGAATAAGTATATTGTTATAATATACTTTAACACCTGGACTATAAGCAGCAATATCTATTGCTCTTTTAAGAAAAATTGATTGAATTTCATCTGTAATTTCAACTAAATCAAATTTTTTGAAATCTGGATAATATGTAATATTTGTTAAATTTTTTGAAGATTTTGTTATTGATGGTTTTGTTTTTTTATCCATATTATCAGTAAATGTCTGACAATATTTTTTTTTACCATCTGAGGTTTCAATAGTAAATTTAGTAGAAAATATGTTTGTCAATTTTACTCCAAGTCCATGTGTACCACCAACCATTCTTTGATCATTTTCATCAAAATTTTCTCCTGACATAAGATTACCAAATATAAGTTCAGGAACATACATTTTATGTTCTTTATGCATCTCAATTGGAATGCCTGGACCATCATTCTCTATTGATATATGATCTTTTTCTACATGAATTTTAATATATTTAACTAATCCAGTTCTTATATAGTGATCAGAAGCATTAGTTAATACTTCATCAAATAATTTGATAAATCCTGCATTATATTCTACAGTTTTATAATTGAACTTGCTTCCTTTAATCTCGTTTATATCTTCAAATACAAACATTTTGGTTGGTTCTGTATATACATTTCCAATGTACATACCTGGCTTCTTAAGTATATGTTCTTTATGTGTGAGTTTTTTATATCGTTCTTCAATAGTTTTTTTAGCCATTCAATTCTATTTTTTTTAATTTTTCTTTTCTAATTTGTTTGTAATAATCTGTATCTTCTGCATAAATGTATTGTCTATGACCATATTCACCTAATGATGATAAGTAGATAACTAAAACATCTTTTTCATTATCTGGTGAATGAGCAGGAATAAATTTATCAATATTTATATGAGTATCAATATGTTTATTATACCAAAAATCTTTTCTGGTGGATTTAAGTATCTTTATTACCATTTAATTTTTTTAATTTTAATTGTCTAATATATTTTTTAGGATTATTATCGTATAATTTTCCAGCAACATTATAGAAGTCAATTTCTAAGAGAAAATCCTGAATTCTTGTTTTTTGAAGTGATTTAATATCTAAGAAATTTTCCTTGTACTTATATAGTATTTCACCAGTCATAGGATTTACACATGTTGTCATATTTTCTAAATACGTTGTTGGAATATTCTCAATTAGATAAGTGTGAACATTCTTTAAAAATTTTGGAAGTTTGTTTTCTTTTTCAAGTACTGCTGTATATACATTAACATATATTTCTTTTCCTTCTAAATCTCGTTTCAGTTCTAATTGATAAGAAACTTCATCTTCAATATAGGGTATCAAATATCTAATATCACTGAACACACTTTCTATAACAGGTCTCCATTTTTGAATAATTTTATTTCTATCTGTTAACATAACAATTTATTTGTATTAATTTTTTCTTTCTTATATCTAAATCAATTCTTTTTTTCAAATCAATTAGAGTAATTGTATAATCTCTACCCTCTATTCTTCTATACCATACTCCTGTATTTAAATTTCTACCACTTGGTATACCTGATATTTCTTTGTGATGAAAAATTTCATTATTTTGAAAATCTTCTAATTTTTTACAACCTCTTGGTATAGTATTAAGTGAATCGTGTACTAACTTACCATCAATATAGAACCAATTACTTGTTCCCTGAAAAAATGCTTTAGGATCATCACAATGTTTAATTAAAGCCGCACCATATAAATTATGTAGAACACCTTTTTCTAAAAAATATTCATAACCATCAAATAATAAGTGACTTATATTTTTCTTGTTTAGATCTAAATATTCATATAATGAATAAAAATCATTAAAATCTTTTCTATATAGTTTAGTAGATGATGTTTCCAAACTTAGAAAATCTCTCCAGGATATTTTACATTCTTTCTCACCGAAGTTATACATTATCATAGTTTTGATAGTTTTTTTAGCTTCTCTTTTCTGAAAATCATAGACATTTCATTTAATTCATCTTTTGTTATAATTTCATCTTGTGTCATATAATGATCACGCATACCAGAACAAGCAGTTAAAACAATAGGTACAGGTACAGTATCAGAAAAAGTATATTTAGATAATTCATTTTGTCTTGCTTCATAATTAATACCAAATTCTTTATTAACAGAATATTCAGGTGATGAAATAACAACCGCTAAAACTGGAGAGTTTTTATATACTACATTTAATGATTGACATAATTCATCATATTTAGCATCGGTAAGATTAAATTTTTGCCATCTATCAAGTAGAATGTTTTGAATTTTATCATGATCAAACCAAATTCTTCTATCTATTTTTTTTAAATGTTTTATTAGAGTTAGTCTTTGTCCAGTAGAAAAATTCTCTAAAAGATTTGTTGGTTTAAAACTATAATTATTCCAATTTTTTTGTGCTTCAACTCTATCATATAAATATAGTAATTCTGGAAATTTTTCACAAAATTCATAGTATTGATAGACCTTTGCTTTACTATTTTTTTCTTTCTTCTTTTTGAATTTCATAATGGAAAGGTCTTTTATAACTTTCAATAATTGATAAAAAGGTGAATTCATCATGATTTTTCTATTTTTTGTAATTTTAATTTTCTTAATTCTTTAACACTTATGAAATTGTCTTTAACAACTCTTAAAGGAACTGTTAACCCACCAGATTTTTGAAATGTAATAATTGTATTTTGTTTACTTTTCTTTTCAACTTCCTTCCATGTTAGAATTTCATTACCAAATCCAACAACTCTATCCGTTTTCATTAAATGTTTATATTCCTTTTTTGAGACTTTTTTACCATTCCAAGCATATATTTTCTTAAATGGTGTTTCTCCTCTCGCATTATTTACTCCAGAAATAGTATATCCTTTTTTGTGCCAAACAGCATCAATAGTATATTCTTTAATTTGTTTGCTTTTGATATATTTTAGAGAGTTATTAAATAATTCATCTTCATATTCAATTTCTTTAGGTAGAAAAATCAGTTTTAATCCAGGTTTATATTTCATATTTTTAATTGTTTTATTGCTTTTTGCATATATTCTGGTATAATATGTGAATTATATTTCAATAAATCGGAGAAGTTTGAATCTAAAATAAACATATCTGCTTGATCTGTATCAGACCTAACCGCTCGTCCATAAGATTGTAATGTATCAACAACAGTTTTCCAAGTATACCAATCCTTATTTGATTTTTGTCTTGATTTTATTTTATTTGATGATATATTTGGATATGGAACTTTTAATAAAATTTGAAATCTTGCTAAATCATCTTTTAAGTCTATTCCACTCATCATAGATGGACTTACAAGAACTGTTGGGGTTGTACTATGTATATGTTTTTCAAGTATTTCATTTCTATCTTCAGTTTCATGAAAAAGTAATCTATCATTTGTGATATTATCTTTTATCCAATCTGTTATTTCATAATTAGTTGTGTGTATAATTCCTTTACTATCTTTATATTTTGCTAGAATTTTTTCTATCCAAGGTATTTGTTTTTGAAATGTTTCTTCTTTTGTAGCCCAATTCATTTTACCAACTTTCATATAGAATATTTTTCTATTATTTACTGGAAATGGTGTTTCTATTTCATAATAAGTCGTAATATCTTCTTCTAATCCATTGATAAAACTAAACATTTTTTTATCTAAAATAGATGCTGACATAAAAATTATATGATCATAGTGTTTCCAAACATAATCACGAATATATTCATATACCCAAACATGTTGTGTTATTAGTTCAGTACCAGAATACATTTTATCCGCCTTATTAATGAATACATCAAGAACTATATTTTCAGGATCATTTTTATAAGATTCAAATAAGTGCTTGAATGATAATAATTTACCTTCTATATTTTGTAGAAAATTACTTAATTCTATTTTCTTTTTTGGTGCAGAATAACCAAGTTCATTTTCAAATTGTGCCTTTTTTTCTTCAAGCATAGGTATCAATTTTCTTTCAAGAAATTCAAGATATTTATTCATATATTTGATCTTAGAGATAAATCTATCATCAAGAGTTTCTATTTCTTTTAAATTAAATCCACATTTTTTTAAAGTTTTTGCACTAACTTTAGTAGATAAGAAATCACTATAAACAGATTCAAAATCATGACTTTCATCAATAATAAGAACATTTGCACCTCTACTATTAAGTGTTGATGTTTGATATAAAGATAATGTATTGAATAAATGAAAATTTGTTAGTCCTATATCACCGGCTAACCATTTATTTTTTGCAATATCATAAGGACAAGAATCACAAGGTGATTTAAGAATTTTACATAATTCTTTTCCATTACCACAATCAGTATCATATTTATCACAATAATAATTTGAACGACCTTTATAGTTGTTTATAAAATCAAAATCTCTTAAATATTGTTGTTGTAAAACTTTTGAATTTGTTAAAATATCAAATTTCGCTTTATCATTTACAAAATTTTTGTACCAGTTACAAAACATTGCGACTGATATAAATGATTTACCTGTTCCTGTTGGGAGGTTAAGTAAAATATATTTCTTTTTTGTCATTATTGATTTTTTAATAAAATCAAGTGCTTCTATTTGATATTGTTTTGGTTCATATCTTATAGGAAAATATATTTTTTTGTTATTTATTTCTATCATTAAAATTTCCTTTCTTTTTCCATTCTTTTTAAGCAATCATAAGGCGTTTCATTCTTTTTCATTTCATAAGAGCAACCAGTAGTTCCACCTTTCCATGAACCTTTTCTTTCTCCTATATCATCTGAAAATTGTATATCAATAACTCTACGAACAAATTTTGTCCAAGATAACCATTTGAACCATTTCCATCTCCATTCTCTTTCAACTATATTTATTGTTGCTGTACAATATTGTATCTCTCCTGATTTAGTTGTATATGTATAAGGGTATGATTCAGTATAAAAAATATTCCATTTATTAGTATCGTAAAAATCTTGTCTTTGACCTTTTCTTTCATGTATCCATTCATTCGTAGAATGATTAAGATAACTTGTGCGAATCCAATCTAAATCCCAAGGCATATAAAGGAACTTTATTTTATTACCGTAACAGATACATAAGCAATTTTCATGATAATAAACACCATATCTAGGTGATTCACAATCATCATATTCCACCTTTTTATATTTCTTTTTATAAGAAATGTTTTTACCAGATAGTTTATTTAATTTTTCAGTTCTTAGTTCTTTTATATCAGGCTTTATTTCTATTTTTCTGTAATGTTTCCATGGTAAATATAGAAATAATTTACCCCAGATAAAGTATATCATTAATATAGGTTTTGGTTCAAAGTAACCTGCTAATTCATAAATTAAATGAAAGCCTGACCAACCAGGTGTAAATTCATACCATGATGTTTTGTATGTTTTATGTAGTTTCATAAAATTTATATAGAATCAAAATAAATAAGTTTAAATTTTAATATATAGATAAAATAAATGTGATTATTATGAAGCATTTGAAAAAATTTGAAGGTGTTATGCTACCTTTTAAAAATGAGTATGATATTCAAAAAATTGAAGATGATTTAAGAAAAAAATTTTCAAGTGAAGAGGAATTTGAAGAATGGTGTATGGAGGCGGATGGTAAAAGTAGATTTGAAAAAGTTGATTTATCAATTGTAGCATCCTATGATGTACCATTATTATTGGATTTACTTCCAAATGATGATAAATTAACAGGAATATTAATTGATTTATTAACAGAAATTAATTTTGATGATTATTATGAGCCCAGAGATGGTGATAGAGAATCTTGGGATGCAAAAAACGCAGCAAAAAAATATAATTTATAATTATGGCAGTAGATACAAGGAATGAAGATTTGGTAAAAAAGTACTTTGATTTGGTACAAGAAGAAATTAAAAAGTTAATTTCACAAGATAAAGAGATAAAACCTGATCAAATTGAAACTTTTAATAATGAGATTTTTAATCAATCCGATGAAATTAGGAATCAAATCAAAGTATTTGTAGATAAGGCTACTATGAATAATTTAGATATAAATAAAGTTGCTAAAATTATCTATGATAAATTTAAATTACAAGTAAAGAACAATGTTTTTAATCAAGATGATGTGAATGATGTACCAAATCCAATGTTAGGTGAAAGAAAACATGTTAAAACTTTTGAGAATTTTTTATTTGAATTTCAAGATGATGTGAAATTAAAATGGTCAAAAGAAGATTTTAGTAAATTGATTACACAATTGAAGAATAAAATAGCAGAAGCAAGAAAATTTTTAGGATATTCTAAAACTAATACTATTTTAGATATAGATAAATTATTAAGTGAATTAAAAGAAATTGAATTAACCGAAGCAGAGGAATTGATTGATGAAATTCTCATATTAATTGATATGATTAAAACTTTTACTAGTGAAAGAAGAAGAGAAATAAGTAAATTGAATTAATGATTACAAAGTTCAAATTATATGAAAATATTGGTGTTTCATGGATTAGTCCAGATATTAGAAAAATGTTAAATGAATATGGATTAGATGTAGATTTTCACAATATAGATAATTGTGAACTTACTTATGATAGAAAATTTAGTGGAGCACTTAGTAAGAGAACTATTGATATAAATTCAACTGATTTGGAGTTTTTTCTTATTTCTTTGGATAAAGCAATAATACATTTTGAAATACCAAAAGAAAAAATAATAGAACTAAAAGATAGAATATGTGAATATGTTATTAAATTCATTAATACACCAAGAATGGAACCTGATAATCTACAAAAGATATTTAGTAATATGAGTGATGAGTTACTTAGAAAATTAGAAAATAACCCAAGATTGAGTAAAAACGCAACAGAAGAATTAGTAAAAAGATCAGCAAATAAATATAATTTATGATATGAAAATTAGTAGATTTTATGAGTCAAATTTACCAAGGTGGATAAACACCACAAATAAATGGTCATTTGAAAAAGTTAAAAAATTTTTTAATGATAGAGATAGAATTGTTGAAGAGAATAAACAATTAGTGTATCTTTTAGAGTTATATTTTTATTATAATCCTGAAGTATTACCATCAGATGAATTTATTGAAGAAGTTAAAAGAGTAAAAGAGAAATATGATAAAGTAATGATACCATTTGATATTAAAAAAATTAACTTAATAGATAATTCATTAATTATAGAGATGAATTACCAGGATGAAGATAGAGGAGAGGAATTAGAATTAAAGGATGATGATTTTAAAGATTTTATAGATTTTACACAAAATCCTGAAATTTATTTTGATGTAAAAAAATACAATTTATGATAACAAATTTTAACAAATACAAATTAAATGAAACTTATGCTTTATCTGGAAAGCATTCATTTTTAACTTTCTTACAGATAATTTCTAATCATGATTTTCATTTCATTGTAAATGATCAATTTACAAAACTTTATAATTATCATTTCTTCTTTTCAACAGAAACTATAAAAGATGTAGATGAGTTTGTTGATATTTTTAAGTACAAACATTCATTAGCTTCAACATATGAAATTTTGTTAAAAATTAGAACAAATAAATTAGCATTCTTTTTTGGTGTAAAAGAGAACTCATTGTTGAGATATGGATTTTTAGATTTAGATACACAAAGAAGTTATGTTGTTGGTGAATTTCAAGTTACTGGACAATATTTCAACTCAATTTCAAAATATAAAGCATTACAGTTTATAAACAAGGTCATACAAACAGTAAATGTTAAAAATTTATCTACAATGGCTAAGGTTAAGAGAGATTTTGAAAATTTTTATAAAAGTAAAAAAAGTAAAAAAATTAGAATTGTTGATAATAAGATAATTAACTATTTTGAAAGAAGTGAATTTACAGATGATGATTTCAAATTAAATAGACCTTTTAGAGTTTTAGATCAATGGGTAACAAAAAAATCATGGAAAGATAGAGTTGAATATAGTGTTGATGATACAACAGACCCAATTCAATTTATCGTTATAGTAAAATGAGATATTTAAAATATTTTGAAAAAGTTATTGGATTAGAAAAAGGTGACTATGTATATTGTCAAGTTGATAGTAAGAGTTATTTAGCAGATGAGATAAATAATTTTCTTATTAAAAATATTGGTCAATTTTCATATAAAACTGATAATTCATTTCATAAATTGCCAGCAGATTATATAGTTTACTTTAACGATATACCAAAAACTTATTCCGAATTAAATTTACCGAGAGGATTTAAAATGTCAATAGGTTCAAATTGGAAAACTTTCTATAGAGTAATTAAAGAAGACGATATAAAATTTTATTCAAAAAATAAAGAAGAAGTATTAGATTATATGAAGTTTATTGATGATGTAAATAAATATAATTTATGAAATATTTAAAATATTTTGAAAATATAGTAAATGGTTGGATTATTAGAACCGATGAACCTTACTTTGAAATAAGTTTAAGAAAAATTGGTATACCTGAGCAAATAATAAAAGATTGGCTTGAAAATAAAAACATACAAAACTATAAAAAATTAGTAGTGTATGTAGGAGTTAATGGTAAATATTCACATTTTCCTGTGGATTTACTAAAAGATTTTAGGGAAATTATGAAATATGAGATAATTGAACCAAATGAAGATGATTTTGAAGAATGGAGAATTAGAAAAGATGCAAATAAATATAATTTATGAAATATATTAAATATTTTGAAAATAATTCAATAGTTCAACAACCTTTTTATTTAAGGGGTGATATGCTTTATATTTCTGATGAACTTGCTAAATCTATCACTAAATTCAAATTAACAAAAAAAGACAAAAATATATCGTGGGCTGAGCATGTTATAAAGAACAATTATGAATTTTATAAAAATGCTGAATTAGGTCATAAAAGTAATGTAAATTATGCTTTAACAGATGATCTTTGGATTAGATATGATAATAATTCATTTAGAATGAATATTATTATTTATAAGGGTGTTACTTATGATAATGAGGCTGGTCATTTTAAATATTTCATAGGTGGAAATTCAGGTGATTATAGTATGCATGGAAAAAATATGAAGAGAGCAACAAGAGATTGCAATCTTAATTTTATGATTCATTTTTATCCAATAGTAGGTCACATAAAAGATTTTTATAAAAAATTAAAAAATGAAAGAAATTCAAACTTACAAAAACAACCATTCTTTGATATAATTAAGGAAGCAATAAAAAAAGACAACTCTATTGTACAATACGGTGTACCAGATGAATTAATAAATGATAATGATGTGGGACACTTTATTGGAGGTTATAAATATAATTTATAATAATATATATCATAATCTTGCATGTTTTTTTCTTTTCTTTTGAGGAGTAAATTTTTTATATATAAATGAAAAATTATATTATAACAACATGCAAAATCAAAAGAGTACATTCGTATCTTTATCAGAGCAATTAGCACTTTTAGAGAAAAATTCTATTGAGATTATGACTAAGTTAAATGATGTCGTAACAAATAGAAATTCGGTAGTTAGTGTAAATTTGATGAATAGTGATGGTACTACATCATCATATCAATTTCCAACAGTAGGTCAATTAAAAAATGAGATAGATATTGCTAATAGAAATATTAGAAAATTGGCAGGACTTGCTGATAGTACCGCATATGTTTCTGATGGTACAACTATGCGTAAAGTTTATGTTGATGATTTGAATCGTGAACCAGAGCCAATTGATAGTTTGAATAAGATAAGCAGATTTATGTCAATTAATAATTCATTTTTTGAATCTCTTTCAAATCCTTTATTGGCTGTTCATATTGATTTAACCGATAAGATAGATAGAAAGGTTAATAAAATCTTATCTCGTAGATATATTATTAAATTTCAGAAAGATGATAATGGCAACTATACTACTGATGGTCAAACATCAAAGAAGGATTTTGAAACTAAATTTTTGAATCAGAACAATATTTTTGTTGATGATTTAACAACTTGGTATAATAATCCAAAAAATTATGGTTTATTTAGATCAAATGAGCCTTATGATGATCAAGTTTTTGATTTGGATTATGATGAATTACAATTTTATGGTATATTTGATGTTATTGGTGTTGATAATGATACAGTTAATAAAAAATTATGGTATGTATTAAATTCAATGACATATTATGATTATTCAGGAAATACACTATCATTAAAACAAAATGATGAGTTGATTATCAATAAAAAGGATTCATCTACAAAATGGAAAATTAAAGAGACAAGTACCGCAAAAAGTAATTATAGAGTTGTATTAGAAAGAATTGAAGGATTAGATCCTGTTCCAGTAATTTCTCAAGCATTAAAAATTTATAGTCCTGAATTAAGTAATAAATCAATTAAGGTTTCTATTGGATATGATGAATATAATGTTATTTTTATTAAACCTATTAATACAGATGCAAATATTGTATCATCAACTTGGTCTTATGGAACTTGTTTTTATAGTAACGATTTAGTTTTAGATACAAATGATACTGTATCAATTACCAAATATTATAGCGAAACTGTTTTTGATTATGGTTCAATATTAAAGGATATGATTGTTAAAAATATTCCAAGTAAATATGGAAAAACACCAAATAAACCAATTTTAGATGAAACTAATTTTAAGGTCTTACAAATAAACAAACATTTAACTGAAACTGCAAATTCAAATAAGATCAAAGAATTACATGCTCAAAAAACTTCTGTAAAATCACAATTAGAACAATTAGGTGATGCAATAACTGAAAAAACTAAAGAAGTTAGCACAAAACAATTCAAGTCTGGTTCTGAAAAACAAGCATCACAAAATCAATTAAATACATTAATTGCACAACAGAATTCACAGACAAAATTATATACTTCTATTGTAAATAGAATAAGTTCCGAAAATAATGGAACAACTTCGGTTGAATCACCTAAATTTAGAGTTCGTGGGTTTTGGAGTTTTCCTGAGCCAGTTATGACAGGTTATGAAGGTTATCAACAGAAACAAGAAGTTGTACAATTTAAAATTCAATATAGATATAGTTCTAAAGGTGGTTCAGAGCCAACCACAGAAGGTTTCAAGGTTAATATGACACAAACCTTCTATAAAACTGCAACATCTACTGGTGATATCTCAGATCAAACAAAGGCGTATCTCAATCCAAGTGTATCAACACAAGTTGCAACTGTAAATGCATATTATTCTAATTGGAATCAATATTTAAGTGACGCCAGAAAAAGAACATATAATAAAGCATTAGATGTTTGGACATGGGAAATTGAAGATGTTTCTGATGCTAATACACCAAATATAAATCAATTGGATATTCCAATACAACAGAATGAAAAAGTAGAAATTAGAATAAAATCAATTTCTGAGGTAGGCTGGCCCAATGCTCCATTAGAATCAGATTGGAGTGATGTTTTAATTATGGATTTTCCTGATGATTTATCACAAGTTGGCGGAGAAAATTCTTTAATTTTAAGAGAAGCACAAAATGAAGAAATTTATGCACAATTAGAAAGCAAATTTAATTCAAAGGGATTAACAACTCACTTACAACAATCATACTATATAAATGATTTATATGTAGCACATACTGATGTTAATCTTGGTACTTCCTTTAAGGATAGTTCAGGTAATATAATAATGTTAAATGCATATTTGAAATCTTTAAGTGATAGAATTTCATCATTAGAAGAACTATTACTTCGTGCTAAAGGTGAACTTGTTGTTAAATTAATTAAAGGCGCACAGCAAGTTACAATTGCGAATGGTGCCGCAGTTAATGTTAGTCTTCGTTGTGAGGATTACGCAGAACAATCAGGTACTACAAGAACATACTATAATAAAGTCTATTCTACAGATGATTATGTATTACAATTTGAAAATGTTGCGGCTGGTAGTCAATTAGGGTTATTTTCATATAGACCTTATGTACCAACAGTACCAGGTGATAATAGATTTTATAATCCAACTTATGCAAAAGGTTCTTTAGCAACTTATGTAAATTCAGAGGGTAATTTAAATGTTCAGAGTGACAATCAATTTATTTGGTTTTCTGATACATCTGGTATTCAACAAATTTATTTTACAGGTAACACATCTTTATCATATGGTCAATCTTTATATTCAAAGAGTTGGAATATTGGATTAACAGGTGATACTTTTAGTACTAATGGAAGTTATGCAACGCCTATTAATATTTTAACTGATGTAGTTTGGACTGGTGTTACTTATCCAACATCTCCAGACCCAGCAGCAGCAAATTATCAAGATCCTAATACCGCGTTTCCTATTACTATTCACCCATATATTGATAGTATTGAAAATTATGTATATGCAGAAAAAGATGGTGTTAAATTAATAGGTGCTGGTACACAATTTTCAGTACCTATTAAAATTTTCTTTATGTTGGCTAATAGTTCAGCTGAGTATATTACATTTGCTTCAAATTTATCTACATCTCCTTATGTTATTAAGAAAATTAGAGTCTTTATGGAGCCAGAAAATTTAAATAGAACATTTGAATTTGAAGTTATATTCAAAATTTATAGAAATAGAACATATACCGTTAGAACAAATAATAATACTACTGTTTCTGCTGGAACACAACAATCACAAACTTAAAATAATATAATTAATGATAAATAAAAGTTTTCAATTACTAAGAGCAAATCCAGCATTGACGACAAATGTTAAACTGGTTGTTGATACAGATTACAAATTATATTTAGAATCTTTTGATAGTAATTCACAATTATCTGATCAAAAATATAAACATTTCAGAATAAGTAAAAATCACTTATATGAAGAAATTGTAACTAGATTTTATGATGGTTTATTATCACAATTGGCATTTGATGTAAAATATGATTCTGATGATACAACTGTTTTTACAACATATGATCATCAATTTGATGATACATATTGGTCTGGTGCTAAGTCTATTGAAGATAAATGGTTCAAACATGATTATGAATATTTAGCACCATTGTTTATAAAAAAAGGTAGTATACCGGAAGGATTTGTTGTTTTACGTGTAGATGAGGCTACTCCTTATGAGGAAAATGGAAATGAATTCAATGTTACTAAGTTAACTAAAGATAATTTTTATACTCAAATTGTGGATAAATGGAAGTGTGTAAATTTCTATGATATGAGATATCAAAGTGATTTTGGGTTCTTCTTATCTAAAAATTTTATAGAAAATACTAGATTTCCAGAAAATGCGTTTGAATTAAATTTTACGAAATATGAATATTCTAAGTTTTATGGTATAGACTATGATAATGGTGTATATGCAACAAAATCTAAATTTTTACAAGATATTTTGTATTATGAACAACCTCATTTTAGATTAGAAAAAGAAATTTTGAATACATTTAGAGATAATAGTTTGATTTTTCCACATATTTTAAATATAAAATTTATATTTAGTGATGTTCCCGCAACACCTGATAATGTTAAAAATTATTCATTAAATAGATATTATGGATTCTATATAGATAAATTAGATTTTATAACAAATTTAACATCATATGTAACACCTGAATTAAAACCTGGTCTAACTTTGAAAAATAATATTTTTATGGATGGAACAGTTGAAAGTATAGAATCACCATTTGTAGAAGGGTTTGAACCAGATAAGACGTATTGGCTTCATTATAATGATGATTTTTATCAAGTTATCAAAGTTTTAGAAAGTGGTAAATATGTCTATAAGGTGATTAGTGATTTTGATATGAGTGGTATAACATTAACTAATTTTAATGATAGAACATGTTTTATAAATTATCAAGAGGGTTATAACTATAGATGTAAAACAATTCAAAATCCATCAGGATATACAAATTATATATCTGGGTTCACTTCTAATTTTCAGATTGATCCTTATTATGATAATGGAAATATTGAAACTATGTATGGTGACCTTTATTTAATTGATATAGACGGTAGTTTTCATGTTTTGAAAAAAAGAGGTTTAGATTATTTTGTTCAATCTGATTATGCTATTAATTCATATCCAACATTTTTAGAATATTGGAAAGGTGGAAAAAGCAGTAAGTATTATATATCTAAGCCAATATATAAATATGGTGAAAAACCAATGGTTTATCCTGTTTATAGATTGAAATTTAGTGATATAAAAGATTTTGATTTTAATAGAGTTAATACACATTTTTCAGATTTTGAATATGAAAAAGATACATATCATTCAACACAAGAACATAAATTATACGCTACTGATTATACTGATAAATCCGTACTAAATAAGAACTTTATGGTACATGCGAGAGGTGAAGATGGTCAATACCAAATAATGAATGTTTCATCTGAGTATATTGCTGATGATGAATTATATGAAGTTGAATTTAATGATTTAAAAGATATATGGAGAAAAAATCAATCTGTTGTTAAATGGGGGTTTGCAGGCTCAAATTCAAATTGTGATTATCCATATAAATTAAATAATTCTATTGATATTGGTGATATTTATAATAGAACTTGTAATATTAAAATGAGTTTTCCGAAAGAAATTGAAAAAAATTTAGATTATTTTTATAGAATTGGAAATTTTTTATCAGGTAACACTTTAGGTACAAGTGGTTTAACACTTAGATATTTGAATCAAACTACTAATATTGAAACTGATCTTATGGAAAATTTCAGCAAGAAATTTAATTTAGATTTATATTTAAATTCTGAAGTTGATTATTTTGATTATTTTTTCAAGAATAAATCTTATTTTACGATAGATGATATAAATTATATAAAACCAACCAATAAATATTCAACATTTCAATCAGGTGATAAATATACACCATCAACAACTTTATTTAAAGGTTTAAATATTAATATTTTACCTGTTGATAGTATATCTAGAGATACTTATGGTAAAATAACAGATATTATTTATAATAACAATAAAAATTTTAATGGATATAAATTTGCTATTATTTTAAATGATGTTTATGATTATTTTGATGCAAATACTCATGTTGGATTAAATGAAAATGGTTTAAGTGGTAATACTGTAATTGATAATTCTGTAAATGCAATTCATGTATTTTTAAATGATAAATTTAAAAATGTACTAATTGTTATTAACATTAGAATACCAATGCAACAAAAATTGATAAATTTGAATAATGTTCCTGTTTTTGGTGAGAAATTTGGACTCTATACAACAAGAAGATTAGATGTTAAAAAATTTACATATCCTTTATCTGCAAGTACCGTTAAACAATATGATTCTGATCTAATTAGTGCAGCTAATTTTATTGATGCTTTTGATGATATGAATACATTATCAGAATTTGAATCTGGTATAACCTTCTATTATGTTAATTCTACTGGTGAATTTGGTTCAACTGGACCTATTAATATTTTTAATTCTGGTAATACAATGGTATCAGTAACTAATTGGAACAAGGTTGATCCACCTTTTATTCTTACTATAAATGATCCTCAAATACTAGAAACTAAACCACAATCTTATATTAAAGAAGCAATAAAAGGACCATCAACAAATATTTATGATAAATATAAAACTTATTATACTGGTGATGAAAGACAAAACATAAATGTTACTGAACCTTTGGCAAGAACAATGAAATTAAATATACAGCAAAATACTAATAATACTGTATATGCATCAAACAATGTTGCTGTAAATAATCAGATTTTTAGATATAATGGTGTATATGAACCTATATTTGTAGATGTGCCTCTATTTAATAATACTTACATATACTTATCAGGTGTAACAAATAAATACTGGGAATCAAATTATAAGTTTGATACTTCGTATGAAAATTTTGGTGTTATTGAAGAACTGATATTCTCTAAGGTTAACCCAAAAATATCACCACTTAAATTAAAAAACACAGATACTGATAAATCAATCTATCCAATGGTTGATGAGTTTGGTTATCAATTTAGTTATAGATTTATTTTTAATTCTTCTTGGGATAAAGATTTTTATATTTTAACTAGTCCTGATCAAAATGTAAATAAAAAAACATTTGCGACTCTTGCAAATTATCAAAATATTATTGCAGCAGCACAAACAATAAATAGTCAATCCTAAATATATGAAAAGTAATTTAATGTTAAAAAAATTTAATACAACTACTGTTCCTGGAACAATGAATCAAAAAGAACTAAGAACTTTTTTTGGTGGTAAAATGGTATATACCGAAGATAATATTTTAATAAATGATGATTCTATAAAATTTAGTCAAGTTATCGGAAACTATAACAATGGATATCAATATTTTGATGGTGATACTATTCCAGATGAGTGGGAAACTACTTTTTCAGAAAATTTAGTGGATTTGAAATCCAATAATCAAACAATATCTTTATTAAGTCAATCTACAACTAATATGACAAATAATACTAGATGGCAAATAACTATAAATGGTACCTCAATATTAAGAGATTACTTATTTTTCAGATTGAAAGAGCAAAGAATTTTTAAAATGATAAATGCAGTAGAAACATATTCAAATAATATAAATAACGCTATTTATGATTATATTAATAATAATATTATTAGTAGATATAGATTAGTAAATGTTAATTTTTATGTTGAATATTATGATATTAAAAAACAATCTATTTATAATACAATAAAATTACAGTATAATCCAAAATTTACTTTAGAAGTATTTGATAGTGCTAATCTTACTAATGTTAATATTGTTGGATTTGATCCATATAAATATGATTCAATAAATATACAATACAATCAATCTAAGCCTTCTAATCAATATACTTTTGATTATTATTTTGATCTAAATTTCTCAAAAATATAAACAAATATAGATTTATACGATATATAAATAAAAAATAATGGAATTTTCATGTCTGAAACCGAAGAAAAAATAGAAGAAAAAGATTCAAGAAAAGAGATATCAAAAAAAATGATAGAATCAACAAAACAATGGAAATCAATTGTTAAAGATTTGAGCACAAGATTAAGAGGTGATGTAAAATATGTAATTGATATTCAATCAGAAGCAATTAGTCATCGCCAAGATGTTGTAGAAGAAATAAGAACTTATAGCATTAAAATTTATAAATTAGTTCAAAAAATGAAAGTTTTAACAAAGGCGAGATTTGAATTTTATGCAACATCATACCAAGTTAAAACATCTGGTACGGAAAAATTAAAATTAATAGAAGCAGATTTATCTGAATATCAATTATTTATAAATGAGTTAGATGAGCATGTATCTTTTTTAAGAGAAACATCTAAAGATTTGGATTTGATAAACTATTCTGTTAAAAATAAAATAGAGTTAACAAATATTTTAGGAGGTTATAAATGATAAACAATGTGTCAGTTGGTTATCCATCATCTATGATTGGTGATATTGATATACAGAAATATCGCATTCGATCTGTTTCTATGATTTCAGAAGCAACTTGGACTCCAAGAATTATTATTACACATTTTGATGGTAAAGAATTTTATTATTCATTGTCAAGATTGTATATTGAAGATTTAAGAGCACAAAAGATAGATGTTACTAATCAAATAATTTGGAATCATATTAAAAAAGAATGTGCTGTCTGGTTAAGAAGAGAGAAATTAGAAAAAATAAATTCATTAGAATTTATTGATATACAATTAAGTTAAAAACAAATTAAGGTTATGAAAAAGATTTTCGTATTATTGTTGTTATCATTATTTATGATAGGTTTTTCATGTAAGAATGAAAAACAAGAATCTAAAATTAATTATGAGATTAATTCAGATTCATTATTTTTTGATAGTATTGGACATGTTGGTAATGTTGAATCTATTGAAATTGTGTCTCTTGAAAAATTCAAATCAAGAGATTTATATGTAAAAAATTGTAAATTTTGTCACGGTAATTATGGTCAAGGAGATGGTATAAAGGCTAGATTAGATACTACCCTATGTCCATATGATTTAAGTAACGAAACAAAATCTGATCAATTTGTATATTATGTAATATTAAATGGTAAAAATAAAATGCCTGATCATAAAGATATGAATTCGGATAATAGCAAAATTCTGGTAATTTATATTAAAAGATTTAGGGATAAAAAATGAAATTAAATCCTGAATGAAATTTAAATTAAATCCAGATAATTCTAAACTCATACTAACTGAATCTTCAAAAGGTGAATATAATCAATTAAAACTTTATTTGACTAGAAAGGTGAAGAATCATCATTTTATGAAGCGTGTTAAATTAGGCGTGTGGGATGGTAGCATAGATATGTTCAAAAATGGGTTTATAGATTTTGGTTTGTGGCAAGAAGTTTATCAATGTTGTAAACAATATGGCTATCCATTTATAATTGAAAACAAAGAACAATTTCCACTTAATAAAGATATAACTAAGGAAGGTTTACAAGAATTTGTTGATGAGTTTTATAAAGATCACAAAACACCTGCTGGCGCTGAGTTTACTCCTTATGATCATCAAGTTGATGCAATTTATCAATTATTAAAGTATCAATTTGGATTAGTTGAAATTGCTACTGCTGGAGGTAAATCTTTAGTGTTTGGTACGCTACTTTTCTATTATTTAACAAAAGTTAATGCTGATGCTAAATTTCTTTTGATTGTACCAAATATAAGTTTAGTTACACAGTTTTACAATGACTTAAATGATTATAATTTTGGATTTCAAAGTGATAATACAACTCCATTAGATATTCGTATTGATGAGGTTATGAGTGATAAACCAAGAAAATATAGAGATGAGGAAAAGAAACCTAATATTTATATTGGAACTTATCAAAGTTTGGAAAAATGGCCCCGAGAGTGGTTCCGTCAATTTGATGTTGTCGCTTGTGATGAGGCACATACTTGTAAAGCAAACACTCTTATTTCTATCTTAACAAGAACATTTGGTAGTGCAAAACTTCGTTTTGGTATGTCTGGAACTTATCCTTCACCAACTTCAGTTGAAATATTAACAATACAATCTTTATTAGGACCTAAATTAGTAAATGTTAGTGCTAAGAAATTGATGGATAAAGGTTTAATTTCTGATGTGAAAATTAAGGCTATTTTATTACATCATGATAATCATAAATTTGCGGAGGGTGTTTATAATATTAAGAAAAGAGGAGATGGTCAAAAAGCGTGGCAATTAGAAAGAGAGTATGTTCATAAATCATCTAAGAGAAGAGTTTTTATTAAAAATCTTGTAGATAAGTTTAAATCAAATTCATTAATTTTATTTCATACAATAGAGTATGGTACAGAGTTATATAATTATATAAAAGATAATTGTATAGGAAAGGATGTATTTTATATTGATGGTGGTACATCTATGGAAAAGAGAGAGTATATAAAAAAGTTAATGGAGGTTACTACTGGAAATCCAAAAATTTTAGTTGCGAGTTATGGTACAACAAGTACAGGTGTAAATATAAAAGCTATTACTAATATTGTATTTGCTGATAGTTTTAAATCAGATCAAATTATAAGACAATCAATTGGTCGTGGATTAAGATTACATGCTGAAAAAAACAAATTAGTTGTATTTGATTTAGTTGATATTTTTCATGCTGATTATAAAACCATCTTATATAGACAATATGAATCAAGACGTGATGATGTCTATAAGAAACAAAAATATCCGTTTGATGAATTAAAAGTTAAATTATAAATTATATTTTTGAATATCTTCTCTTTGGTTCCAAATTATTTTACAATAGTTTATTGTCGTAAACTTTACACCTAAAAATTCTTTATGTCCAGAGACTTTTGCTGCTAATTTAACATTGTCACCTTTTTTAACTTCTTTGTTGGTTCCAATATTATAAGTCATATATTTGTTACCTTCTTTATCAATTAATTTACATCTACATTGAAATTCATCAATACCTTCAATTTTTTCAACATTATAGATTTCTGCTTCTATTTCTATTTTATCACCTATTTTACCAATAAATTGGCTTTTACTTTCTTCTAGATTTTTCTTCTTAATTGTATCAAAATAAAGATCATTATAATATTTTAATCTTTCTGCTCTTTCTGGACTTTTTCCATCATAATTTTTAGTTAACCAAATAATATATTGTGGATCTTCAACAAAAATATCTCCTAATGTTTTACCACGATATTTACCAAATGACATTAATTCTGCTTTGGCAGATTTAAACATACCTGCATTAGTACCTGTTCTATCTATCATAACTGGTACTCTACCTGTTGCAATTTTAGCTTTTTCAACCGCAGTATTAAAATCTGTACTAAGATTTGTTATAAAATTATAAACAGTTTTTACACCTGGTTTAAATCTCCATAATGTATAATAAACTGAGTATTTTCCAGATGTATCTATATAAAAATACCCAAATTTACTTAAATCCCAACTTGGATCTTTACCTTCTTTTAAATAAATTTCAGCGTCTTGAACTTCTTTATCAGATGGTTCTTTAAGAGAAGACATTTTGTTTTCGTTGTACTGTGTAAAATTATTTATTTTCATAAAATTTAAGACATTTATCTATTTCTTTTTGAAGTTTTGTTGGTATAAAAGGTTTTTGAACATAAAATAATGCTCCCATATCTTTTATTTTTTTTATAGCTTCATTACCACCAGCGGTTACAATAATAATTGGTATGTTATATTTTTTTGCTATAATAGAAAAAGTTTCAAAACCATCCATTTGAGGCATAAATATATCTAATAATATTAAATCTGGTGGATCTTGTTTAATAAATTTTATAGCATCAATTCCGTTGATTGCAATCTGTGTATAATATCCTAATTTTTGTGCAATTGCCTGTTGTAAAAATGTGCTATCAGCATCATCATCAACAATAAGAATTTTATTTTTCATTTCAAATATTATTTTATTGTATATATTAATTTTTATATTAAGTTAATTTAAAACAAATATTAAACTTTGTCATATATATGTTATATTATAGAAAAAATAACACTAACATATGATAATAACAGTAACACCAGAAGACTTAATTCGTAGATGTTTATGGTCTGATTATAAGAGATTTGTGCTAAAAGATAAATCTGAACAAGAAATACAAACCTTAGTTAAAGATAATAAACCAATTGTGTTAACAGAAGAACATGGATATGCGATAGGATTATTGAAAATCATAGAAACTGATAATTTAGTTCATAGATTTACTGTTCATATGAAAGAAATGATAAATATGAAATCTACTATTTTTGATAAAAATGTTTATATGTCTGTAAAAATTGTTGAAAATGAATTAGAAAGTTTTAAAAAAAGATTTCCTGAATATTGGGTAGCTGATACAGTCTATGAAAAATCAATTAAAGATGTTATAACACACATCACACAACTTCAAGCCTTAATTAAATCATTTGAAATTTTTGAATTTAAGATTAAGGATAAGAAGGTTAGATACTTCCAATCAAAAGATATTAAAAAAATGGTTGAGAATTAAAATTATAAATTGTATTTTTTAGCATCTATTTTTATTTTTAATTCATCTATATCTTTTGATATATAAAGAATTTCTTCTGGTTTAAAAACTTGAACGGTTTGAATAGTTTTTCTATCACTTTCATCATCAATTTTAAATCTGACAAAAATATGATTGTTAGCATAATTATAAATTTGACCAATGTGTGTTTCTAAAAAATTATTGTAACTATCTGAATACTCACGATTAGATTTTATTAAAACATAATTGTCAATTAGATTTTTATTTTCAAATAATTTAATATATTTCATTCCCATCTAGTGTTTTTAGAATTATCAGTATATAATTGTCTAGAAGCATTATCTGCTAAAATGAGATAGTTTGAATCATCTATTATTCTTTGTAATAACACATTAGATTTTGATTCATCTGGAACTACATCACTAAATATTCTTATATTTGTTAATTTCATATCAGAAGCATGAAGTGTTATAGTTTTATTAATATTGAAACTTAATGGAACACTATCATATTCAGCTGATGCTAATTTTAATAAATTAGTATCAGTTAATTTAACATTGATTTCAGTATTTTTAACTGGTTTATATCCAATTGATTTATAATATGTTATACCAGTTAAATCTGTTGCATCAACTACAACACTTTGGTAATTACTTGTAAACATTGTTATGTTGTAATTATAATTTCTTTTGAATAAATCTAAACTAACTTTTCTTTGTCTATTATCTAGGTTTATTGTTAAACCATACCAAATATTGGTTGTTAAGCCTGATACATCTAGATAATAAACTAAATTGTTTATAGTTAATAATACTTGTTTATTACAATATGAAATTTTATAACCTTTTGAAATAAATGAATCAAAATTATCTAATAGTTGAAATTGTGAATTATTACTTACTGTATATGATTTAAAAACATCTTCATCTATAATTTTATTTGGATCATATTTATTATTGAAATTAAACCATAAGTTGAATGCTCTATTATCACTAACTTCTAAAGTAGAGTCTTGCAATGAATATGTTACGGCAGTTTCTCCAATCGGTAATGATGATAAATTATAATATGTACTTGCTATTTTAGTACCATATAAAGAATTAAAAATATCTTTTTTAACGATTGATAATTTAGGATTTATGTCTAATCTATATACTTCATGAGTAGTTGGTTTGAATTGTAAGTTAACAACTTTATTTTCTTCTTGTTTATTATCAAAGCCAAATAATGCATCAATTGTGTTATTTTTTGTTAATGGATCAATTAATGCTTTAGAAGCAGCAGATAGATTTTGTTCGTTTGCAAGTTTTTCGTATTTTTTCAATACTACTGTATAATAAATTCCTAAGTACATTACATCTCTATGTACTTGTGCGTGTTCAACTCTATAAAAGCGGTTAGCTTGACAAAAGAAGATTATATCTTTTTGACTTGGTCTTTTTTCAATTCCAAATGCTTTATGAAATTCGTCCTTCATTATATTGATAGTAAAACTATCCATAGAATCTAAGAAATATTCATTAATCTGAATTTGATTATCTGGAAAATTATTTTCAGGAACAATAACTTTAATTTTTTGAACATCAACAATATTAAACAATTGATATTCATGTAGATATTTATCAATTCCTTTTCCATCAGGATCAGTTAAATGATAATCAACAGTCCAACCTAATATTTTATTTGTGCTATTGGCTAACATATTATAAAATTCACCTATTTTTTGTGTATTATATGGGTCATAATTTCCAGCTTCTGCTGTTGCTGAACTATTCTGAGCGTTTAAATTTGCAATAACATTACCAGTTAAATAGCAACTTAATCCTTTTGTGAACCAATCTCTATTATAATTATAAGAAGTACCATCACCTTTATAAGATGTTTTTCCATTTAAACAGACTGCGTTTGTACCTGTTGTCATACCACTTGTACTTCCTGTATCACTAAAACTTGGATTTGTAGATGAGCAGTCTTCTCTAACACCATATCTATTTGTTTTAAGATAATAGTTATTAATATTCTGAAAATCACCTAATAATATAATATCATAAACTTTTGATGTTATACCTGTATTAATTGGTGTGATTCCATATTGTACTTGTGCAAATCTAACTGGATTTAATTTTATTGTAGAGATATTCTCATTTGTTAGAGGTTCCCATGGAGTATATGTTCTACCATTATCTTGTGTAAATCTATATTTAATTGTTAAATTATTAGTATTTACTCCATATAATTCATATCCTGTTAATTTGAAAACTTTATAAATATCTTTTGGTGATAAAAGGTAGCCTTCATCTGGTATTTCAATAATTTCATCAGTTTCTTCAATATCATAGGTGCCTTCAATTACAATACTATTAATAGTAAGTGAAATGCCATCTGTTGAATTTGTGGTGTCTATTCTATAATATTGTAAATTTAAATAAAGTAAATTATAAGGACAGTAATCTCCCGTTATACCAGTAATTGGTGCTGGTTCACTCCAAGAAATACCTGTAGTTCCAACATATGTAACACCACTACTACGAATATTACTATAGGAAAAATATTTTTTGAAATAATGTTGAGATGTTTCACCTCTTACGATATCCGTAAAATTAGTTATAGTTTTAATGCTTTTTGCTGGAGGATCAATTGAAAATATTTTTATATCATGTGTTTTTCCGCTGGAAACTTCCTCCGGAGAACCAATCCAACTCATAGTAAATGTGCCATCAAATTTAGGTGTATAGAAATATTGCATCTAGAGATGTATGTTTTTTCTTTATATATAAAAAATAGATTGTGGAATTTTATATATAAAGAAAAATCTTTTTTATGACAAAGATAGTGCCTAATGACCTTCTTAAACCAACTGAAAAGACAATAAAAAATTGGAATTGTTCTTTTATTGCAGTTGAAGGTCCAAATATTTTAGATAAACTAAGTTTAGAGGATTTAGCAATTCCTTATGAATCACAATATAGATCCAGAATAGTATTAAAAGCTGGTGATATGGATCAACCTTTAATATATGGTTTTATTGGTAAAGCAGTAACTTTTTTGATGATTAAAGTCACTTATGATAGTGTTAATGACCCTTATTATACATATGAACAAGAAAATTATAATATTACATATTATTTTGAGAATGATCCTACCTTGAGACCAATAGGGCGATTAATGATACAAACTGGTTCTGCTGATAATAGAATTCCTCAAATATACTTGAATAATCCATTAGATTATGATGTTGTTTTAGATGTATTACATGCTACAACAGATTCTGATTTTGGTACTGGTTCTACATTTGATTATCATCCAAAATTTAGTATAACTAATATAAATACATCATATACAGGCTCCACAAATGATGAATATATAAGATGTTCTGGTACAACTGATTCTGGCTCAACTTATACCGTAGTTTTACCAGCAGCAACAGGTTCTGGTAATTTTTTAACTATTAAAAACATTGTTAATGGTACAATAACTATAGTGCCCCAAGATACTGAGACAATTGATTATAATATTACTCCACTAACTAGAAATATAGCAGGAGTTTTGAGATTATTAGATGCTGAAGTTGGAAACTGGGATGTAATATAAAAAAAGAAATTTAAATTGACAAGAATTGTAACTAATAGCCTTTTACAACCTACTAATAGAACTATCAGTAATGTAAATTCTGTATTTATGACTAATGATGGTCCAAATTTATCAACTAAGATAGATTTGATTGATTTGGGTATTCCATATGATACTCATTATATTTCAAGATTAGTCTTACCTGCGAATGCTGAAAATTTTCTATTAAATTATGGTACATTAACAAACACTACTTTTTTATTATTAAAAGTTACATATAATGGTGATTATGATAATCCTAAAGAGGATGATATGGATCCATATTATAGACAAGAACCAGAAACTTTTAATATAACATATTATTTTGAAGGTAATACAGGTGCGACATTTCCAATAGGAAGATTATTACTTTTAAGTGGGTCATTTCTAAATAAATTACCAAAAATTTATTTAAATAATCCATTAGATTATGGTGTTTCTGTACATGTATTACATGCAAATATTGAACCCTATAAGGTAGTACCAACAACTACAGGAATAACCATTACCAATTTATATTATAGTGATATAACTACAAATCAAGTTCAATGTTTAGTTAATAGTGGATTAACTGGTTCTACTGCTTTTATTGTTTCAGGATATACGGGGGAAATAATTATACCATATAGCGCGATAACTTATATTCAGAGAGATTTACCTTTATTATCAATATATGTATTTACAACTACAATGGGTACAATAACTTTAAAATTTCTAACAGAATTTGATTGTAATCAGGCATATTCTAGAATGATGTTTGCAATGGTAGAAGATACTTGTAGATATTTAACAGAAGATAATGTTTATGGTGGAATATGTAGCGGTTCTACAGATACAACATCACCTGTAATATACTATAATAATTCAATATATTGGTCTGGTAGTGGTACAACAATACCTTATGATGTTGTTTTACCTTCTGGAACAACTTGGACTATTGACCAATTAAAATATTTGTTTATAAGCGGTATAACTGATTGTTGGGATGGTAATATTCCTATATCAGCAGTTACATTAGAATTGTTTAATAATTGCTATAACACCACGGGAATAACCGGGGATGGTATATATAACATTATCATAACTATAATAGATAATGCGGGAAATATAACATCTAATAATATTATAAATATTGTAGTTGATAGTTTACCTCCAGTTATTGAATATCAGTATGGTGTATTGAATTCAGGTTTAACTGGTGATACAATAACTTATTCGGGTGCAAGTTCTGGTATAACTTCAAATATAATAATTTCAAATGGATTCATTTTAACAGGAACTACAATATCAATAATTACTTTTTCTGGTGTTACAGGAATAACAACTGGATTTACAAATTTAGATAGAATGGATATATTAACTAATATAGTGGAAGGTGTTTATGATATAGTGGATTTAAGTTTGAATAAGTATATGTTAAATGTTTTAATTGTTGATGAATCTCTAACATATACAGAAGTATCAGTTGCAAAAGATTATTGTGTTAAATTATCTATAATTGATATTGGTGGAAACGAAGCTGTTGATTATTTAATAATGAGAGTAGTTTAACGAATTATTTGAACTGAAATTTTCTTTGAGGTTTCTTGTAATATTTCTGCCTCTATGTATGTTTTCATTAATTCTGCTTTAATTTTTTTAGAACCTTTTTTTCCTGCTGTCCAATCAACATAAACTTTTATTAATTCAATATCATTTTCATCATGTCTTCTAAGTTCATCATATAAAGATTCTCTATCATAATGTAAAGGAACTCTGGGACCTTGTCCACCTCCACCGCCTCTTTTTCTAAATACAATTTCATAACTAACCAATATCATACCTTTTGTGATATTAGAAATATTTAATAAACCTTTAGTTATTAAATTAGTTGTGATGTGATTTACCATTAGTGAAGTTAATTTTTAACCACTTTATAATCTATCAGTAAGCCATTAGCATCATAAGATGCATTCATTGTATAATTTGCAAAATTATTAACATTATTATCACAATCAGATTTTGTATAAAAAAGTTTAATTGTAACAGATGTTAATCTATTGCCACTATCATAAACATGACCACTTAATCTGTAATTTTGTTGCGATAAACCTAAAATATGTTTAACATCTAAACTTAAATCAACAATTGAAGAACTAATATTATCTAAATCTTGTGTAATTCCACTCAATGTTGTTGTAATTCCAGTTAATGAACTCTCAACATTATTTATTCCAGGTATATCTGAATTTTTTGATAAAATAGTAGAACCTGAATTTATATATGGAACAGTATAATCATCAGAATATAGATTATCATGAATGGTCAAATTTAAATTTTGAACCAAAACTATCCAATTATTAATTAGAAAATAATAACTAGGTGCATTTTGATTTTGTGTTGTTGGATCACCACCAAATGTTCTAAATGCTGGTAACCATTTAGAATTATCAGATTCTTGAACCCATTTCTTCCATTCAACATAAAGATCAAGTTTAACATCAATATCTGTAATACCTGTATTAATTGTAATAATTTTTGTTACTCCATCAAAAGTCACTTTGCTCATATTCTATATATATATTAAATTAAATTCATTTACAATTATTTTACTAAAAATCTTCCGTTTTCATCAACCAAAATTCTTGTATTTTTTGTCCAAATAAATGATGGTATTTTAGTAAATATCCAACC